TGCATTAATAATGTTGTTTATACCAACAATATGTGAGTTAAAACCATTTACTGATGATGTATTACCAAAAATAATTGATGAATTATTACCAATTATACTATTTAAATTACCACCTCCAATAAATGAGGTATGTCCAGATATTTGATTTTGTTTACCACCACAAATGGTAGAAGCATCAAATCCACCTATAGTAGTACCAGTTATTCTATTTTCTGTTCCACCCCCAATAAATGAATAAGGTGATTGAGCTATATAATGTGCAGATTCACCAACACCAATAAATGAAAATGGAGAACTTAAAATTTGAGCACCATAACTACAACCAATAAATGAATAATTTGAATCACTAATAAAATTTATACTACCACTATTAATAAACGAATTATTTGAAGTAAGGATTTGATTCATATTACCACCACCAATAGATGAAAAATTTGAATCCACTATAATGTTTTCTTCTCCACCAAGAATACTACAAGCATTTGTAGTTAAACTAATGGCATGAATAATATTGTTAATACCAACAGAAAATGATCTATTACCAAATGATCCAAGTCTAGTACCAAATGTCCATGAATTATTATCAAATGTTAAATTATGTGTCACACCAGAAATAAGAGTATCTCCAATTAACCCACCACCTAATCGAATATCATTACCAACTTTTCTTAAACCATTATTTGCAGTAACACCACTAGATGCAACTAAATTATCAACATATTCTTTATCGACTAATGATCTATCTATAAAATTACTACTATAATCATCATCATATTCAATACCTTTAAATAACGCTCCACCAAAAACATATAAAGCTGGTTGGCCTAAACCATCGTAATCACTTGCAGCAGAAATACCAATTGGCCCATCACTGTCAGCCGCTTGTATTGCTGATCTATACCCGTGTAAACCACTAAATTCATTAAACAATGTTGAAGATTGACCAAAGTTATCAGAAAGATATACATAAAATGCACTTGTATTATTATCGCTATTAAATATTTGAAATGATTGACCATTTAAATTAATACCAGTAAAACCAAATTCAAGTTGACCACCTAATTCGATATTTCCACCAGTTTTTGTTAAACCATTATTTGCAGTAACACCACTAGATGCAACTAAATTATCAACATATTCTTTATCGACTAATGATCTCGCATCATAATTCGCTGAATAATTACCAGCATATTCAACACCTTTAAATGTGGAAGTACCACTAAAAATTATATATGGATTAGTTATATTATGACCTAATGTAAACACAGCACGATTTGTATCCAATGCATCACCCGATATCATAGAAATTTCTTTCGTACCACTGTTTGTCATATAAAATCCTAATATGTCACTATTGTCAGCAGCCCTTAATTGGATGTTATTTGCCGTACTAACAGTAAACGCTCCTAATCTATCACCAGCAAAACCAGAACCTAATTGTAAGTCATTTAAGTCACCAAGAATTTCAGTGTAACCATTTAATGTTCCACCTAATTTAATATCATTTGCACTTGCAGTTAAACCATTAAGAGCAACAACATTAAGTGTTCCACCATTAGTTGTTAAACCACTTCCAGCACCAATTCTTAATTGATTAACTGAAAATTCAAGACCACTATTAGGTGCAAGATCAACATCAATTATTGCACCAGTTATATCAATACCATTACCACCAATGTATGAAGAAATTGTTGCACTAAATTGTGCCCATTGAATTTCATCAACATTTAATGTTAATGTATTACCAGTACCAATTACAACCCATCCACTTGCTAATTGAGTATCACCAGTTGTTACAAAAACAAAATTACCTGTTGATACTTCAGAAACTGGAGTACCATTCATATCAGTTGATCTTGTCCATACGGTTGGAGATGTTCTTTCGTAAACACCATTTTGTCTTGCATCCAACTGATTTTTAACTAATATTCTATCTCCATTTTGAAGTAAATATCCATCAACTACTGTTGTTGTCACACCAGTAAATCTACCAGAAACACCGCCAGTTGGAACATATGTTCCCGTAATAGCACTTACTGTTGCTACCTTAACTGCTTGTTTTGCATCAAGACCAGCAGCAATATTATCAACGTATTGTTTGTCAACAAGTGATCTATTTGTATAATTTAATGAATAATCATCATCATATTCAATACCAACAGCAGTCGTACCTGTTCTATAATCAGTAAATTTATTTCCAGCACTACCAATATCTAATTTACCAAATAACGTTGATTCAATTAATATACCATCAGTAGCATTTACTGATATATTCCCAATTTCACTATCAGTTCTTTCTGCTAATAAATCAACACTTACACCATATGATCTTAATGCAATACCATTACCAAGATTTGAAGGATTAATTACTTTATTACCATCATAAACAAAGAAACCACCGCTTTCTTCTCCAATACCTCCACCTAATTGGAAATAAACACCACCATTATTCCTATCTTGGAAATACATTCCACCACCATTAATGTCATCAAAATATATACCATTACCACTTGTACTTGATAATGTTATTCCGTTTGAACTAACATCAATAAAATCACCAGAATTACCACCAATTTTTACACTACCTGTTGTACCCGTAATATTTAAATTAAATGTATTTCTGTCAATTGTAGTATTACCAATAAGAGTTCCACCTAATCTAACATTACTACCAGTTTTTGTTAAACCATTATTAGCTGTTTGTACACCTGATGTAGTAGTTAATCCAGTTACATAACCAACATCAACTAATGATCTTGGAGTAAAGTTTGCGCTATAATTTGCACCATACTTAATTCCACTAAATGCTGAAAACGTACTACTTGCTACTATTTCATTATTATTTTGATTTACGTCAATTTGAAATAATGCACCAGTTCTTGATGAAATTAATTGTGCATTGCTTTCGCTTAAAAGAACTCTTCCATATTCTGAACCAACATATCTTCCTAATAAAGCCAATGAAGGTGCAATTACTAACATACTAACTTCAGTTTCACCTGAATTTGAATGTCTGATTTCTGTTGTACTTGAAGTTTGTCTATATCTTGTACCTAGTCCAGTTGGAGCACCAAAAGTATAAGTAAATCCGTTATTTAATATTGTAGTTGCATCAGTTAAGTTTCCACCTAATCTAACACTTGCACCAGATTTGGTTAAACCATTAGTGGCACCAGTAATACCGCCAGATGCACTAATATCTGGTGTTTTTAATATAAGTGAACTATTAGTTGTTCCTGTTTTAAACCAATATTCTTCATCATTAATGTTAACAGTTAAACCATTATGTCTAATACCAAGAGGTACTTGTGTAAATACTTGTGTTGTTGACGTATATGGTAAACCAGCTAAATTAAAATACTTATTTTCTACAGGTGCTGGATTTAAAACTCTAACTCCAAAAGGTAATTGAAAACTCATTTTATTATATGTTTTATTTTTTTATTATAATTATGCTGTTGTTATTTCATGTCTATGATTAGATGAATATGGAGCACCTAATGTTAACACATATAAATTATATGTTCTTGCAGTCCCACTACCACCACCATCGTTTACTGTAATAGTACCTAAAGAGGTATATGATGATGTGATATTAGCATTTGCTGCATCCAAATCAATAACAGATGCTATAGTACGTCCCGGAGGTAATGCTACAGCAAATCTTACTTGTACAACACCAGTGTTTAAAATAAACGTCTGTGCGTTTGCTGTTTGTAATGCATTTGATGGTAACGCACGAACTTGTGCACTATTTGTTGGATTTGATGCTGTTGGGCCAAAAAATCTCAAAAATCTACCAGTAATGGTTGTATTCGATGTTGATGTTGCACCTGCTGGTAATGGTGAACTAAAATTACCACCAGAACTATTTCTAGGTTGTTCACCAGCCGCATAATTTACCAATACACCCCACGTATTTGCACCTTCTATTAGTGTAGTGGCACCAGTTGCAGCACTTACATTTGACAATGCTGAACTTGTGACAGTTCTAACATTACCACTACCAGAATAAACATAACTTGTTGGTAGTCCTGATCTAAAACCAGAAGTACCATATGCAGGTGTAATACTACCTCTTGAAAAGTTTGTTGTAAATGTAGGTGTAACAGACAAACCAACTTCCTGAGTTGTAGATAAATTTTGACTGAACGATGTGATCGATGGATTTGTTAATGTTGGATTTAATGTAGGAACCAACAAATTTTCAAGAATTTGATTAGCGGTTTTACCTGTTAATTGATAACCAACATTAATACCACCCAAAGCCACACTTGCTGGTGTAGAACCAGAATATATAATTGATCCACCAGTACTTACTGATAAAATTGCTTCATCAACATAAGATTTATGTACTATTTGTGTTTCTCCCGTAATTGAAACTTCTGATGCATATCTTAATCTACCGCTATTAGCTATAATGGTATTGCCAGATAATGTCATTGTACTACCTGTAATCTGTTGAAATTTTTGATTACTTAAATTTTGTTTTGTTGAAAATGCCATTTTATATAATTTTTTATGGTTTTATATAATTTTTCATGAATTATTAATCATAAATACATTATATATTATAAAAAAAAATATAATTTATGATATAAAATTCAAAATTATCCATTCATTAACATTATTATCATACACTATTTCTAATGCACCTCTATCAGTATTAATTACTGCTACACTACCTTGTTCAATATCAATACCATCACCATCAATTGTAATATTTTTACTAAACGCACCGCTTAAATCTTTTATTTTATATGTTTGTCCATCATTTAATCCTGTATTTGGAAGAGTTAAAGTAATTGCTGTTGTAGCTGAAACCAATATAACATGGTCAGACAATAATAATGTAATAGAACCACTTACAATTCTTTTTGAATTATAAATGTTTTGATTATTTGTTTGTCCAGTAAAATTAAATTCTATTTCATCACCAACAGTAACTACAGATATATTATCACCTGATTTTAATGTTCTAAATTGAAGAGTATTTAAAATACTATCATCATATATTGTTTGTCCAGTACCAATATTAATTGCAGAAGTAAAACCAGTATTATTACCTGTTGCACCTGTAGTATTTAAAAATCCTCTATATTGAAATATTAACGCATCATTATTTGTTAATGTTGTTAATATTGGTTTACTTATTGTTGTTGGAATTGTTGGTTCTATTGATGTTAATCCACCAGCAACAGTACTACTTAAATAGTATGTTGTATTAGCTAAAAGAGTTAATTCACTAATACCATCTACATATCCATTAAGAACTAATTTAAATGTATTGGCATCAATTACTTCACTAACCCATCCAATAATTTCTGAATTTCTACCTTGAACAGCTAATGCTTTTTGAAATGTACCACCTGAATATTCAACCACATTACCTACTAAAAACCCATGCGATGTTTGAGTAAATTCTTTTTCAAGTTTTTCACCATCACCACCGCCACTACCTGTGGTTGTTTTCAATATTAAATCTAGATTTGATACACCATCTCTATACCAATATTCTTCACCATTAATTAATACTGTTAAACCTCTATGCCTTTCTGATATTGGAACTAAAATATTAACTTGTGTAGTACCAGTATATGGAGTATTCGTATTTGGATTCAAATACTTAGCCTCTGATGGTTTACCAGCATTTATTTTTATATTATCGTTTAGTACAATTGCCATGTTATAATATATTATTAACTATTTCTCATTTCCATACTACCAATTGTTGCTGTTTGGTAATTGCTAATATAGACCTTATAGTTTACACCTGCCCATAATACTGTTGTTACTGATACAATTGATTCTGCAGGAAATAAATTTCCTGCAGGTGTTACAGCACCACCAATAGTACCATTATTCAATGCATCAACATACCATTTAGTTTTACTTGTTGATGTTTGTGGTATTGCAAACCATAAATAATCATCCGATGTTGCAGCAAATGTTATTGCAATTGTTCCTGTTGATGGAAGAACTACTTTTGTACCACCAGTAACTAACGATAATGTTGCTGCAGGTCTATTTATTCCTGCTGGAGCACCACCAGATGCTACTTTACCATAAAAATATGGATATATACCATTTAATGTTCTAGCAATCGATCCAGTATTTCCGGCAACTAATGCAGGTGAAAATACTCCACATGCACTATTAAATGCTGCTGTTGCACCAGAATTATATGATACTGATGATAGCCAAGTATTTGTGCCAACTAATACTGTATATGAGCTTACAGTTTGAACATTAGTTAATAATAATGAACCAGTTGTTACTAATCCAGTACCAGTATAATTATACGTATTAGGTAAACCACTTCTAAATGGTGATCCACTACAATATGCTGGTGATATACTACCTCTACTAAATCCTGCAGTAAATGTTATATTAACTATTGAACCAACTTCTAAATTTTGACCATTAGTAAATGGTGACATAACAAATGTATTTGATGGTGCAACTATTGTTGGATTTAATGCTGGTGATAATAAATCTTGTAATATTGTGCTTAAGGTTTTACCACTTAAAACATATCCGGCAAAAATACCGCCAAGATTAACTGTTGATGTACTAGAACTACCCTTATAATCAACATTGATTGTTATTTCATTATCGTCTGAACTAATGTCAGCATCACCGTCTGCAAGTAATGATTTTAAATAAGCAATTCCTGATGTTGTACCTGAATGTATTTCTTCTCCAATACCAATATTTTGTATTGATGTAATTCCTGCTGTTGGTATTGAAAATACTGACCATTCTACAGGATCAACACCAACAGTAACTACACTAGGTGATGTCATTATCCATGCGGTAGTGGCTAATGTGTTACCAGTTATTACTGTAACAAATGAGCCTGATATCATTTCAGTTGGATCATCAAAATCACTTACTCTACTAAATGATTGTGGCCCACTATTCCATGTGTAAATACCATTTTCTTCTAGATTTGTCTGATCTTTAATTAAAACTCTCCATCCATTTTGTAATGGAATACCATCAAGAATTGCTGTTGGATATGATGATAAGTTTGATATATTATTACCTGCAGTAGCAATATTAACTGAATTTTTAGGACTTAAACCTGCGGATAAACTACCAACAAGATCATCAACATATTCTTTGTCAACTAATGATCTATTAGTATAAAATGGTGAATAATCAGCACCATATTCAACACCTGTTTTTACTGTGCTATTATCAAATATTTTAAATTCAGATGAACCTGTAATATTAAGATGAATATTTCCTTGTGCAGTATATCCATTTAAATCTAATTGTACTATGTCATTAGATAATGCACTTGAACTAATACCTCTACCTGCAGTTAAAGCATCTTGTTTACCTGAAGTTATACCAGATATATATGTAATATCTGATTGAATATCATTAATTGTGTTTATTGTATTAGCACTGAATACTTGTAATTCAAAAATATTACTTTCTATATTTTGAAGTCTTATTTCAGTTGCAGCAGTATAGCCTGTAATATTAAGAGCACCTATAGATTGTTTAATAACTAAATCAATATTATTAACACCATCTTTATACCAGTATTCAACACCATTAATGTTTACTGTTAAACCAATGTGTCTAATTGTAATAGGTATTTCTATATTTACTTGAGAAATACTACTATATGGTACACCATTGCTAAGATATTTATCATCTGCTGGTAGTGGATTTATAACTTTAAGGCCAAAAGGTAATTCTAAACTCATATTAAGCAGTCGTTATTTGATGTTGATGTGATGATGAATATGGTACACCCACATTCATTTCATATAAATTATATGTTCTTGATGTGCCTGAACCTCCACCATCATTAACAGTTCTTGTACCAATAAGAACATAATTAGCCGTTATATTTGCATTTAGTGCATCTAAATCAATAACAGATGTAATAATACGCCCCGGTGGCAATGCCACACAAAATTTAGTTAATGCATTACCAGTATTCAATATAAATGTATTTCCTGCGGCAGTTTGAAATGTATTTGATGGTAATGCTCTAACTTGAACACTAGTTGCTGGTGTTGTTGCTGATGCACCAAAAAATCTAAAAAATCTTGCTGTTACAGTGAAATTAGATGATTGGAAGTTACCTAGCTGTGTATTAGTTGCTTCTGCTCTCCATAATTGAGTATTACCGTCATTAGTTAATGTTATTGTATTAATAGTTGCTGATTCACTACCATCATTAGCGGTATTTGTAATTATTAAAGTACTTGTATTAATATCTCTAACATCAACACTATTTGTTTGAACATTACCTGAATTAGTTGTACCCCATGTAAATGTTCTTGAACCAGACAAAACAGTTCCAGCCTCAACTATTGTTTGTTGACCACTAACTGAAAATGATGAAAATGTTGGTGGTAGATATGGTACTAACATATCTCTCAATATTTCATCTAATCCTTTTCCTGTTAACGTATATGATGGTGTAATACCACCCACTGTAACTGTTGGTGGAGAATCAAGAGTATATACGCCAGTTCCATCACTACCAGTAGGATCAAGTAATTTAATTTTACCATCCAAATCTAATGTTAGAACTTGACCATAAGTGCCACCAGTAGCAACAATTTCTTTCCCTTGTAAAGTAAATGTACCACCACTAACAATCTCTGTATTACCAGAAAGAGTTAATGTGCTACCGATAACTTGTTTGAATTGTCTGTCATCTAGTTCTGGACGAGTGAAAAAAGGCATTTATTTATATCAATATTTTATATTCATTGTTATGTTTTTTCTCGTAACTCATTGACCGCTATGTTAGTTACAAAAAAATAATAGGTTAAACCCATTATTCATTACATATAAATACCTAATTATCGATAATAAAACCAATGAAAATAAAAAAAGCAGAGAATTAATCTTTGCTTTAAAAACATAAATTTTAATTATAAAAACTACTTTATAAATAATTTGCTTCCTGATGGTTGAAAGCCAATTAATGATCTACTATCATGGTGACCATTATTATCACTATTATATAGTTCAGCAAGGGTTGACTCATCATCAACTCGTCTATCACTTCCCATACGTTCCAAAACCTTATTAGATACATCAACAGATAACTTTTCAAAGTTAACCTCTGCAAGTAATCTTCCTTTTCTAAATAAGGCTATCAATATTCTATTTCACATTGATGGTTGCTATAATCTTTATTCTGAAAAGGTCACCCATAATACCATCACAAAGATTTAATATTGTTGATATTGTGGTGTTATTTTGTTTTTTTCTATCAGCAAAAAGATTCTCACTATCTTCAAGAATAAGAATGTTATCCTTAAGATTTTTTAACACAAAACCAATATTTTTTGATTCAAAAAAAAATTGTACCATGTCCTGAGTGACATAAATAAACTCCTTATTAACGTTTTTGATTAAGTGTTTAATGAGATAGGATTTCCCCGTACCGGGATCGCCCATAAACGTCATCAATCCACTTCTATTAATGATAGTTTTTCTTTTAATTCATCAATAGTGAAATTGATGTTATAGTTTTCTTCAAATAATTCAAAGTTAGGCAGTGTTAATGGTATTTTTTCCATACTATAGTTGTTCGCTATAAGGAAATATACATTATCACTTTTATCAATTACCTTTTCATAATCAGCTAATAAGTCATTAACCGATTTATGATTCTTAAATTTAGTACAGAAATAATGAATAATTTTATCTCCAACAATAATATATGACTTATATGTTTTATGTACTAAATGTTTTTCCATATCATACTCAATAAGTAGCAAATAACCAAATTTTGCTAAACTTTGAAGTACCTCAACATTCTTTTCGGGATTATTATCGTTTTTAAATGATTTGTAGTGTAAAGCATTATCACCACTAATTTTCATTACATCATAAATATACCTCATATTTAAATAATAACCATAATCACCAACATGTTCTGGATTAATTATTTTATTTATTTGAGTCATAGTGTTTATTTATTATTTTGAAACTTCCTTTATTGTGTTGTACTACAATACCTTCAAATGGTTTACCATACAATTCTTTTAACTCTTCAGAATATTTTTTAATTAATTCTGGAGTAAGAACCACATTTTCTTCCACCAGTTTAACAGTAGGCAAATCCAATTCTTTAGCTACATTAAGGAAATAGAATGGCTCACCCTTACGTGCATATCTACGTTCATCAATCAAATAAACTGAAAACATTGCCCAACCATTACTTAGTTTTGAGTATGGGTTGATTTCCATAGTTTGAATACCAGTACCATATGACTCACCACGAATAACGATTGACATTTGATATTTTTCACTAAACTCAGTTAGTTTTCTTTCAATATCATAACGAGAAACATTATTGGTATAGTTATTTGATAATTCAGGTTTTAACTCAAGTTTTCTACCTAAAACACCAAATACTTTATCAGTAAAGTGACGATAAAATGAATTACTTTGACCATCAACTTTTAAGAATAGGTCAACCAATTCACCAAACGGTAATTTTGATTGATCAAAATTTTCCCATCTTTCTTCATCAGTCATAGGAATACCATATGGTAAACCACCTTTTGCAGATAAGTCAGTTGGTGCAGGTGATTCATAATGACTTATCCAAAGTAATTCAGACACATCATCACCAATAAGGCAATCTTTGGCTGCTTCAGCCATTATTGGTGGTAAAGCATCGAAAGGAATAATAATACCTTCGCTCCAAAAATCTCTAAGTTTTAGGGCTTTCACTCTCTTTTGTGAATACTTCTTATATTCTTGTGCCCATTCAGAATCAGGAAATACACTGTCAGGACGGACATAAACCACTTTATCTCCAACCTTAAATTGATCTCTTTTAGTTACACACTGATAACCTAATACCGTACAAATATCTAATCGGTCGGCATTTGGGTGATTAATTACATTTGATACAATTTCAATAGTAGCATCTCTCATACTTATTTTTTTAATGGTTTCTTTTTAAGTTTTTTTTTAGCCTTTTTTTGTAATTTATTATTTTCAGAAAGAGTCTTATTTATTTTTTATTGATTAATCGTCAAGCCAAATATTCATATAGATATTATACGATTTAATAGATTAAATTGTTATTAAAAACCTAAAATTATAAGAATTTTTAAGTATTCCCAATAAGTAGATAATTATCTTTTTAAAAAGATATAGACACCATTTTTTATAATATCCTGTACTATTAGTAATAGTATTCTTGAGGTGGATAAGAATATTTGTATTAGTGTTAAAATTAAAACTTCCATATGATATAAAAAAAAGCAGTATTTATTGCTAAATACTGCTTTAAACACTAAAACAAAGCAAATTTATATACTAAAATTATTTTGTTTACGTGACTTAGCTTTTAATTCAGTCACCTTACGTAAGGCTTCTGGATCAAATCTTTCTCTCTTTACAAGACTCACCATGTGGTGATAATTCTCTTCGCTGATCACCTGACCAACATAGCCAGTGTGCTTTAACATATAGCTTTTTGGTACAGATGCAGTCACACTACTTGGATTACCAGTTGTATCAAGAGTTGTATCAAGAGTTGAATCGAAAGTAAGTTCAAGCAATTCTTTTACCTTATCTTCCACAGATTTGGTAATGTTTTTCTTGGTTTTATTCAAAACAGTTTCAAGTCTGCTAAGTATATCACCAGTCTTAACTTTAGAATATTCTTCAGTAAAGACTTTTTTACCCTTCTTTTCTTTCAATTCACTTATAACTGCAAGTGAACCATAGCAATCACGAATAAGTCTATCCCATACTTGTTCAGCATAAGTAAATGATGGGAACTTATCTATTGCAACAATTTCACCATCAATCAATACAATAGTACCGATCAAATTCTTTGGTCTTTCAAAGTGTGCAATAAACTGTTCAAGTTTCTTGTCATACTTATCAAAGTACTTATCAAGATAATATCCTGTGTTTGCATTGGTATCTCTACCTAACTTTTGAATCGCAGGATAAATATTTGAGTGACCAGTAGTATCACCTACCTTATCAAACAACATTTCTCTCATTGATACTGGAATCAAACGCATTTCGTTATCATTAGTATCTCTGATGTAACCTGTCTGAGAACCTTGAACACAACCAGCATCGTCATATCTAACTGTTGCTGATTTAGGTACATAAGCAGACTTCACCATACCGTGATTCTGTGCTGATTGCTTAGTCATTACAGCCAATTGTGTTGGCATAATAACTTCCTTATCGGTGTTATTCTTAAAGATTAAATTACCATAACCACTATTAGATGCTTTCACATCTTTAAATGGATTGGCAAATCTTTCATCCAATGAGAATTCCTTATCAGTGGTTAAACACACCAATTGCATGTTCATGATTGATTGAACAACAATATTACCAGATGTATCCTTTACTAGTCTGCAACCCTTAAGTAATTCAACAAATTCTTTCTGTGTATTCATAGTCTTAATCTTTAAGCATTAACATAATTTTTTCTTACTCTTGATACATTGTTTGCTTCAATCAATTTTACTTGATTTAACAACCACTGCTTAGTATCAACTTCAAGCAACTTAGCACTCATTTGAGTACCGATAGATGCAGGATTACTTACTGCAAGCAATGCAACATTAGTGTTTGCAATTGGTTTTACATTAGCATTCATTTCAGCACTAATAATTGGTGAAATCTGGAAGATAGGCAATGCTCTCTGTGTTTCATTGAAATATGTTTCAATCACTTCACCCGCCAAACCTTCATACTGATTTTCATAACCATCAGTAATTACAAATACAGCATCGAACTTATTCTGTTCAGTTTCATTCTTCAACAAAGTGATGAATGCTGATGCTATATCAGTTGTTTCACCGTCAGTATTTACAACTACTTGTGATTTTGATGATTTACCCAATACTTTAACTGTAAAGTCTGCAATTGCTATTGGAGTATTTTTAGACTCTACTTTATTTCCATACATTGAGTTTGATGTATCAACTATAACACCAATATTATTGTATGCAAAACCAGTAATTTTCTTAGACTCTGCAAGTTTGTCGATTGCAGAATTTAATTTAGTATCAAAACCATTTCCATAGCCAGTTTTATACAATGCCATAAAATCAGTTGCAGATTCTAAGTTTACTTCCTTAGTTACACCAAGTTTTTCATTTTTCTTGGTTTGTCTTACTTGTTGATTAACTGAAGTTACTTCAGTATTCTTTCTAATCAATCCAAGTGTTGATTCTCTCAACAACTTAGTTGACCACATACCAGAATATTGTGGGTGTTTCTTGTTTGAAACCAAACCAACCAATACTTCTTCAGGAACTTTAGTTACTGCAGTAATATCTTGTGTTGCCACATAATATTCACTAATAATTGGAAACTCATTCTTTGTATAGAATGACTTGTCACCTTTACCAAAAATAAACAAGAAAATCTTGTACAATTTATCAACACTAAAATTAGGTGAATATTTTTCAAGATAGTTTGCACTAATTTTTGCTTCCTTTTCATTTGAATAAACACCACCATTTCTAACATATTTATCAGCAATAGAAATTAAAATGGATGTTTTCTTAACACCATAAACGTGTTTCAAGATTGCTTTAATCTTGTTTCTATATTTAACAGCATTATATTCCAAATTTGAATTACCAAAAATATATCCAAGAGTAATTTTTCTTGCTCTTTCATTGTTGATTTTATTATTCTTCAATGAAACAAACAAACGAAGTACATATGGAATACCAGCATTTCTATCAAGATTATATAATGCACCAAGTAATGCTTTATCTGAAATACCGTTATCAATCCAGTCAATTGGGTTAACAATATAGCAAGCACCACCATTAGCAGTATTCTTAAATTCATTCAAAAGAGCCTCTTGAATAAACTTACCTGTAGCACCATTTTGATTCGCCAAGATCAAAGGTAATTCCTTTGATTGCGAATATAATGTTGCAATAGCATTCTTAATTGCTGCATCTTGTTCTGCTTTAGAATGATAGTATGTCGCCCCACCTCTAGCTCCACTTGCAAGAGAAATACCGTCAATTAATGACTTCTTAATCACTGATAGTTGCTTTGCTGTTAATACCAATTGTTCCATATATCTATTTTTTATTTTTAAAATTTATTAATGCAGCTATTGCCGTTATTTTGTTTCAAGAGTTTAAATGTACAAAACATTTTTATTCCGTCAAAATAAAATTAAAAAAAAAAGGTGATGAAATTTTGCCCACCACCTTTTTAAGAGAGTTTGAAGAATTTTATTGATTTTATATTTTGACTATATTGCAAGTTCCTATACTGAAAAAAACCAAAAGTTCTTCTTTAATGTTTTAAAAGAATATTTGTCTTGTATTTTTTTGTTGTAAAAGCGGGACTTGAACCCACAATTAACTGCTGCTTTTAAGGCAATCGTCTTTTTCAATTTGACTATTTTACTGTAAATACAAATAGTTTTCCTTTAATATTTTTAAATTAAAATTATCTATTTTGATTTGTAAAATTACCCTACGAGTTTGATTTTGTGGTTGGTTTTAATTCAACTTTCGAATCAGAGACTTGTAGGAACTTTACTTTGTAGCGAGAGATGGATTCGAACCAACGATCTCTTGGTTATGAGCCAAGTGAGATAACCTCTTCTCTATCTCGCAATTTAATAAGTTTGGGAATAATTTATAAGTTGTTTTTTTTGGTTGTAAATGTTGGAGTTGAACCAACGGCATTAAACTTTACTTGTTTACGCTCTATCCTCTGAGCTAATTTACTGTAATAACTTTTAGTTTTCCCATTAAATCTTAATAACAACCGTCTGTTGTTATTTTATGTGGAGGAGACAGGAATCGAACCTGTAATCTACAGTTTTACGAACAGTAGTGTTTATTTTCACCACTCTCCCCAATTGTTTTACAAATGTAAAACGAAGAATTTCTCTTGTCAAGTGTTTTTGAGAAAATTTTTCAATTTTTTTTTGTGTAAACATAAATACTATATATTTTACTAAAAAGCCATAAAATTATTCACTTTTTTTATCTTTTTCATCAGAATTTTGATTTTTTAGGCTTTCTTCCCTCAATTTTTGTAGTTTTTCTTGAAACTTATCATTATCATGTGGTTCATCATCTAAACTATCAAGATTTATTTCACCTTGAAGTTCCATTGCTTTGGTTACATTTTTTAAGATATCTTCACGTTCTTCTTTTGTTTTACGCTTCTTCATCTTTTCGTTAAAGTGTTCTGGTTCATTTTTTTTAAAGTCATCAGCACTACTCTTTGTCTTAAACATATCACCAGTTCCTTCAATTTTAAGAGTATTATTGTCAAAAATACAATCTTTAAACACATAACCATCTTTTGCAAAACGTGCTTTTAATATTTGAAGATTAGCTAAGTTATGAAACTTTTGATCTTGTGTTCTGGCAATAGACATTAAAAAATGTGATTTTTGTGCTCTCTTAATATTACCACCCATATGGTTAATATACACCAATTCACTTTCAATACCAGAACGATTTGTTTGAATAGCAGTCCAACATGGTATATTAAATTCAGCAGCCATTGCTTCAAATGATTTAATGATTGCTAATTCATCAGCATTAGTATCACTACCCTTCTTATGACTATCAACACAATCAATATAATCAAGAATTATAATATCAAACTTATAGCCATATTTCTTTTGAAATCTAACCACATAATCCTTAATCATAGGTAATGTAGTATTCTCTTGTGAAAATCTTTTAATTATTAGTTTATTATTAAATTCATTTTGAACATCATTATGTTTTTTCTCAACAATTCTTGTAACTTCTTCAGTTCTTTCATCAATCTCTGATAATGGAACTTCAGACCATATAGTAAAATGTTTTCGTCTTATTTGATCAGGAGTATCTTCAAAAATTAATTGAAGTACATTTTTACCGCTTTCAAATGCATGGTTAGCAAACTTAGTTAAGATCGTGGTATTATGTGTTAATACATAATCATCAGTAACATATAACGAATCGCTATTTTCCACGTAAATACATTGAGCTTCTTCTTTGTGTGAGTATTCTATAGATGATATAAATTTATTGTGCTCATACTTATTTCTTTTTTTATAATTAATCAATTTTCTTGATAATCTAAATATATCAAATTGAAATGTTTTTGGAAAACTAATATTTAAATTATATGATAATTTACCAGCTATTTTAATATTATTTTTCTTATAATATTTTTGTGATGTTTTTATTTTACAACTACCGCCTAATGATAATACTAACTCCCTAATATCCATAGCTAATGTTTTTGATACTGTAGAGTATGATGCTAAACCACTCTTGGATACAGTACCATAAGTATCCATTAGACCTTGTAATAATAGTATTCGATTTTCAAGTGAATTATATTTATATATTTCAGGTATAAATTTAGTTGATGAATCTGTACCATACAATTTTAATTCTTCTAATAATTTACGACTATTAAGCAATGATATACAATATATTTTATTTCTATTCTCATAATTATACTCATGTACGTTAATATTCGAATATCTTTTCTTAAATTCTTCAACCATTTCATCATCAACAGTCGTTAAATTCGCTTGATTAAATTTAGTCATATTACCATCAGCAAGCATAGCACCAAGTATATATGGGTCTAATTTAATATCTAAAACATCAAAATTTACTGGTGATAGATTTGGCAATCTATAATTAAGATGACCATTTTTTGTTTTTATGGTATCTATCATTTCAGCAACAGTTAATTGTTGAAATGTATAGTCTGGTATTAAAAATGTTTTACCATTTATTTTACTTTTAGATGTTCTTTGTTTTCTACTATTAACTGACCATATATGTTCTTTATCACATAGAACGGATGTATTATCACTAAAATTAATTCTATAGATATCTCTTACTCCTTGTGGATACACACCCAAAACTTTTTGAGATAATCCGTTTGATCCAATAATCAAATCATTAACCTTAATATCACCCATTAATTTCCATCCTTTGGGAGTTAAAATCTTAGATGATAATGGTTGTGCTTTACCAGCCCCTGTTGGGGCTAATATTATACCTATTTCACCACGACCAAGACCACCACCAGTCGCTTCATCAAGAACTTTAATACCTGTTGGTATTGGTTCTCTAAATTCTTTTCTCAATGCCATTTCAATATTATCAAATATTTCTACAGCATCATCATCTTCAACACCAACCTCTGCAATCTTTCTAATACGTTCCTCTATTTCATGAACGTTTTTATCAAGTTTATTTCTAACTAATTTTTCAATTATTTCACCTGCAAGTTTTTTATATTCTTGCTGTTTAATAAAATGCCATGTTTGTTTTTGAACAGCATCACCATCGAACATTAGTACGCCATTAATACATGCTTCCTGCCAGTTAGTTATTGGTTTTAATACACCTATTAATTGTTCATAATCAATCTCATTATCTAATTGAAATTCTTTTATTGCATGGTCAATACTTTTATTTTGAAGATTCGGTACTTTTTTATATTTATCATAATATTCTTTAATAACAATAAAGAATCTTTTAAAATTATGATCATCGAAATACCCTACTTCAAGATATGGCAATATCTTTTCGCAAAAACTACTTTCGGTAACTAACTGCCACAACAATTTAAGTTGAAAGTCTGTACCTAAATAAGTAGCTATGCTATCTTTATTTTCGGACATAATAACTTATTGTTTTAATCTTCTAAAGAAACTTCCTCTTCTTGTTGCTCTGTAAAATATTTTTTACGAATTTGATTTCTAGTGTTCTTAACAAATTCCTTATCATTAATATTTTTTAAGTAAAATTCTCTTTGTTCTTTACCTAATTCTCTAACATTATTAATGTGTGGAAATCCATATCGGTTGATAATATCAAAATCATCCCATATGTTATTATCATCATTTAATTTAATTTTTAATTTAATATCTTCAACAATTTCATTAACTGTTGAGATTATATCGGTACTAAACCTTACTGATGGATTATAATTATCAACATAAAATAATCTTTCAACAATAAGATTATTGTTAATATGTAAACAAAATTTACATTCAACACCTCTAATTGTTTTACCATTAATAACTTGTGTTATTGTTTGTGGTTTACTTAATTTATTAAACCTAACATGATAAAACGAAGCTAAGTCTTCATAATATTTTAAAAAATCATATTCATTTTCACCATATGTGACCTTATACTCAAGATTTCTTTTTGAAAGCAATTTTTGAAGTCTTTGTATAATTGAAGGAATTAATTCTCGAATATTAACAGAATACCTTGACATCTGACTATAAACATCAGAACTAAATGATTTTTCAACCATTACATTTGATTCTTGATAAAGTGTAAACTTAAAAAAGTTTTCATGGGTTTTTTCTAACATATACTATTTTATTTTTGAGTTTTTACAAATATAATCTTTATATAAAATAAGTCAAGAACATAATATAAATTATCCATTTAAATATTGTTTTAATAAATTTTTTTCTTTCATGATTACTGGATAAAATGGTTCAACATAATTAACAAACGTACCACCCCATGAAATTAAAAACTCATCTTCTGTCATCATTTTATATAAATTTTCACTACCTCTTTTATTGCCTTGGCCATCATCTTCAGCAAGAGGCATATTAAGTTGATCTAATTCATCTAACGCTTGTTCATTTAAAAATGGTTCGTTAAGATTAATTAATTTATGATTAGTAATTAATCTATCCATACTACTAATTAAATTTTCAAGAGCTTTAATTGGTTTCTTTTTTTTATCTGATTTTCTTTCTTCAAGAATTTCTTTGGCTTTTATACATATTTCTCTAACTGTCATTTTTCTTAATTTTAAATCAGGGAAATAATTTAATAAAGTTTTTTCTTTCAATCCCTCAATACCCTGAATATTGTCAGATGTATCACCACAAATTATCTTCATTGTTAAGGCATTTGAATGATGATATGGAAAATTAAAGAAAAAGTTTTTTTTACTTATCGGTTCTGATTTATTATCAAATAAAATAGTAATATCATAATCAATTAGTTGTGCAAAATCTCTATCATTAGTATAAATAAAAATATCTTCTTTTTTGTAATTCTGAATTACATATGATGCAATTAAATCATCTGCTTCTATCTCTGGTACTTCAATTTGTCTCAAATAAAGTTCCTCTGCATATGCTTGTATTCTTTTTCGTTGCTTTAAAATTGATTCTTCTTTTTCACTTTCTATTCGGATTTGTTCATCAGTCATTTCAATTTTTTTATGCCATGATTTATCTTTTCTATTAGCCTTATATGCTATATCAATAATATGTCTTTTAATTCCACCATTTTCCCCATCCCACATAAGAACGACCTTGTTAAAAGCATGTTGTTTAATTAATTTTCTCACTGTGGTTAGGAAAGAATACAATCCACCAATATGTTCTTTTCGATTGTATTCTTTCGCACCATGAAATGACCTTTTTAATAGATATGATGAATCTACTAACAGTGTCTTTACTAATTTCATCCAAAAATTTTTTTAAATAGCTAATTTACTAATTTCTAAATTATAACAATCATCTTTAAATGTCCATTCTGGTTTAGTTGGATCAATACTATCCCTTTTTGCAAATGTCGCTAACTTATAAAATTTATCTTTTGGTAAAAATCCTAAAATCCATGCTTTTGAAAAATCATTCATAATTCTCACAAAACAATAATATTGGCATTTCTGCTTTATGTTTGAATTGCTAACTGTTACATTATAATAATTGATAGGTTTTGATGTGCAATTTTTTGTTTTAACATCTATGGTAAATCCATTTATGGTTAAATCCCAATCATACGTATTTTGCTCAATCACCACATGATCCCCATAGATGTTTTTATAGTAATCACAAACAATTATTTCTCCTAATGCACCAAGAATATTACCATTGCCTTTTGTTATTGAATTTTTTAGCTCATTAAAATCAAATTTAATTTTTGCTTTTTCAATTTGTATTTCTGTAGGTATTACTTCTATCATAATCTAACTACTACATATCATTCATCATTCCGTTAAATTCCTCAACGTTCATATCTTCATTATCTGCATTATATTTTGTAGTGATATCATCTGGTGATATATCAGAACCTAAAGAATCTCTAAAATACTTAATATGTTCCTTCTTATATTTTTCTTTATCTTCTGATTCAGCACCAATAAAACCATGTGGAGTTGAAATTAATTTACCTTCAAAAGCAATACCACCTAATTCACCATCAATTTGATTTTTCATAATTGAAATTTTAGTTTCAATGCCATATGAAATTTCTCTATTCTTTGATGTGGCAATAATCTTTTTAGTACCATGAGTTAATACCCCACCATGATGAAATATTAATCTTGCACCATATGCAAACGCTTCACCACCTTTATGTTTCACAACTGGCTGACCGCCACTCATGCTGTCTAGCCATATTTTTTGTACTGCAATAAGTGTATTAGTATATGGTTTATTAGATTTACGTGATGATGGTATTCTGTTATTAATAAGAGATTTAAATGCTCTTTCAAATGCATTTGCATTCCACATATTATTATCACTTGTACCATTTTCTTTAGCATTAACTGTTTTAATACAGTCTAATGTACCTATAGAATCTATTACAAATAATATATCGTATGGTAACTCACCGTTATCTTGAAGATCGATGAAATGATGTATACATTCCGACATATCTTCAATAGTTGCTTCACGTGCCTTACTATCTCTTTTCTTTCCAAAATTTTCTAATAAAAAATCATTATCTATTTCAATAAAAAAATCATTATTCCAGTCAAAGCCCATCATTTCTAAACGTTTTTTTCCCATATTATTTTCAGTATCAATTAATATCGGAAGAATACCCATCTTTTGAGCGTTTACTGCTGCTTCACATACTGAAGTTGATTTACCTGTATTTGTAAAACCTCTTGATAATGATACATATCCCTTTGGAAATCCCGGTAAGCCAGTTGCTTCTTGAAATGCTTTTGAACATTTAATCCATTCTAATGATTTTTCAGGAATATCTTCACCATTTACTTTCTTTTTAAAGTCTGCTAAAGAAAAACTTTTCTTTAATGTTGGTTTTCTCGAATTTGTATTTTTGGGTGTTTCTGACATTTTTCATATTCAGTTTATTTAAGGTTATTAAAAAAATAGGATTGAAAGATTATGACCTCTCAATCCTTCTATTCTAATTAGAATGGTAGATCATCTAATTCACTTGGATCAGTAAGCTGTGGTGATTTACCTGTCATAGCATCTACTGCATCGTCTTGGAATACACCCACATCACTCGTACTAATCTGCTCAATGTTACGATATGTTTTGGTACTATAAGATTCTTCATCTTCATATACCTCATCATTTACATAACTAGCATCTCTAATATTTGCTGCTGCTTGTAAGTCAGGGTGATTAGGAAATACCCATTTCTTATTTGCAGGATCACTATCATCCCAATATGGAGCATTGCCTTCTGCAGCTAATTCCAAATACTGTAATGCTGTAATTTTTGGTGCTGATTTAGGTTTGAATACATCTCTCCATGTAGTCTTATCATTTAGCCATGAAGACACAATCACAGGATCATCACTTAATGATGATGCAGGACGAGCCATAATTGATGATACATCTCTGTACTTCTGTCCTGATGGGGTGTGATTATCCACTACGTTAATTACGATATCAATACCTTTTTGTGGATCAGTAAAGTTTGTACCTGTTTGTTCAACATAATCAGATAGAACAGGAATCAACTTATCATATACTCCTTGTCTTTTCTTGTTAAACTTAAATCTCCAGAATTTAACACCATCCTTAGTTGCACCTCTATCGATACCTCTAACGATATAATACTTATCTGCAGACCATTTCATAGCTTCTTTATAAAGAGCATCATTCTTCTCTTTAATTTTTAATTCAGAAGCATTCAATTCTTCTTTCTTCTTCTTAAGAATCGATTTATCTTGTTGATTTAAGTAATAGTCAGCTTTTTCACAAAGAGGACATCTTGATCTAACCATAACAGTTCTACCCTGAGAGTCTTTAATAAGATTACCAGCTTCATCTTTTTTGGGAGTTGGTTGATCGTTATGACGTGGACAATAAACTTTTATGTATTTATTATTCACTTTTAAAGTGTGAAAATGTGCCGTTTCAATGTATTCATCACCAATTGGTGGAAGAATTCTAAATACCTCTTTATCTTTTCTTGGCACGAAATACTTAGCAAGTATTTCTTCTTTAGAAGGCTTGGATTTGCCTTGATTTTTGTGATCCTCGAACATTTTGTTCAAACGCGGATCAAGCGTTGCTTGGGTTTTTGTTTCCATACACAATTTAATTTAAAAATACACAGTTATTATTATAAAATACAAAATAAAAAACAATACACAATAGTTAAAAATACACAGTTTTTTGTTATACAATTTGTTATAAATACGTCACATTTTAAAAAATACCATCATCAATAATAGTAAATCTTAAAGGCGATTTCACAGAATATTCTCCACCATTATTTAATCTTAATTCAAGATAATAATCTTGTGGTATCAACCATGATGTGTCAATATCAAACTCGTATCCTTTTACTGTTCTATTTACTTTTGTAAATGGAATAATATCAATTTGATATTTATCGCTTTGTGTTGTATATATTCTATACTCAAGTTCTAATGCGAAAAATTCATTTTGAGAATAAAGTCTTTTAACATTTATTTTGACTTTTCTTTTCTCATTACTTTTTAAGTATTCACCTGATTTTATTCCACTATAACTAAAGTAAAAATCGTCAAAATTTATCCTGTTGTCAAGTGAAAATCCAAAATAATTTTCAGGTTTAATTAAATAAAATTCTTGATCAATAATTTTTGACTTTTCATTTTGATTGATAAACCATCTATCGGTAAATAATACTGAATCAACGTAAGTGTCTGAGTCTAAAGTAACTGAAATCTTATATATTCCCTTTTTAACTTTAGTAATTCCTGACTCTGCAATTGTCAGAATTTCGTTGTTTTCATAATCATAAATTGTTACAGCAGACACAATAATATCTTCAAAATTTCCACCAACAGTAGAATATAAATATAATTCGTTTTGTTTATCTAAAAAGAAATAATTTCTATCATCTTGAATATGATCATTTAATGTTGTTTCAACAAAAGGTTCATAAAATGTATTAGTATATTTAGTATGAAATGCTACTGCTTGTCTATTTATTATTTCTAAATTTTCTAATTCATCAATAAACTTAAGTCCTAACCCAAAGGTAGTTCCAGTAAAACCAGTATTTAATCCAAGTAAATAATTTACATAGTTAGTAATATCTATTTCAAGATTTTCATCACCCTTTATAAAAGTTTGTGAACCAATTATGGTCGATCCTGTATTTCCTGTACTATATGCACCCTCTATATTCCATTCCTGATTTGTTTTTCTAAAATACCAATTTACTGGTTGTTTTGATAACACTTGATTAGTAATATATATTTCATCATCATAAACAAAATCATAACCACTACCCTCATGCCATTCCTCATCAATATTAAATAATTCGAGTACAAAAGAACTCGCTCTATCAGTACTACCATCATATGATTTTCTACCCAATAAATCTGGCCTATATGCAATAGTATTTGTTATTTTAAGGACATGTTTATCTATTGAATCTATTGAAATTTCCCCCGAATCAATGTGATTTTTTAGGTCAGTAATATCTATTGAAAATATAAATCTACTAACCTGTTTGTTTAGTGTACCGTATGATATTTCAGTAACAGGGTTTTGCGAGTTGTTAATTTCACTGAATTTAATAAGGCTGCTATTGCTGCCAAAATATGATCTGAAGTAGCTCATTACTATTTTCTTTATAAATACTTACCCATAAAAACATAAAGGGTCGATATCGACCCTTTATTAAAAGAAAGAAATGTTGTTTATAAGTATTTTTTTAATTCTTCTTTAGCTTTATCCCAATTATCATAAACCTTTAAAATTTTCTTTATTTTACCATCTGGTAAAATATTAACCAATAGTGTTTTTTCATTATTACTACCTATTGGGTGATATGTAACTCTTAACGCATATCCCTTATCTTCATGTCCAACTGGTAACCAGTTACCTGTTTGATCATTATATTTCAATGTTAATGGTCTAAAATCATTCATATCAGCATCAAGTTCCATATTATAGTAATCTCTTTCCTCTTGATTATAATCATATTCAACTATTGGTTCTTGATGTAATAAATTAGAATCAACTCTCAAATTTTTCTCAGGATAATCCAATCCACCATCATATTTAGATACATTAGTTTCTTCTGTATCAATAGAATTATCTAAATATGCTTTATCAAAATCAACAATAGAATCTACTGTTTCCTTAAACAGTCCATCCTTATTTTCTATTGAAGATAAATTATTCTTATTAGATACATTATGTCCGGTATTCTTTAAATCAGTAGCAATAGCTTTTTTATAATTTTCATTACCCTTAGTGTAATCACCATCAACACTTGAAGTTGAGTCATCTTCCTCTTTTAACATACCATGTTTCATAAGTAGTTGTCTTGCTTCTTCTTTAGACATACCACCCATAACACCTACCATAGCATCATTCATTTTCATGGTTTTTTTTGCAACCATTAACTGATTATATAATGCTGGATTTGATGATTTTATTTGTGATAATTTACTATTACCTTCATTCATATTACCCAATTCATTATCAATCATAGATTTAATTCTATTTAAATCATCTGATTTTACAAATCTTCCATTCTTATCTGAATAATATTCATAATATCCACTTGGATGCAATTTTTTTATTGTTTTGCCTTTATATGATATTTCATTGCTTCCTTTACCTTCATTCATACCTTCACCAATCATATTACCGTTATCATCAACAAGTGATACATTTCCGTGATCAGATATAAACCAAGTATTAGGATACCAATTATTTCTTTTTTTCCACTCTCTTACAGCAGCATAGGCTTTATCATCATCTTCAAATTCATCAATAAATTTACCACCACATGATACCGATAATTTCCAACCATTTGAGCTTACAACACAATCATGTTCTTCTGGTTCTTGTGGTAATGGGTCAGAATTATCATCATTAGATGTGTCATCAATACCGTCTAACACATCATATTCTTTAATTGCTTCATATCCACTTTCCTTAATTACTGATTCTGTACTCCAATTTCTTTTTGAATCCTTTTCCATTCCAGCAGCCTTATTTTCCACATATTGATCTCTCCATTGAGAAAATTTATCGTTACCAATAACATCCCATTTTATATCTGAAATCTTAGTTAAAAATCCTTCATCCCCATGTTTTTTAAGAAACATATTAAACCAATTACTAAAATGTTTATCGGTGCTTATTTTGTTATTGACATCACCTTCATTTGGTGATGGAAACCATTCTTCAGTTGTAACAAGTTGATATTGTTCGCCACCTTTTGAGGTTTCGGGTTTTAATTGAAATCCTAACTTATCAAATGTAAGTCCTTTCAGTGGTATTTTAGTTCCTACTGGTATTACTGCTTCATTTAATAAAATTTTATTAACTCTCGACATCATTTCGAAAAGTCTTTCTTTTGATCCAGCTTTATTGAATATTTTCATGACTTACCAAGTTTTATATTTTACTAATTCATACATACCATTATCCATTCTATAGATAACTACAACTATACTTCTATTAGCTTCTTTACCTCTTTTATCTAAAATAGGCTGTCCATTCTTTAATACAGGTATTGTTGCTCTTTTTGTTTCACCATATGATATTCCACCAGTACCAAATTCATTAAATAATGTATCTTCATCAATTTCATACCCTAATGATAATACATATTCTCTAACATTATCAAGTGCCTCACTTAATGTTTTAAAATATGTATCTGAAGTTGATTCTTTGATTAACTTAGATTTTTTTTTTACTCCTTCATAATATAAAAAACTATCTCTAATTTCTCTATCACTTAGTTTAGGTAAATTATCAAAGTCAGCAATATATGTTCCATTGTCAAGTTTTACAATACCTTTTTCATTGTATTGATCTCTTCTTGCTTCAAACCAATTGTCTTTCCATAAGTCATTCAAATTATAATAAAATGGATGTGAATCTTGTTTTCTCGACATTAATTTTTCTTGATTTGTTGGCTCTTTTACTTCCTCAACATCCTTATTTAATTGCTGATATTTAGTATCTAAATTAGCAAATAGAATATGAAGTTCTTTAACCTTATCATTAAGTTTATTCATTACATCTAATTGTAATGCCAATAAATCAGTTTGTTTTTTATCGATATCAACAGCATCCTGTGACATAGTTGGCTCTAGAGGTGCAGATAGTGACATATCAGCCATTAAAGGATCACCCATACCCATTGTATCACCAGTACCTGCTGGCATTCCAGTATCACCTGTTGGAGCACCTTCAATATTAGGTTCACTATCCTCAGTTACAACTGAGTCAAATATATTCGTATTGTTTGGTGTTTGTGGTTGCGCACCAGTATAGATAGATTTTGAAAGCGCATCATCATCACCACTGTTTAATTCATCAGATAAAACAGCCTTATAGCTCGCCTCTTTAAGGCGATACTTAGAGATATGCTTCATTCTATCAATCTGTTCTTGTAGGGTTCTACGACTCATGATTTAATAGATATTAATATTGTTCTCTTAGTAATTGTCTTCCATCTTCAGAAATAATGACCTTATCTATTCTTTCAATAATAGAATTGTCTTTTAATTGTTTATCTTCAATTACTTTTTTTGCTTTTTTATCCCTTTTTTGAGCATCATCACCCAAAAATTGATCTAAGATGTTTTCCTTGTTTTCCATAGTAATACATTTTTTTATAAATACTTACTATTTACTCATTTGATAGGAAAACTGGCATGTATCGCTTTAAATTCTCAAAATTGGGTAGTTTTTTATAATAGGATTGATACTTAGAACCATCAGTATCATCTATGTATTGGTATGATCGGTTCAGTAGTTCGGTCTTTATTTTCTCAACATCAAAATTGAAATAATCATATATCTTCAAATCAATACCTGTGATTTTATTATCACATAAGATATATATCATGTCATTCTTATAGATATAGGTATAAACTCTTTTAAGAGTTAACAAATCCATCACATTTGTTTTAGGTAATAAATTCATTAATTCCTCAACAGATTCAATGGCAAAAAATATAGGGTCTAGATTAATATATGAATATCTGGAGTTAAAGTAAAAATTTGGTGCATTTTGAACAAACTCTTCAACCTTACTTATGTGTCCATGCTTATTCTCTTTAAATGAATAAGCCCAATATAGATTATTAGATATTATCCTATTATCAAGGATTGATGCACCCTGAAGATATTTATAATGTTCAATATCTTGACTAGAATTAATTAATTTCTTTACTGATGCCCATCCTACAATAAGTGTAGGTAATGAGAAATTTAAATCAATAGCATCATCACCGAAAACATAATCGATATAATCTAGTTTTTCGTGATTTACTAATTCATCGATATAATATATTTTTGCTAACTTAATCATCTAAATCTGAACTCATTCGTTTAAATAAAAAATCAACTTGTTTTTCAACTTCATCATATAATTCATTATGCTCTTGCTCAAATTTCTTATATATTTTTTCGTTTTCCAAATCTTCTAATGAGTCTTTTTTTATATGAGTATACATATAGTAATTATATGTTATATATCTAGCAATATCAAAACACATATGTTTATCACCTAACACATAATTATCTATTGCTTGTTGTAGTTCAGATGATGATTTAATATTCATATTAATTCAAAAATTGATTTTTTCAGATCATCTAATTCCTTTTCTAAATTAACTTTTTTATCTTTTAAATATTGTAATTACCATCCATCAATATATCCTTCATGAGTTAGTTTAATTTCAATTTTTTTGATTTTTTCTCTAATTAATTCTATTATATTATTTTTCATAAAGTAAATTTAAAATTTTTTCTGCTGATTTACCGTCACCATATGGACAATTAAAATCAACTATATAATTATTAATATGTTCATCAAAAATACTATTTAGTTGTGTAGGTTCTTCAACTAAGAAAGATGTGAACCCAACTGATTCAGGTCTTTCAGTAGTTTTTCTACACACTAAACATTTCTTATTTAAGAATGAACATTCTTCTTGAAGTCCACCACTGTCAGTTATTACTAATTTACATTTAGCCAGTAAATTAAGTAAATTTTCATGACTTAATGGATCAATAACTTCAATATTTTCTAATAAATATTTATGTTTCTGAACATTAGGATTGGGGTGAATGGGTGAAATAAATCTGTAATATGGATATTTTTTAGCTAATTTACTTAATTCAACAAACCATTGATCCATAATATCATGATTTTCACGTCTATGCATTGTGATCAATATAATATCACCGTATTCACATTTTTCCTTATATTCAACTAAATTATCTAGTGCAGTATTACCCACAATGTAACAATTATTAGTTATATTTTCCTTTCTTAAATTAATTAATGATTCTAATGTTGGACATAAATGAATATCTGCTATCTCAGAAATAAGTCTTCTATTAACTTCCTCTGGAAATGGATTTTCCTTATCATATGTCCTTAAACCAGCTTCAAGATGAATAACTTTTACTTTATTATGAAACGCTGCCATTGCAATTGCAACTGCTGAAGTTGTATCTCCTTGAACTAATACATAGGTTATACCAACATTATTATGTTGTAATATTTTTGATAAGCCAACCAATGATGTTGAAAATACATTACTTAATCTATCAACACTATCGTCATGATCGATTATGAATCTATAATCATAATCTTCATTACGAACCATTTCATGTTGACCTGTAAATAGAACCTTGTAATTATATCCTTTTTTTTCAAGTTCTTTAATTACTGGTTTTACCTTTATGAATTCAGGTCTTGTACCATATGTTACTAATATTTTTTTCATTTAAATCTATTGTTTATAAAATACTCAAAATTCCAATCATATGCTGGGACTAATAATCTTTCAGGATTAGAAGTATCGTTTAATAGATATAATGTTTTATTGTTTAAACTATATTTAATACAATCAACAAAACATTGTGCAGAACTCTGTATCATATATACTGCTTGAGACTTCAATATTACTACATACCAATCTAACAATGTGTATCCTTTTAATTTTACTATCTCAATTCTTCTTCTTGTTTCACTTTTTGGGACTATACCAACTCTTCCATTATCACCAACGGTATGTGTGATAACATATTCTTCATTATTATTTATGTTCAGTAATTTAAATAAATTATTTTCATTTTCAGTATTACGTTTCCAAGTTAATTTATATTTATTCTCATATTTTATTTCAATATCAACATTATCATTAACAATATAATATTTTAATTCCTCAATAAATAAATTTCCACCATGTATTGTACATAATGAACTATATTTATCATTTGTTTGACAATTAATTAATTTCGCACCTATTTTTTTAGCTTCCATTCCAGATGTATTACTATCAACACAACCTATTTCAAAAGTTTTAACATCAGGAAAATGTTTTAACAACTCTTTTGTTGTACTACAATGGGGAAACCAAACATCGTATCCGTTGTTCATTAATTTTTGAACAATTGGCATAACATTTATAAAATCACCATATTTTGATGGTTGATGTATTACGATTTTTTTTTCTATCATTCTTTTATTATAAAAAAACTTTTATTGATATTTCTTATTTTCTCTTTTTTATCACTAAAAAATTCATCAACTGCTTTTGTTGCACCCATACATGTTATCTCATTATAGTCATCAAAAACAATATACCCACCAACAATCATTTTATTGTAAAAAAAGTTTAATCCGTCTTTATATGATTCGTACATATCAACATCCAAATGAACAAATTTAAATTTATAATCCGTGATAAATTTTCCAGTATCAATTGGGAATATTCCTTTAAATATTTTAACATTCTCTGCATCAGTAAAGAGATTAGCAACACTTTCATATGAACTATCAAAAAAATCACCAATTATATGGTGGTTATCAAAATCACTCTTATTCGGTATTCCACAGAATGTATCAAATAAAAATAAATTATTTTTATTATTTATTTGTTTATGAATTATTTTCGCTGTTCCACCTTTATAAACACCAACTTCCGCAATTTCACCATCAATATCATTCAATTTTTGAATAATACTTTTAATAAATTCAATTTTATTTAAACCAACAATTGAATCTCCGAACCTTACATTATCACATTTTTTCATATTATTTTTCAACCATTACCATAAAACTATTATTTAAATCAACACCACTAACAAAAATTTTTGAATACTCTTTGCTTTTAAAATAATCTTCTAAATATTCTGGTTTAAGAATATTTACGTGTTTTCTGTTATTCCAAGGTCGCCAATATTCTTGAGAATAATCGGGTAAATATAAAAAGATTACCCCACCAATTTTAAGTTTACTATCCCAATAATTTAACGTTTCAACCCAATCATTAATGTGCTCTAAACAATGTGAACTAAAAATATAATCAAAATCAATGTTAGGTAAATTATTTGCTGAATAACCATCATTAAATGAAAGATCAATAGGTATTGAATTAGGATATGCCCATTCTTTTTTCATACATCCAATATCAAATCCAACGCCTTTACATACATGTAATGCATATGGTATTGCAAATTGTGATGCATTACCTTTAGCTTGAAACATCGGATAATTTTTACCTTTAAAATTAACTAAATCAATCATACATCTATTTGTTTATTAATCCAATTATATGTTTTATATATACCTTCAATTAATGGTTGATTAACTTCCCAACCAATATTATCTCGATATAATTTATTGTCTGAATTTCTACCTTTTACACCTACAGGACATTTAAAACCATATTTTTCAATAAAATCTTGTCCATCAATATTTTTTATTTTTATATTTTTTTTAGATAAATTAATAATCATTTTGGCTAATTGATTAATACTAACCATTTCTTCTGAACCAATATTTACTGGCTTATTAAATTCACTATTCATTAATCTAATTACAGCTTCAACACATTCATCAATATATAAAAATGATCTAGTTTGTTCTCCATTACCCCATATTTCAATTTCACCACCATCCGGTGTTTCTGCAACTTTTCTACAAATTGCAGCAGGTGCTTTTTCTTTTCCACCACGCCAAGTGCCATGCGTACCAAATATATTATGAAATCTTGCTATTCTAACATTTAAACCATAGTTTCTATTAAATGCTAAATACAGTCTTTCACTAAATAATTTTTCCCAACCATATTCACTATCTGGTGCTGCTGGATATGCTGATGATTCTTCACAATTTGGATTGTTAGGGTCTTCTTGATTATATGCTGGATACATACATGCAGAGGAACTATAAAATATTTTTTTTACGCCTTTTTTAATTGCTTCAAATGCCACATTTAAGTTTATTAATGCGGAATTATGTATAACATTAGCATCATTATCACCAGTAAATATATAACCAGCACCACCCATATCTGCTGCTAGTTGATATACCTCATCAAAAGAGTTTTCATTATCATCTAAAGATGTTTGAGTTGGTGAAAACATAACTCTTGACACTAAACCAATATCACGTAAATCACCCAAAATAAACTCATCGCAAATTTCATCTTCACTGAAATATTCATGTTTTTTAATGTCCACAACTCTAACCCAATTGCCTTGGGTTTTAAGTTTTTTTGCTAAGTGACCGCCAATAAAACCTCCACCGCCTAATACTAATATTTTTTTCATTTCATGCATTATATTATTTTAATAGTTATTTTTCTTTAAATAAAATCCATCACCCCAAGAAATACCATCCCAACTTGTTTCAACCAACTCAAATCCGAACTGTTTTAAATATTCTGATACTTGATTAACTGTACTTGATCCTACATAATCTAAACATTTTTGTGGTACTTCTCTATTTATTTCACATACTATGTAATCAATTTTTTTCAATGTCTCATATGATCCTTTTAACACTTCTAATTCATATCCTTGAACATCAATATTAAGAAAATTATATCCAACAAAATTAAAACTATCTAAACGTTTCATTTTCACAATCTCTTTAGTACTGAAAGGTACATTAATATAGTTAGAACTAGGCTGTAATATTGATGAACATCCATAAGCATCAGCATCTTCAATAAACATTTCAATATCCTTATCTTCATTACCTAGTGCATAATTATAAAGAACACTATTATCTTTTATTCTTTCAGATAATACTTTAAATGTTTTAGCTACTGGCTCAAAATAAACTATATTACTTACGTTTAGTTGTTTATATGTTTGATGTTCTTCTGCAAAGTGTGCCCCAATATGAATAATACCATCAATCTTTATATTATATTTTTTACTTAAATTAATTAAATTTAATAACATCTTTATTCTATTTAAAATAATCCTCTATGTTTAATATCTATTTTATTTTCTAATAAAATTGGTTCTAACTCTTTTTTATATTCCTTATAATTCCATTTACCTCTAACAACAGCAGTTGCGATATATGGATATGTAATACTATCATAATGATTAGAACCTCGTTTTGGTTCACCATTATAATTATACAATCCTTTTAATTTTAATTCAATAATTTTATTACGATAATTATCATTCTCAAGCCATTTATTCTCTTTTACACTATTCATTATTTTAATGAAATCAGCAGTTTTCCAAATAGTTGCTTGCATTGAAAATATATTAACATTGGTTGATTCTATTTCATAGATATTTTTATAAATCATTTTATTATTTAATTGACCGGATTTTAACAACCTAACAAATGAATAATCAGTAGTTTCCAATATTTTTCTATATTCATTCAGTTTTTCAGTATCAACATTACTATATAAGAAAAAATCTTCTTGTAGATATATGAAATAATCTGATTTAAATTTTTTCAATGCCTCAGTCCACACCACGTAATAAGGATCACTATTTTCATATGTATATATTTCAACATTAGAATCAACCTTTGGTATATAATCACTAATTACCTTTAGTGGGTATTTAGAATATTTTCTATTTTGCTTATAGAACGGTATAAAAACATCTGAACAGTTTTTATTTGTGTAAACAATTTCTACCATATACAAATCTTGTTTAAAGTGTCAGCACCACGTAAATATCCTCTTGTTGCACCCAAATTCATTAAATTATCTAACGTTGAACCAACATCTAAATATGTATTATTCGATGATGTTTTAAAACATTCATATATTAATATATTTGAAAATGGCCCTGCACAAAAAAGAAATAAATGATTATTAATTTTATTATTAAAAATGTAATTCTTAATTTCTGTAACTAAACCATAGTCAGACATCCATGCATTTGTTCCAACAGTAAATGTTTTTACTATTTTTTTATTAAATGGTAGTTGATTTACGTTTGCTTTTTTATTAACAATCATAACAACATTGTAATTATTGAATAGTGGTATTATTTCATTTTTAAATTGTGGGTAATTTGAATTAACAAAAATATTACCCCAAGTTAAATTTTCTTCCTTTTGATCAACCAGTTTTTTTAATTTTTCGTGCTTTTCATTTCCAACACAACATCTACACGCTATTCCTACATAATAGTTGTTAGCACGATGTTTTGCAGACTCTAATAGTTTATCCCTAAAAAATTTATGTTCTGGAAGATTTGGATCATATATGAACTCACCATTTAATTTTTTTCTAATATCAATGAATTCATTAAATAATATTATCATTTCTCCATCATTATTTCTTGAAATAGCAAATGGATTATGATTCGATATCATATCTTTAAATTTTTTAAAGTGGTCTTTAAAATTTTTATTCATTACTTAATGTTATTTACTGTCTTCCATCCTTTATTAATACAACTTATACATACATCACTTCTTTCATTGAAGTGAGTATTCTTTTTCCATGATGCGTTAGTGTCGTTACCAATATCCATACCAACACTATAAATACAACTCCATAAATTTTTATTAGATTCTGGATGCGGGGGTACGAATGTATTTATTCCTCCATATTTTTGAGCAAGAAATGAAAACATTATATCTTCACCATTATTCCAAGTTACAGGCTTTTCATACCATAAATATTTCGTCCATTCTTGTCTAAAAAACCACGCATGACCAACTAAGTCAACACGTTTGACTGTATCAGAGTGCTCTGCATTCCAACCTACTTTAATATTAGGTAAATACCCTTTACCTTTTAAAATTACACCACTACCACCTATAATGCCATTAGTTAATGGATTTTTTATTGTATTTAAACAATTTTTAAACCAATCCTTTTCAGGAATTATATCATCATCAAAAATTGCAACAAATTCAGTTTTAACTAGTAGTGGTATTGTAAACCTACCCCAAAATTTAGTATTCCAACTACATTGATATGTATTGATCTTCTTATCAGCAGGTAATTGATATGGTACATCACCATTATTATACCAAACATGAATATTTTCACTCAATATAGGTATTGATTGTTTTTTAATAGCCTCAATTTGTTTCTCCAACATATGAGGTCTTTTATAAACATTTATTATTACACTAATCATATAATCTTTCCAATAAATTTTTGAGTATAAACACCACTTTTTCCGTTTTTTCTATGATCACTATGTAATTTTGAATCATTATTTCCATCATGGTATACTAATGACACATCAGTTCTATAAACCTTACCACCAATATTAGTTATTCCTGATTTTATTTGATTCCATGTTCTTACTGTTTCACCAGTTTTTTTTACTATATTAGCATCAACTGGTTGCATACCGTATCCCATAAATTTTATTACATTATAATCTAATAAAACTATACCATCAACATGATTAGTTTTCCACCAATATTCATATTCCGACACTTTATCAAATGACCATAAGTGTGGTGCTATTGCAACAACACTACCATCTCTATTTTTATTTTCAAAATACAAATCAACTATTTTATCAATAAATCCATCACATAAAATAAAATCATCATCAGTTTGTAATACACAATGTGTTTCAATTTTTTTCAAGTACTCCCACAACTGATTATAACAATACCAATGTTTAACTTTACCATTAGGTATATTATTTTTTAAATAAACTAAGTTAGGATAATCTGATTCATATATATCATATCTTTTATCATTTGAACCATCATTTAATAAAATGATTTTAAATGTATATTTAGTTTTCTGACTATTAAATTGATTTATCAATCTATTTGCTTTATCAAATCTATTATGTGATGGTATGCAGATCACTAAATCATAATCAACAACACTTTTTTTGATGTAATTATATGTTGGTACTTTTATTGCCCTTTTTTCAAGCCTTGATGATATACTTGTATAAGTATTAGTACTTCGTAATCTAAATACTTGATCGTTCTTTTTATTTATAACTTTTTGTTCATCTTGTTGAGTAGTTATTTTTTTCTGTACCCTAACTACCTGATCTATTTTTTTATCAATTACTTTAGTTGATTCCTTTTTCTTTTTTTTAGCTACAACATTATTATCATTTGACTTACCAATAATTATCTTTCTACCAGAACCAGAGATATCTATCTTCTTCTTAATAATAGTTTTTATGTTCTGTTTTTTAGCCATTACATTCCTAAATTATGTTTTCTAATTATAGCAAGAATAGCTTCCTGTTCATTATTAGAATTTGATGTAATTCCTTCATCTAAATAGTATGCAAAAAATTCATTATCAAATACTGCAACACCTTCAATACCTCTATTTAATAGAGTTAACCACAAATCCCAATCGTGAAAGCGTTTTAAATTTTCATCAAACATTAGAAAATGTTCTCTTCTAATTAATGACATAGTTGATATATAATTACCTCTTTTTAGATTTTCACCATTAAATGACATTGTTCTAATATCATAATTTTTACCCATTGGATGGGTATGTGTTAATACTATTCCCTTATACCCTGTGTAGGCATAACCAGCATTTTTATGATTATTTAATGCTTCAAGTAATTTTAATAAAAAACTTTTAGGGAATAGAATATCGTCATCGGCAAACAAAATATATGGTTGTGTTGATTTTTTAAATCCATCATTTCTTTTTTTACATGCGCCACCATTATCATTATTTATAATAATTTCCTTTGCTCCCATTGACTCTATTAATGGATAAACAAATTCATTAAAAAATTTTTCTCTCTTAGGTGATAATGGAACTATTACTGATACTGGTAATCCATCATCATATGTTATTATATCAATCATACGTGTTTCCAAAATTTATTCTTATTATTTACAATATTTCTAATCATATAAATATATTCCCACTCATCATTCATTGTTGATAAGCAATCAATATTTTAATATAAAAAATCATATATAAGTTTTCTATTCACAATTTTAATAATCAATATAAATTTTTACACAATTATTATTTTCCATAAGATATATAATATCCTCATTTATGTTTGATTCAACTATAGTATAATTCATATCTATTGTAGAAAATAAATTTATATAGTATCTATCAGAAATATTTTGTTCAACAAAATACATTAATTTAGAATTAACTAAAACATATGTATCATGTCTTATAAACTCACCTTCTATTTTATCACCGTCTAATCCTTGTTGTTTTAAACAAACTTGCATTAATGCTATTAATGCGTTTAATACTGTAAATGAAAAATGAGTATCTATAATTTCTTCTTCCCTGCTTATAAAATTATCAAAAAATAAATTATTAAATTTTGGTAAATATGAAAATGTCTTATATAAGACACATCCTTTTATGTTAATTTTCTCTTTTTTCATTACAATATTGTATAACAAACTTTTCAAATTCAAATCCTTCAATTTCAGGATATGAATTTAATAATTCAGATACCTTTACAGTCTTTCCATTTATATAAAAAACAATATCATTTGACCAATTATCACCAATATCATTACCAATAGTTAAAAAACCACCTGAAGACAAAAACCATTTTTTATTATATGATTTACATATATCATCAACTCTTTTTCTGATATATTCACTACATGCTTCAAACCACAAATCAGATAATACTAGTTTATTATATTCCTATAGTATCTCTTTACGAACACACTCTTTAGCATATTCAACATCAGTTACTCTTTTAAGTAATTCTACTTGTTCTTTTAATTTATCTACTTCTGATTGACTTTGCAACATCAGAACTAATATATGTTGATGCATCCTGAACATTTGTGGTTCTATATACAACTCCTGTACCTATTAAATCTTCATTCATATTATTCTTCAATTATTTCAATATCTGATAGTTTCCAAGTCCCTATAAATCCATTTGACATTTCACCCTGAATACTATCATTTTTAATTTTAAGAATCTCACCAGTAAATCCATTCCATACAGGGGAATTTTTAACTATAAATTTGCTTCCACTTCGTTCAATTATAGTTTTATGTTTTTTTTCTTTCATACTTGTGCTGGTAATTCATCAGCATATTGTATTGCAAATTGCTGTCTGTTATTCTCCCATTCCTGATTGGTCATACCAACAGAACGGTGAGTTATTCTTATATCAGTAATAACACCAATATTACATCTATCTAAATAATTTGGAAAACAAAATGATAAATCATAGTAATGAAATCCTTTAAATGATTCATCAAAATTATGTTCAATTTCTTCTGGATCAATTGCCATAAATAATCCATCTATAAGAACAACTGGTTTAACACCAAAATGAGGCTCACTATATCTACTCTCCCACTTTCTGATCCCATTATCATGATTTACTATGCCAATCATTTTAGTGAAATTCATATTTTTACCAGATGCATCTAACCACCAGCAACCATGAGAATTAAGTTCGGTTGAACCAGCAACACCAATAATCTGATAATTATTCTGTTTTTTATTAAAGTGATTTAAGAGAATTTTACCCCAATCCTTAGTATCAAATTCAATATCATTATGACAAAATACAAATATTGCATCCCTTTTATCTAATTCGTTTAGGGCTTTATTGTAAACCTCAGTAAGTGAGTATTGATTATAGTTTTCATACGGATGAATAGTAACCTCAAAACTATTAGATTCACCAATAGTTTGGTAAATATGATCATTGAATTTATTATTCAATGGTACTCCTAAATGAGAACTATAAATAACCCGAATTACACTTTTCATACAAGCATCAAATATAAATAAAAATTTGGTACTTGTAAAGTATTATTGAGTTCTTATTTCCTGTAAACCTGTTTCATATACAGATTTAACTCTTTCTAAAGGAAATGGAATACGAATTAAAGTACCATCAGGAATATCAAATTCTGAAATATATTCTGGATTAGCAAATAGGATAAAAAAATCATAAAATGGGTCATTATAGTATCTTTGAGATATCTTATCCATTCTACTTCTACCTTCATTCCATATTTCATACTTATCTGTAGTAGCTACAGGGATTTGAATAAATGGTAATTGATCAATATTACCATCTTTATTAATAAAAATTTCGTATCTATTATATGTATTTCTTATCATAAATTATTCTGTTTGATTTTCAGTATTTTTTGGGTCATTAGTACCATATTGTAAATTTTCATATTTTTTTGGTAAAGCATATATACCTTTGTCATAATATGTTGAGTTGGCATAATAATTAAATCCAATAGCATTTTGAAGTACATCAATAGGGCCTTTCAACGATTGACCACCAATTACCTTCATTGACATAGATACATCACATATCATAAATTGCATACCCATACCTTCAGGGTTCATATCCCAAGGAGCATCACTATAACTAAAATTAATACTATCGATAATAACTTTAGTGTGGAAGAAGTCACCAAGACGTAATATACATACTGGTTGACGACCAAATACTGAATTTTTACTACTTAAATCTTTACCATTTTGACTTTTCATTCTCATAGCTGCACCTTGACGAACACATTGTTGTAGAAATGTTAATCTCTTGTGAAAGTCTTCGGGTGTTTGAGAATAAAATACGGGAACAAATTTATTTTGACGAATATAATCAAAACCTTTTGCTTGACCATCTTCAATTGTAAAAGGATTAAAAACACAATTAGATGCAAATCTTTCATTTGCTTTTATTTCAGCAATACTTTTTTCTAATGATTCCTTTTGCTGAATTAATAAATTAATTTCTTCTTGATTTGGATTTTGTACTGATTCTTCGGATGGGGTTGTAGTACCTTTATTTATAAAACTAACTGTTGCAAATCTAGCTTTTTTAGAATCAATACTATTAATATTTGTTACTGCTGATGTTGATGGCGGTGCTAATAAACTACTATTGCTTTCTGTTTCTAATACTGTAGCACCAAGTTCCTCTAATGATTTTGAAGTTTCAAAAATTATTTTAGCTCTTTCTCTAATATAATTCAATAATGCATCTGCTCTTCTCTTACCTAATCTTTCATTATAATCAAATTCTTGTGATCTTCTTGCATATAATTTAGAAGCATTACCAACAACAAATATTTCAATCGTTGATATTACTCCATCATTTTTTATGATATTTAATATATTATCAATTTCATCAGTAAATGATATATTTAATAAATCATCAGAATTAATACCATATTTTGAAGGTTGACTGCTCCCAATTTCATATTCTCTACCACTATTATTTTTTCCTAAAATATCATTATTAACTGAGGTTTTTTCAGTACCAACTTTTGGAATATCATTTGGAAAAAACAAATTAATACTTCTAGGTTTAAATTTTAAATTTTTTATAACTACAGTATCATTTTTTAAATTAGTAATATCTGCAATTGTTTCATTTAATTCTTTTTCTTTATCAGAAAGATTATTGGTTGTTATTGATCTTGCTTGACCACCAAAAGCAAAAAAATCAGCAAATTCTTTATGACTATTAAATCCTTTTACTTGGGGAGGATAATCAATAATTAATTTAAATGAAAGTGTTGTACTTCTTTCAGAAAAACCATACGTATACATTGGTTCATTTCTACCAATAAAATTAACTTGTTCCCATTTAGCGGTTGCTTGTTCTTCTAAATTAATATCATATGGTGCAAACCACATTAATCTACCAAAATTTTGACCAATCTCACATTTAGGTAAAGTAATATTTGGTAAACCATCAGGTAATCCTACAATATCACCATTTTCATTTAATTGAAATGCTAAGTTCTCGATTGAGAACATGACTTTCTTATTAATAGGATTATTAATATCGTTACTGTTTGTTGGAGTTATATTTGGTATAACTCTATCATAAATAACAGAATCAGGATTACCATTATATACTACATTACCTTCAAATCTAATTGCTTTAGCAAATCGATCATACTGATCTAGTACTGTGTGTTGTCTTAAACCTTCTTTACCTCTAAATCTTTCTATTGCAGTATTTGGAGCAGTATATAATGCACTTCCATTAAATCCCATTAACTTACCCTTACCATTAATATCTATTTTTCTATAAAATTTCTTTCTTGTTTGGTCTATTATATTACCACCATAAGCATTTACTAATTGAGCAGTATGCTTTAATAATCCAATTCTTGAACCAAAATTATTAATACTTTGACTATCAACTTTATAGTCTCTTGAATATTTCTGTACTTCTAAAGTATCATTACTTACATCAGTTTTACCCCAAATTATTTGGTTATTATCTTCATAATGTCCATTAGGTCTTCTTTCAAAATAATCAAATTCATCAGTAAAAATATTATTGTCAGTATTACCTAAAGCATTTATAAATTCTTGATTTAATCCAAATTTTTTATCTAATGAACTACCATATTCCTGATATGGAGAATTATTTTTTGATAATGATCTTCTTGCTTCTGATTGAGCAAATCCTACATTAAAATCAGCTTCAAATTTGTATGGTGCATCATTACTAAAATATCCTTCTGATTTAGCATATTTAGATAACATTGAAAAACCTTCTCTTTCTAATGTTTCATATATTGTGGCAGATGAATTTCTATAGAAATTTCTACCTAATGTATCTGATAATAATGATAATTGACCTTTACCTGTATTAAGAATATAATCAACATCAGTACTTGAAGGAATAAATGGTGATTGACGTAAATTTGTACCTGTTAAAGTCTCAAGTATTCTTCCTATATTGGATTGTTGTTCATCTCTTGTTATACGATAATCAATTTTTCTTAATGCAAACTTCGTATTTGGATTTTTGTCAAATAAATTTTTTAAACTGAATGTAGGTATTATTTCTGCAGAACCTTGAGAAACTATTGTTTGGGATAATTGTTTACCTAATTGAACTAATCCAATTTGTGCTATTGGAGTATTTGGCCCAATTACTCTACCCAATACTGTGTTGGTAACATCAACCGCTTTGAATGGTAATGCTATATTTGCTAATGCATTTACTACGTCAACAATTGCTGGATTGTCAATTTCATATACATTATTTGGAGTATATAAGTTCTTGGCTAAAAGAGTGTTTCTTATACTTGTTGTTACGGTATTGGTTTGTAATCTTGACATATTTTATCTCAAATGATCCATTTCGGATATTTTCTATAATACCCTTTGAGATAAATACTTTTTTAAAAAAAATAGAAATAAAACTTGACTTTTTATACTTTACGAAGTAGAATATAAAAAACACCAAAAATTAACTATTTTAATAAAATTTTATAAATTTACTAAAATTCAAAAAAAAATATGAGCAAAATAGTGCGCCTTAGACTTCGACATTATGAGATAGCCATACATCCTCTTTGCTTCTGTTTTGTTTTTTTATTATTTCCAAAAGCCTTCATACGTTGCTATCGCAAATTTTGGCGAAGTTACGAAAAAAAAATGACATAATCAAGTGATTTTCATATTATTTTTTACATAATTTAATGATTTTTTTTTATTTTTTAGTTAAGAAATCTATACCACTTGACAAATTTAAGATTTGACTGTAACTTTGATTGAAATAACATTTCAATCAATTTCCTTAAGCTCTTCCTTTTTGTGCGTATATTGAAACATCAGCTATTTGTCTAGCCATATTACTTGCCATTACTCTACCATCCATATTAATCACGGTATTAACATTTAAAGCAACTTCTTTCTTATCGAATTCAACTTTTAATGGTTTATTAAACATTTGTGCTAATTGAGATAATGCACTATTATTTGAAACATCGGCAGATGCTATTGTTTTAATAGCATTAGCTGTAGCAGTAAAATTAGATGCATCAGCAGATAATACTGTTCCAATATTTTTAAATGCATTACCTATACGTTCCATATCAGAACCATACATAGATAATAACTTTAATACTCCAGTAAGAGCAAGTAAACCAATTAAGCCTGTAGTACTTAGAATCATTAATGATGATGCAATTCCAGCAATACCAATAGCTGATTGAACAATAGTATTTGGATCAATAGCTTTCATTAGTGATGACATACCTTCTGCCATATATCCAATACCAGCAGCAGCAATACCGACACCAGCACCTATCATAAGTACTGCACCACCAAATGCTAACATTGGTACTTTAACAGCACCAGCAACAGTACCAACAATTGTTAATCCAACAGCAAATACCCCAAACATTATTGTCATTTTAGTCATTATATCTTTTAAAGTATCTAATTGTTCAGTATTTAAATTTTTTAAACTTTCAGACATTTTACCTATACCAAGAGCAGCAAATGCAATACCCGCACCAAACATCATCATTGCAGCACCAGCAGCAAGAATTGTTTTAGGATCAATTTTTTTCATTTGTTTAGTCATGTTTTCTGATACCCCACCACCTGTTGCTTTTTTAGCCACAGCACCAGCAGCACTTTTTCTTAATTTATCACTATGAACACTACCACCTTTTTGAGTTACAGCACTTGTAACCCCTTTTCCAACAACACCACCAATAGATTTAATTCCTGATATTGATTTTACAATAGCAACAGCACCAAGTAATAATGCTGCAGTGCCACCCATTAATTTTTTACCCCATTCAGGAACTGAATCAAATACACCGCTAATAGTTTTCATTATAGGTGCAATAAAGTCAAGTACTTGATTTATTCCTTTTAACATTGGTAGTAATGCAGCCTTTAATCCTTCGACAGTTGCTTTTAATTGTTCATCAAAATTTTGTGCTGCTTTAGCTCTATCTTCTAATGAAGTTTTTTGTGATTTTAATCCCTCAATTTCTGTTTTGTTAAGTTTAGATAATTCCTTTTTCTGATCATTAACCATTACATAGAATTTACCAGTATTCTTTTCAAATTGAGCCATACCTTCAATTAATTCACGATCATCAGTATTAAGAATACCGCTACCAGATAATTGTCTACGCATCTCTTGTATCTTAGACATTTGAATTGCTTGCTCAGTAAGTTCTTCAGTTGACATACCAAGTGCTTCTGCTGCTTTAGCAAGTACATCTCTTGATTGTGGAGATGTTAAATCAAATTCAAAACCTTCAGATGTTTTACGTAATGATGCCATTCCTTTAGTCATTTCATTAATTGACTGCATGAATTTTTTAGGATCATTACGTGATTCATATAACATTTTAAATGGATCGGTTTTAGCAAACTCACCACCCAATACTTGTAATTTAGATGCTAATTCAACAGCACCTTCAAGTGTTCTGGCTTTATCAGCAGCATTTAAAGTACTTTGCATACTAACTTTAAATTTCTCTGAATACATTGCCATATCAGACATACCAGCAACACCTGTTTTAAATCCATATGATGCAAATCTCTTAAAATTTGTATTCATAGTTTTTAATATCTTATTACTATTTACACCGAATTTTTCAGATGAGTCTACAACATTCTGTACCATTTTAGCTGTATCTTCAGCATTAGTACCAACTAATTCCATATTACCTAAAAGTTCTCCAGCACCTTGAGCACCCAATGATGTACCTTTAGCAATTTGTGTTGCTGCAATAGCAGCATCTTTATATAATAAAGTTTGTCTACCAGTTAAATCAGAATATGTTGTTTGCATTTCTGATAGTTCTTGTAAATTAGAACCAAGATATGCTAATTGAACTGCTGAATCTTCAAAATTCTTACGAAGTCTTTCAGCGTTTTTTCCTGATAATCCTAAATTAAGATTTGCTTGTCTGATAGCTTTATCAGATTGCATTAAATATTCTAGATAGGATAATGTATTAGTTTTAATGCTTTCCCATAATTTTTTCTTTAATTCTTGTTTTTTTATTTGTTTTTCTAATTCACCTGTATGCTTACCAAGTAATTTAAGTTGTTTTTCTTCTTCTTTAGTTAAATCTCTACCAGTTTTTAGTACATCATCAGTAATTCTATTAATTACATTATAATTTTTTTTAATTTGTCTATTAATAGATTCAAGTTTTTTTTGTTCATTTGATATACCAAATACTGCTTGTCTTTCTTCATCAACAAGTGCATTTATTTTTTCTTGAAGTTCAATTTTTCTTCTTAATTCATCATTTGAATTAGCCATAGTATTAGTATATTACTTCTAATAAATACCTTTAAAATAAAAAACCCTTCAAATTCGAAGGGTTTAACTTATTATCTCTTTCTTATACCAGAAACTGATTGAGTTTTATTCTTTCTGGCTTGTTTTTCATACATTTCCTTAGTCTCTTTGGCTTCTTTTTCAAGAAGATGAAGATAATATCTTCTTTTCCAGACTGGAATATTTTCTATATATTCTGAAGCAAATTTACCATGTTTGGTTAGCAGGTAAATCTCCTGAATTACCATTTTTTTATAGTCCCCCGCTAAAGACTTGGGAAAAAAAAATCAATACCCATTACAATTGGAGCTTTAAATGTATTTCCAGCAGGTGAAGTAAACTGATAATTCATATCAACACCGGGACTTACCTCAAGTATCTTTCTTCTCAATGTTAATGAATCCAAAGCTGGCATAGCATCGATAAATCTACTGATATACATTTTGTCTCTTTTACCATCAATTTCGGTAACTTGTGTTTTAAGTCTAAGAGTATTCAATTCGTTATAATCTTGATTATATGCTTCTTTCATTGCATCAGCTTTCTTAATCACCTCATCAATTTCTCTTGAAGTTAGCATTCTGAATTTAGCAACCTTTTTTCTCATTGGTAATTCAACAGTAAATTCACCTTTTTCATCAGGAAATTCAGTAATTTCCCTGTTTTTTAATTTAGTTAAATCAATGGTAGCCTTAAATTGTTTTCCAGTAAATGGATCAGTTACATTAACATCATAATCCTTACCATAAGATGATGCTCTTAAGAAAATAAGAATAGCATCCTTATCTCCAACCAATAGATCACCAACACTAATGTTTGGTGTTTTTATTTTACGTTTAAGAATAACATCCAAAACAGTTCCATTTTCAATAAGTGCTGGAGTTGTTAAGATGTCTTCATCTTTTGAAGTTAAGTATTCTACCATAACTTCATTAATTCTATTTTTATAGAATAATCCTTTAGATGGTAGTTTAACAGTATCAACACCAACAAGTAAATCTGGATCACCTTCAGTTGTTGTTCTTTTAATATATTCATCAACATTATCAAATTTTGGCATCTGAGGGGTTACATCACCATTAAATTGATTTTCAGGTAAACCTGATTGAGATAGTTTTACATTTTCAGTTTTACTTACAACTGCAGCATTAGCTTCCTCTTTTTTAGTATAATAGTTTTTAAGAGATTCGTTTAATAGTGGTTCTTGATTCATATTTATAATTTATTATAAAATATTATTATTTGTATTTATAAATAGTGAATTTTAAAAAAAAATGTATAAAAATTCAAGATTTTTAGTTAATATTTGTATAATACATATATAAACATGATATTTTAAATGGCTAAGAAAAAAAGGGATCAATCATTAACGTTATCACAAGAAGACATTAACAAACAAGCAAAAGACTTGATTAATAACATTGTGATTTCAGATGTAAAAATACATGCTAAAAATGAAAGTCAGAGAAAATTAATTAAATTGATAAATGAAAAAGAAATAACGATTTGTGCAGGGCCTCCCGGTTGTGGGAAAACTATAGTATCATTAGGAATGGCACTATCATTATTAAAAAACGAAGAAAATAATTATAGAAAAATTTATTTAGTAAAATCAGTAACAACATTAAAAGGCGAAGAAGTTGGTTTTTTAAAAGGTGATTTAAGTGAAAAAATAGAACCTTTTATGTGGAGTTTTCTTCTTAATGTTGACAAATTGGTTAGTGGCAATGAGATTAAATCATTATTTGATAGTGATGTTATTAGACCATTTCCATTAGCATATATTAGAGGTACTACACTGGATAATGCAATTGTAATAATTGATGAAGCTCAAAATATTACAATTGATAATGCAAGAACAATACTTACTCGTATTGGTGAGAATTGTAAAATGATATTATTAGGTGATACCAATCAAATAGATTTAAAAAATAAAAATGAAAGTTCATTAGAAATTTTAATTAAAATGTTTGAGGATAGTAATAAAATTGGTGTACTAAAAATGGATGCTTCAGATGCAAGTATTCGTAATCCAATTATCAATTATATTGAAGAAGGATATAATAAATACTTTCAAGAATTAGAAAAGGAAGGAAAGTCAGCTAAAAGGGGTTTTATAAATGGATAATTTAATATTAGTTTATTATATAGGTACAGCTTTTTTTCCAGAAGATAAAATAGAGCAATATGTATCTCTAATTTTAGATAGAGTAAAATCAGAATCTAAATTTGTTGGTGAAATAATTGTTATTCCAACAAAACAAGTCGATACTAGAATAGAATGTATAAATCCAAAATATATTACTGATGCTGAACTCATTAAAGAGCATAGATTAAAAATGGATGAATTACAAGAATATTTAAACCATTACATTAATGAATTAAAACCAAAAGAAGATGATGGACAACAATGAATTACCAGAAGATAAAAGAAATATGGTTCTAAAAAAAATATATGAACGTTTATCTGATAAATCTGTAAAAAAAGAATTACATGATTCAATTAAAAAAATTGAAGAAATATATGGTTATCCGATAGATATTGCATTAATTGTTGCAGATTTAGATGATCCATTAGGTGTAGATACGTTTAATGAAGATTCATATAATTATAGTATGGATATGAATTATGATGAAATGCTTAAAAAGCCTAGTGATGAAACAATGAAACTATCTGAGTTAAAAAAATTCTTATCTGAAGAAGACCCTGATTTAAAAATTTGTATTGATCCAATCTATTTAAAACAAGGTATAAATGAAATTAGAAATGTTTTATTAACAACATATGATGATAAAGTAATTATAGTACCAAAATCAATTTAATAGTATGAATAAACCAATAATAGGAATTGATATAAATGAAATAATTAGAGGAAGATGGCAAAAGTTTGATCAATGCTATGTTTCTGAATTTGGTATAGATGGAGTAATTGAACCATTTGATACATTTGATTTTAGAAATCATTATAAATTTGAAAATATCATTCAAACAACTAATTTTTTAAATGAGGAATTACCTGAAGAAGTATCACCACTTGAGTATATTGTAAATCCAAAAACTAATGAAGCACCAGTAGATGCTTTTGCATTTAAATCTGAAATAGAAAATATTAGTTCGAATGCAGCATATAAAAAATTTTTATATGAAGATTATGTATTTGAAATTTTTGGTGCAGCACCATTATTATATAAAAATGTTGAAGTTGATTTTGAAAAATTTTATAAAAAATATAAAGACACTTTTGACATTAGAATTATTTCTAAAGAAAATATATTATCAATTCCGTCTACATTATTTTTTTTAAGCAAAGCTATATCAAGATATATGAGTTATCATTTTTTTGAAGATAGTAATGTTATTTGGAATATGATGGATTGTATTATAACAACAGACCCTGAGTTAATTAAATCAAAACCAATAAACAAAAAAGTAATTAAATTTAATCGACAATGGAATGAACAATTAACTGGAGATTTAAATGTTACAAGTATTATTGACATATTAAATTATAATGATATTGAAAAATTATTTCAGACAACAGAACAAAAATTATTACAATAATAAAAAACTATAAACTAAAATGGATCAAAGAGAAGAACAATTAAATCAAGTAGAACTTGAAAAATTAACTAAAACTGTAGAACTATTAAAGACAAACAAAAGCAAATTCATGTTTTTTGTTGCTAATACTCCACAACCATCAGCAGCAATACATGAAATTTATTTTCATGCTAATGTTGTGAAAAAAATGGGATATACTGTTGTAATATTAACAGATACGGAAGAATATACTATTCCATCATATCTTGATACCGAATTAGTTCAGGTACAACATATGTCAATGACTAAAGCACAATTAACGGTTGGCCCTGAAGACGTATTGGTTATTCCAGAAATATTCTCAAATGTTATGGAACAAACTAAAAACTTGCCATCCATTAGAGTAGCATTTGTTCAATCAATTGATTTTGCATTAAATGCTTTAGTGCCTACAATGGATTGGAGTTCATTTGGTATTAAAAATGTACTTACTACTAGTGAACAACTAAAATCTTTAATTAAAGATTATTTTGGACAAGATAAATTTGATATTAAAACATATACAATTGGAATTCCCGATTATTTTAATTCATCTAAAGAACCAAAAAAACCAATAATTTCAGTTGTTAGTAGAAATGCTAATGATGTTACTAAGGTTATTAAATTATTTTATTTAAAATATCCTCATTATAGTTGGATTGGTTTTGATACTATGCAAACCGAATCAAAACCGCCTCAACCAATGAAAAGAAAAGATTTTGCAGAAAGATTATCTAAAAACTTTGCCGCATTGTGGATTGATCGTTTATCTAGCTTTGGTACATTTCCACTTGAATGTATGAAATGTGGTACAATACCTGTTGCATTACTACCAGATGTAACTCCTGAGTATTTAATTGATCGTGAAAAGAATGAATATGTACAAAATTCTGGTGTATGGACAAACGATCTTTATGCATTACCTAAGTTAATTGGTGATGTTATAACTAAATTTTTAGATGATAATATTTCAGATGAAACATATATAACAATGCAAGAAATTGTATCAAAATATTGTGTTGAAAAGTCAGAGTCTGATTTATCAACATACTATAAATCATTACTAGACGAAAGACTTCAAACACTTGAAAAAGAAATTGAAGCTCGTAAAGGTGCTGTAAAATTAGTTGAAGTACCACAATCATAACATTATTTAAAATAAAATATAAACATGGAATTATCTGTAATTATACCAGTTCACGAATTTGATGAAACTGTAGAAAAATATTTAAAAACTGCACTTGATTCAGTAAAAAATCAAGAAGAAGCTAATAATTTATTTCCTGCTGTTATTATTGTATCAGCATCAGAGGTAGTTAAAAATAATATTGATGAATTAATTTCTAAAATAGAATTACCATTTACACCTCAAACAATTATTAATCAAGGTAACACATCTTTTCAAGGTCAAGTAAATTTTGGTGTTAATAACATTAATACAAAATATTTTACAATACTTGAATTTGATGATGAATTAAGTATTAAATTTTTGAAAAATTATAAAAGATATACCTTTGCATATCCTGACATTGATTTATTTATGTCAATTATTGTTGAAGTAAATGAAGAAAATCGTCCACTTAAATTAACTAATGAACCAGTATGGTCAAAGCAATTTGTTGGAGAAAATGGTATTATTGGTTATTTGAATGCTAAAGCACTTTCACAATATACTGATTTTAAAATTGCTGGTTCAATTTTTAAGACAGAAGAATATAAAAATAATGGCATGTTAAAAACTAAAATTGATTTAACATTTAATTATGAATTACTTCTTAGATATGTAAATATGGGTAGTAAAATTTTTGTAATACCTAAAACAATATATAAACATGTTGTAACAAGACCAAATAGTTTATTTGCAAAATATGCTACAACAATGACTTTAAAAGAAAGAAAATTTTGGTTTGAAACTGCAAAGAAAGAAAGTAATTTTAATACTGATAGAGACATTAATAAATCTGAATTATTAGTATCAGTACAGCAATAACTTAAATATGATATTTATTATGAATAATGAAAAAGGAACTAAAAAAAGTTATTGTAGAAGATACAACATCAATAGATAATATTGAAGAAGCTGATAGTAAGAATTATTTTGGGCAAAAAGAAGAAAAGGCATTAGTTGATTATATTAATAGTAAATCACCTGATGAAAGAGAAGCAATTTACAATAGAGTATTAAAAAAACCATTTCAAAAAATGGTTGAATCTATTCTTAGAAAATACCCCATTCATATTGGTAACTACGATATAAAAGAAATCGAAATGAATGGGTTGTCTCATCTAATTGAGAACATGGTTAAGTTTAATCCTGACAAACTAAATAAAATGGGTCAAAAAGTAAGAGCATTTAGTTATTGTCAAACAATTGTCAGAAATTACTTTAAGGATCATGGTAGAAAAAGTTATAAAGAAAAGAAAACAATACTCAGTTTTGAAAACTACTCTGAAGAAATATTACAAAAAGAAGAATATTTATATGAAATAGATAAAAATGAACACGATGAATTACAGCAGTTAATTAATAATGTTATTACTAAAATAAGAGAAAAAATTGATACAGATAAATCGCTAAAGAAAAACGAAATTATTGTGGGTGATGCAATAATAAATATATTAGATAATTGGCACGTATTGTTTTTAGAGGAAACAATGGAAGGTAAATTCAATAAAAGAGTTACTAATAACTATCAAAAAAATAAGATTTTATTGTTTTTAAAAGAACAAACAGGTTTATCAACTAAAGAAATTAGATTTTTAATGAAATCATTTAAAAATATCTATTTTTTAGAAAAAACCATATTTTATGATACTGATGAATAATTTTTTGGTGAAATGTATTTATTATAAATTATAGGTATATGCCAAGAATTAAAAGAAAACAAATAAAATTTGATGAAGAAAGTGCAAACAATCTTCTTCAAGAGATTTACAATGACTCACACAATATTAGAGCCAAAATCACAATGCTATTCAGAAAATGGGAAAGGTATGTTAATGATGAAACTAAAATAGCTGTATTAGGTGAACAAATAGTTAAACTAATTCAAGCCGAAGCTAAAAATCAAGATCAAAAATTACTTTTATTAAAATTTTTAAAAGAAGTTGCGTATAAAGATGTTCCTACCAAAGATAGTGGACAAGAAGATACTACCAGTGGTAGTATTTCAAACGAAAGAAGAAATGCTCTTCTTAATTTAGTTAAAAGTGAATTAGAAATTAAAAAATAATGGGTTTAATCGATGATAAAAAGGGGATATTCACCGAATTAGGTGCTTACACTTCAGTTCAAAAAAATCAAAAAAGAACTGATAATGTTAATACTTTTTCATCAATTAATAACAAAAAGGAACCAATACCTTTAATGCTTGATATAATTACAGTTACATCAGGTAGTGAAGCTGTAAAAGGTGTTTTTGGTAAAATAATGACTAAATATATTAGAAATGTAACTCCAGCATTAAAAGACGAATTAAAAAAATTAAATACATTATATAATTCTGATACTACCATATCAGGTACATTTACAACTACAGGATTTAGAACTCCAGCAAAAAATATTGATATATCGGGTAAATTTAATAATGATCCATCAAATGATGTCGGTAAATTATTATATGGTGATAATGTTAATGGTTTTGATAGAAAGTCATATGACGCAATTGCTAATCCAAATACCGATATAGTATATAATTCAAGTATGACTATTCGTTATGATGAAGTCATTGATGATTTTATATTTAAGGGAACTAACCCATCAATGACTAAAGGTGATTTTATTAATGAATATATAGATGGATTAACACTTATTGATGAAAAAGAACTTAATAGTAAAGTTCTTGATTCCATATATGGAAATATTAGTTCAAAGTCTAAAGACAATACATTAAACACTGTTTTTGAGCTTGAAAAATTTAATAAATCACTTGATAAACTTTTAGCTGAAGAAGAAGATATTGATATTTTAGATAACGAATTAGATGAAATATTAAAACTTGCAGAACAAAGATATAAAGGTGTGACACAAATTCAAATTGGTTGTTGTGATTGTGTTGATGCTTCATTAAATTTAACTGATACAGAAAATTTAATTAGTTCAGTAACAGGAAGTAGTGATCCTACATTAGTTGGTGATTTGTATGAAAATACAATAGATCAAAGCGTTACCGATCCCACGCAACAAGAGTTAAAAAACAATAATAAAAAAACAATTAAAGATGGTTTTTTTAAAAGATTAACAAATACAATAGTAAGAGCAATAATGGAAGCCATTACAACAACACCTCAAATAAGAGCATTTCAATTAATAGTTAGTGGATTTAAAAATAATGGTATTGCAACTTTAGATTCACCTATCAATGAATTAAAAAAAAATAGAAATAATGCTGATTGTTTAGCAAAAACAGCAAAAACAACAATTAATAAATTTATTTTTGACTTAGTGAAAAAAGAATTACTTAAAATTGTTGCAGTAGTTTCTGCAGTTATTTTAAGAGAAAAAATAAATCAATTTATAAGAATATTAAAAAGTTTAATTAGTTAAAATTATGATAACAGATAACAAAGTAAACAAACAACTCATTGGAGTTTATTATGTCGATGGTACAGAAGATGGAGTAAAATTAGCATTAACAAAAAAACCTAACATTATTAGAAGAATTATTGTAAGGCTTTTATTAGGTTGGGTATGGCATGATGTAAAGAAATAATATGGCAATAGATTACAGCGACATATCATCAATCATTTCTGGATTTCAAAAAGTACTTAAAATACAAACGGCTGGTGCTCCCACTGTTCTACCAGCACCAGTTGTATTTGTTGGTGTAAGAAGAAAAAGTGGATTGTCACCAACAAAAATAGCAAGTAGAATAATATCTAGAAAAAGTGAAGCTGGTTTACCTATAGGCGCATTACCTAGTGGTGAAATAAGTCCTGATGAAATAATGGAAAGAATCAGGATAGAAGAAATTATTCGTGCATTGCAGGAAGACGCTATTATAACGGTAGGAATCCCACCGGGAACAACACTTACTGCTGCTGGTGCATCACCTGCAGGGCCTGTCACTGTATTTGGTTCAACAATAACATTTACTACTGCATATGGTCAAATTCAATAATTATGTTTGAAAATTTTACTGATACTGAAATAATAAAAAAAATAGATGATACTGTTAAAGAACATGAACTAAAAAAACAAGAAATAATTAATTTAACATATCAAATTGATATACTTACATCTAATCTGGATAAATTAGAGGAGCAGTATGTTATATTAATTGATGAATTAAATAAAAGAAAGAATGGGATACGATAAGAAATTTTTAGTTACTAGTGATCCATATAGAAAAGAAACTAATAAAAACACTACAATAAGAAATATTTATTATGGTGAGGTTGTTAATGTTATCGATCCAACAGAAGGTGGTAGAATAAAAGTAAGAATTTTTGGATTAGATGATAAAACAATTAATGAAAATTTACCTTGGGCATATCCATTACTACCTAAATTTTTCCATATTTATCCAAAAGTTGGTGAAGCAGTAAGAGTTATCTTAGATGATGTTAGATATCCAGAAAAAGGTCGTCAATGGATGGGTAGTGTAATATCACAGCCACAATCAATATATTTTGATTCGTTTGCCAGTTCTTTTTCAACAACAGATTTAGCCAGAAATGCTCCAGAAAAAGCACCATCAACATTTCCAAATGCTATTGGTGTATTTCCTAAAATTGAAGACATTGCTTTAATTGGTAGAGATAATACTGATATTATTTTAAAAAGAAAAGAAATTGAATTACGTGTAGGAAAACACGAAGTAAATGATATTCTTAGCTTAAATAAAAAAAATCCGTCATCAATAAAAATGACAATTGGAGAAGATGGTTTACAATCAAGCATTGTAATGATTGCAGATAAAATTGCAATATTATCACATGATGGTATTCCAAAGTTTAAAGCATATGATATTAATTTAGAAGAAAGAGAAAAAATATTTAAAAATGGTCACCCAATGACAAGAGGTGACGTATTAGTTGAAGCCTTAGAGATTTTAAGAAAAGCCATTATTAATCATATTCACGGTTATAATGGTTTGCCAGCAAATAAATCAGGAATTATTATTGATTTAGAAAAAATCAATTTTGAAGGTATTTTACAGAAAAATATCGTTATTAATTAATTCTATCTTGATTTTGTTAGAATAAGTGTATATTATTGCATTTATCTATGATTGAGAACTTACCTATTAGCATATTTAATAAGTTTAATCACGTCAAATTTTATGATGATACACACAAATATTTTGTTGGAGATAAACAATTAGTTTCTGTAACAACTTTAATTCATAAGTACCAGCAAGAATTTAATCACCAATATTGGTCAGAATATAAAGCCGATGAATATCATCTCGATCAAAAAGAAATCGAAAGAGCATGGAATTTTTTAAATAAAAAAGCTACAATGAAAGGTTCAATAGCCCATAATTATGCTGAAAATTTGTGGAATAACAAGTTTTTTCCATACCCTAAAGAACTAGTAGTTAAAACTTTTGGATATGACCCAATTTATGAAGAATTTCTAAAAACTAAAAAATTAATAGATACTTTTTTTAAGAAGTCATATGCTACTTTAATTCCTATTAAAACAGAGTATGTTATTTGTGATGTGGAATATGGTATTGCTGGAATGATTGATCTATTGGTTTATAATGTTAAACAAAAGGAATTTCAGCTATGGGATTATAAAACAAATAAAAAACTTAATACCGAGAATAAAATGGGTGAAACACTAAAGGGAAGTCTTTTTACTCTACAGGATTGTGAAATGGAAATATATTCGTTACAATTAGGTTTATATAAAAAAATAATTGAAAAAAATACTGGTATTAAGATTGGTAAGTGCTACCTTGTATGGATATCACATAATAATGATGAACCAATTTATCTTGAAATTATGGACAGAAGTAAATATGTAGATATAATGGTCAATGAATATATTAATGAAAATCAATTAGTTAAAATACTTGACAAGTAAATTTTAATTATATATCTTTACAGTCATTAAATTTTAACTTTTAAACCCATAAAATTATGGCAACCAAAAAAACAAACAAAACCAGTACAATTTCTAAAAAAGAAAAATTGTACAACTACCTTAAGACAGGTAAAGCAGTAACTAAAAAATTGGCAAGTAGTCAGTTTAAATTGAAGAATTTGAGAGCAACAATCTCTGATCTTCGTGAAGAAGGTATTAACAATATTGAAACTTCACGTACAAAAGAAGGCGTATTGAAATATCAAATGACTCGATAATTAGTAACTGTTTATAAAAACAAAAGGGATAGCAAAACTATCCCTTTTTTTATTTTAAATGTGTGTCCATCCCATTCTTTTAATTATATTCATAATAGTTCCTTTTATTTTTTATATCATAAGATGAACCAACATAGTTTTGATTAGTAGTTATATTTTTTATTAGATAAATACCATATTTCATATAGTAAAATTAAACAAAAAGAGCATATAAATTATATGCTCTCTTAATAATTTGAATAGAAAATTCTTAATAATTAAGAATTGCCCTCCAAGGCTGTACAGTAAATGAAACCATTTGTACTGCATCAGAATCCATAGAGTTATTACCAAAATCAACACTGGTAATCATACATTGCTCCAAGAACCATTTCTCAACTTGTACACCAGTAGGATCAAGTGCTTTGATTATAAGGTTCTTCTTATAACCTGCAGCATAACCCATACGACCAGTTAATGATTCAGCATGTAAACGAACCCACTCCATAACCTGTGTTGATGTAGAAGGGCCAATTGTGTCAATCAACTTAATATCAATCGATTCCCACTTATATTTACCAGCTACATAGTTGGTTTCATTTATAAAAGGAATTTCAACTGAGTTTATAGTCATAGAAGGTCTTTTAACCTCCTGTATTTTCCATTCTTCAATACCTAATTCAGTAGGAAACTCTAAAAAGAATCTATTCTCTCTTTTTGGTTCATAATCGAAAGGTATACCACGAATAAGTTCTGCCATTTTTTATTGTATTTATGATTAAATATTATTATTTTTATATAAATACTCTACATATGGAAAAAGAAAAAATTATTGAATATTTGCTAACAGATAATAAATCAGGGTATAAAACTAAAAAAAATCATTTAGATCAAATCTTTAATGGATTAATTGATAGGATTGAGCAACATAATATGGATTTCGAATTTGATGCATCAATATCTTTTACACAAAAATTATATAATTATTTATATGATATTAAACATATACCAAAATGTGAAACTTGTGGTGCAGTAATAAAATGGAGAGGTGTTTTTAGTGAAGGATATGGCAAAAATTGTAGTAAGATTTGTAGAAATAAAAGTGTTTCTAGATTAGAAAATATAAAATCAACTAATCTTAAGAAATATGGTGTTTTATCAGTAAGTAAATTACAAAGTGTAAAAGATAAAAAAAATGAAACATATCTAAATAAATATGGTCATAAAAATATATTTCAATCCAATTTTGTAAAACAAAAAACCAGAAACACTTTAGAAAAAAAATACGGTGTAGAACATCCAACTCAATCACAAATAATTAGAAATAGAATAAAAGAAAATAATATAAAAAAATACGGTGTTGAAATACCATCTAAATTAGATTCTGTAAAAATTAAAATGAGAGAGTCTAATTTAAAAAAATATGGTGTACCTTCTGTGATGATGCTTGATTCAGTAATAAAAAAAAATGTAAAATCAAGAACAAAAAAAACAACTGAAAGATATAAAGAAATACTTGGTGATCATGTTGATATTGAGCACAGTAGAAATACATTAATAATTAAAAATCAGTGTATTTATCACACTGAATACATGATAAATAATACATTATTCTATTATCGTGTATTGGTACATGGAATAAAAAATCCTTGTATTCATTGTAATCCTATTAATTACAATGATTCTATCAAAGAAAACGAATTAAAACGCTATATTGATTCATTAGGATTTAAATCTGAGAAAAAAAGAATAGGTAAAAAAGAGATTGATATTTATATTGATGAATTAAAAATAGGTATCGAATATAATGGAATATATTGGCATAGTGAATTATTTTTAAATAATAATTATCATGTAGAAAAAACAGATTACATGGCTTCAAATGGAATAAAATTATATCATATTTTTGAAGATGAATGGTTATATAAACAAGAAATAACTAAGAGCCTACTAAAAGCAAAACTTGGTATTATTGGAAATAAAATTTATGCAAGAAAATGTGAAATAAAAGAAATTACATCAGAAATGTCTGAAAAATTTTTAAATGAAAATCATTTACAAGGATATATTAACTCATCTATTAGAATAGGACTTTTCTATGATAATAATTTGGTGTCTATAATGACATTTAGTAAAGAAAAACGAAAAAAGAAAAAAAATAAATATATTGATGAATATGAATTAGTCAGATTTGCTAATAAATTAGATACAATAGTAATTGGGGGAGCATCAAAATTACTCAAATATTTTATAAAGAAATATAATCCTAAAGTAATATCAACATTTGCAGATAGAAGATATTCAACAGGTAATTTATATCAAGAATTAGGATTTGAGTTCAAATATGTTATTGAACCCAATTATTGGTATTTTAATAAAAAGGATAAGATACGTCAGCATAGATTTAATTTTAGAAAAAGAATATTATTAAAACATGGTTTTGATAATAATAAAACAGAGCATGAAATAATGCTTGAAAGAGGATATTTAAGAATCTATGATTGTGGCAATTTAAAGTATGAAATGGTTTTAAAATAAAAAAACCTGTGGAGACACAGGTTTTTTAACATTAATTATTAACTATTAAACTTCATCGAAACTTGCTCCAGAAGGAGTAATTGTGAAGGTAATTCCAATGTATTCAACTGCTCTAGTTGGCTTAATTTGGATTTCACCATACAATTCATTTCTATCTCTAGATTCGGGACTATTATTTGAATCATCCATTTTCACTCTAAATTCCTGTAAACCTCTTTCTCTCTTAACAGTATCCAAAATAGGATTTACTTTTGATAAGAATTCATCTACAGTGGTTTGATCGTTTTGTTCAAACACCAATCTGATTGCAACGTTAGAGATCAATACTTTTAATTGTAACAATAATCTTCTAACATTAATTCTATCTAATGCTGATTCTCTTACCTGTAATGTTTTCTGTCCGAAGATTGCACTACCTACATCGGTAAAGTCAGCTACAGGGTTAATTCTGCCTTTGTATAGGATATCTCTTGCATCAAGAGAAAGTTTATATTTAGCTCTTCTTGCATCAATAATACCTCGTTGTAAACCAGCAGGTGCAAACCAAGGAAACTTAACATTATCAGTGAATGCAATTGCCTTTGCTACTTGACCAGTAGGTGGAATGTATACACTAACATTATTATCACTATCTAAAATTTTAATCCAAGGGAAATATGTTGCTGTGTAGTTACTATCAATATCGACAGTATCTAACAAATCAACAATGTCTTCTGCAGCAACAACATCTTGTCTTTCGTCAATACCAAGTGGTACTGATATATCAGGAGTATCTAACAAATATAAAGTATCTGCACGATCAACTTCAATCATATTAATTACTTCTTTTACTAATACAGAATGATCAGCAAAATTTAAATTTGGTGTTGCAAATAAATTAATTGTAATCTCTTCAGGATTAGCAAATGTGTTTATAGCAGCTTCCCATGCTTGAAAATCGTTAGATGGTGTTAATCCATCGGCTACACCATCAAAAGCACCACCTTTTCTAAATAAATCGCTATTACTTCTTTCTGATCTATGTTCATTCCATCCATCAAAGCCACCAGCAGGTACTAACGTGAATTTTCTTGATTGTGAATTAGAATATGGATTTAAACTATTATTAATATCAGAAGTTGTTTGAAAATTAGCTGCACCAACTTCAAACTGACCAGTTTCATATACACCAGTAGCGTCAGCATCCATATGAAAACCTTTTGACTTAACAAAGTTATTTGATTTACCAATGAAGTTAAACAAATTCTGATTAAATCCTGTACCTCTTAATGATACACCATCATAACCTCTTTCAGATAAACCAAGTGATACTCTGTTCACTCTATCATCAGGCAAGTATGATGTTTTATAGAAGATTTTTGGTGCTACGTTTGAACCAAAGTTTGGTTGAAAATATCCTTCAAAACCAGCAGGAAACGCATCTTCTGGTGCATCAATATCTAATTCAAGCATAATATAGCTACTCTTTAAATCATAGTCACCATTTGCTGTACCAATACGGTTACCAACGTAACCAGTTTCTGATTTTCTCATGGTACATCTCTGGAATGACTCTAACACAGTAGGATTATCATCAGTATCATTAAAATCACGAACAATTACATCAAATTCTCTTGATGTTGGATTAATATTTGAAATTGTTATTTTAATTTCTTTATTTGCTGAATTACCATCTGAAATAGAAATGAACTTAAATAATTTTTCAATTTTATTACCACGTAATTCAGATACAACCCAAGGAGTTTCAGGTGTTTGATATTGAAATTTATAATCAGTAAATGCTGCAGAAGTATAGTTACTTACAGCAGTATTAACACCATATGCTAATGAATCAGCGTCTAATTTTTTGATTAAATCAGGAAATAGTGACTCAACATATAATTTAGTATTTTTTCCTTTTGGTTTATCGCCTAAAACATTAACAATATAATCTCTTGAATTTGGATTTAACGATACAACATAGGTTTCTGCACTTGTTGCTCCAGTAACAAACGTGTTTACTGCTCTGATAGTAAATTGTCCAAATAAATCACCTGTACCAGTATTAGTAGCATTAGCAGTTATAGTAACCACGTTAGATTCAAAACTAGTTACTGGTGCTGCCCCATCAACATCTTCTACGGTAGCTCTTGGTCTTAAAACAGCAAGAACCATATTTTCATAATTACCAAGTGATGAAGCATTTAATGTGTTAGCAGTATAATTAAGTGTACCACTGCCATTATTTAATAATGAAGTTACTTCATAAATATATTCAACACCAATAAATGTTGTAGGGCCTGTTTTTGTAAAACCACTAAAAATTGTTCCTGTTTGATCACTACTTGAAATAACTTCACCAAGATATGAGAAATTAGTAAATGAAACTCCCATTACTGCAGATGTTGAACTTGTAGTGACAGTATCACCACTAACACCCGCACTTAAAGTAAGTGCCCAAGCAGTACCAGTATCATAACCTGATAAACCTAATACTCTAGTTACAAATAATTGTGATGATTCTTCTAAATATGCATTTGCATAATACGGAAGCATATATCTAAGATCACCAGTTTGAAATTTCTCAACACTTTGAAAACCAAATCTTTGCCTGAATTGACCTTTATCTTGAACGAAAAAGGGTTCAAAAGCAGGGCCTTTCAATGTTTCTCCAACAAGACCTAATGTGGTAACACCAACATTTCTTGTTACAAATGATAAATCTCTTTCTCTGAATTTAACTCCCGGTGAGGTAAAAATAAAACCTTGTGCCATCTTTATTTATTTGATTTTTTTAAATTATTCTATTAAATTTACATTTACATTACTGTAGATTTTTTTTATAAATACTTCCTTATTTCTCAAAAACAAGAAATAATAGGCTTAAGTATTTATAAATTGTTATAAACATGGTTTTAATGAATAAGTCGGAAAGAATCAAGGCTAATTTAGATGGTAGCGATAAATACCTACAGGTTAAATTTGAACAAAATGTTGATTTTTTAGAGATTTTATCCTTAAAGATTGATCAAGAACAAGCCTATCAAAATTTTAACTCCGACTATGGAGTACTTATCGGAAGAGTTATAGCTAATGGTGGAATTGGTGTTCCAAATGCTAAAATTTCAATATTTATTCCATTATCAGATCAAGATGAGATGAATGCTAAAATAAAAGCATTATATCCATATAAAAACCCTCAAGATAAAAATTTAGATGGTAAAAGATATAATTTATTACCACGTGTAGCTAAAAGAGATTCAGATGGAACAATAAAACCAACACAGACATTTGGTACGTTTCCACCTAAAGAAGAAATTATTACTAATGAAACATTTTTAGAAATATACGAAAAGTATTATAAATATACTACAGTTACAAATAATTCTGGTGATTATATGATATTTGGTGTTCCTGTTGGAATACAAACAGTCCATATGTCAGTTGATATTACTGATATTGGAAAATATTCAATGACACCGACAAGTATGATAAGTAATTTAGGTTATTCCTCAAATCTTTTTAACGATGCAGGAACTAAAATTAGACCAAGCAATGATTTGGCAGATTTACCTAATATTGAAACACAAGAAATATCTGTTCAAGTAAGACCTTTTTGGGGTGATAGAGAAAATTATGAAATAGGTATAACTAGACAAGATTTTAGAATAAGAGCAACATTAATAAATACGTTTGTAATATTTGGTACATCTTTTACTGATGGAACAAATGCTACTTGGGGTGAAAATTTTGATGGTGGTAATAAAAGAATAAGAGAATTATATAGAGCAGCAGAAGATGGTTTAGTTACTATATCTATTGCAGATAAAAGAATTGGAATTGTAAAAGAAAATATTTTTTCATTAAAAAGAGATGTATCTGATGATGATGCAAACATTGGTAATTTTGATCCAATTGAAGATTATTTTTTATTAAGTGAAACAGATTATTTTAAAAATTTAAGAGATGGTGATTTTTTATATCAAATACAATGTAACAGAAAAAAAGTTATAACTGCCGAAGATGGCAGTGAGATACCAGTTTCTAATGATTCTACTGATGGTATATTTACTGAATTTATAGGTTTTATAACATTAGAATTACCTGATGAACAAGCACCTTTAACATTTAGAAAAAGTATTGGAAACAATGCAACATTAATACCATTTAGGTATAAATATAAGTTTCCCCAAAATGCATTGAGAAATCAATCATTTGATCAAACAGATGGTATTAATACTAATAATTGGCGCAAACAAAATTTTAAATTTAATGGTGGTAAACTATATACTATTAGTACTTTCAAAGCACTTGTTGCAAACAGTGAACAAAATGATCCAGATCAAAATCCAAATAATGGTTTTGTTGCTCCAGATATTTTAAATAATGCTACTTTTGATGCTTTTTGGAATGTGGGTATTGTAACAAATAATGCAACCGCAATGGCCGCAAACCCAAGCAAAGAATTTCCAATTAATAGTGGTGGTGAATTTTTTGGGTCTAATTGGATTAATTTTTGTGTTCACTTTCATCAAAACTCATACTTAGTTGGTAGCGGAGGCCCATCTACATTGAGAAATCATAGATCAAATACACATTTTACTATTAATTACACTTCAGATCATTTTTTTACTGATAATACTCAAAAAATTGTTGATGATGTTATTAATACTAAATTCTTTGCAAGATCAGATTTACACTATACTGCTTTTGTAGAAGTACCTAAAGAAGATATAATATTAATTCTTAATGAAATAGGAAATCAAAAAGGATTTAATGATAGTGATATTAGTGTAAATTTAATTGGAAATTATTATAACGGGCAATCAATAGTACCACAAGGTGGTGGGAGATTAAATGGGAATCCCTCAAATAGTGTAGATCAAAGATACTATTTTTATAGAGGATTAAATGAAGCAGATTGTATTCAATTTTTAATAGAAAGTGGAATTATTCTAATATAAAAAAAGGCAAGTTAACTTGCCTTTTTTAATTTATATACTCCACCATTTGGAGTAGCTTGTGACCATCTAATTAATTTTAATTCAATTTCACTCTTTTTAAAAGATATAATTTCAAATTGTAAACTATTATCTAGTGATATAATATTTTGTTCTAAAGAATTAGAATTAAAAGTTTTAATATTAAGATTAGATTTGTTATTAACACACGAGTAATTTTCAAGGAGTGTATTAGTAATATCTAATGATAATTTATTAATTGTTCGCATTCCACTAATTGGCTTATTGAAATCGTTACGCAAGTCATTCCACTTTGGATCACAAGAATCAGTAAAAGTAGTACCTTGATAAGTCAACGACACAAAATTCCAAACACCAGTAACATCATTAAACGTTACTTCATTACTTTGTTTGTTAGGTGCAGGGTCACCACTTTCATCACCACAAGAGGTGAAACCGAGTGCAAGCGTCAGGACTAAAAAGCCCAAAATCATTGTTTTTAACGTGTTTTTCATTATTATAGTTGTTTTTAGTATATTATACGACAAAGTGAACATTTTGGTTATGAAAATTCACATTTTCTGAGTATATCTATTTATAGTAATAGAAATATACTCTATGGATATCCAAAAAAAACTTCAATTAGGTGAGAAAAAATTTGAACAAGCAGTTAATGTTGATTATTTTCAACAACTAGCTTTTAGTAATGAAAAGAAACCACTTATTGAATATGACATAAAAAATGTACTTAATGTTAGTGATGTCTTTAATAATGAAAGACAACAAACTGAAGATTATAGAATTTATGGTAGAATAGAATATCTATCACTTCTTAATGGATTAAAAAATGAATATATTGATTTAGAAGATTTTTTTAATCCAACAATATCGGACTCTAAAAATATTTTAAATTCTTTCGATTGGTATCTTCTTAAACCATCGACAGGATATACATCGATAGGATCAAATAGATATGTCAGAAATTTTGAAGTTATAACAAAAATAAGTGATTTTGATATTTATAAATCAGGATATTTTGTTAATATATACAAAGAGCAACAATATCTTTTCAATTTTAAAACAGATTTTAATGTTAGTGGTTTATTGGATGCATTACATTTTCCTATAACTGATTTATATCTATATCCAATCTATAAAAATTATAGTTCACCAATTGAAATATTACAAAGATTAATATTTCCATCTGGAAGTAAAACGACATTAACATATCCACCAACTTATAATATTGGCGATATTATTTATGGTGATTTAATTGAGCACAATAGTGAAGAGTATAGTTATGAAATTATATCTGGACAAACATATTATATTACTTGCCCATATGTTGATTCAGGAAGCAAAGAATTAGTTTTTAAATATAATCCATTCATTAAGATACCGTTAAAAGTATTGTCAAGTGAAGTAGAGCAAGTAAATGTTTTAGGTACTTCGTATGAAGATATAAGTCGAATACCATTTTATGCAATACCATCAGAAAATAATGATGGAAATTACATTTGGAGAGATATATTACCTAAAGGATTTTTTGATCCATTAGATGGACAAGGAGTTAATTTTCCTTTTGTTAATCAAAAACATTATGTATTTAATAATTATTTATTGGCAGTAATACCTGATTTAACCCATCCAAATACTAATACAGTATTTACTGAAATAAAATACCGCAATAATCAGCTATTATTTAATAATGTTAATTCATTAAATAATCTTGGTAAACTATGTTAAAGTTTGAATCATATACTACCCGTCAAACTGGTTTTGATCAAAATATTATAATTAATTTGTCCAATAACACGGAATTAGGTGGTTTGTCAGACGGATTAAATTTTTTAATTGAAAAAGAAACTGGATTATCAATAAATCCTGCTGATGATGGGGACACCACAACATACACTCCAACAGTTGCTATAATTTATAATTTTCAATTTTATAATACGGGAACAACGTCATATGATTTAACTCTTGCAAATGCTGGATTTGCAATAGAAGATTTAACTACTGATTTTCTATATAAAAGCTATTACCTTATACAGGTGTATGATTCAATTAATTTAGAATCTCAAAATTTACTGCATACAGGATTTTTTGGTGGATATCTATTTCCTACAGGGTTTTTAACGTCATATTTACTTACTTCTGATAGAGAAGCTAATGGGTTTTATTTAAAAAATATTAATTTAAAGAATTATACTGGAAATACTATATATGTTAAACTTAGCTTTTTTAATGCAAAAAAGGGTAAACAACAATTATTTCTTAATAATGCTAAACAAATAACTGGTGACACAACAGAAAATATTTTTTATTTTAATGCCACAATAGACAGAATTAATAAAACATACAGTTATGGTGTCAGTACATTAGATGCTAAAGAATTTATAAACTATATTTATGTTGATAAAATTAATGAAAATATTAACATTACTCCACAGGAAAAACCATCATATCCTACTGGTAATATGTTGATAAATAATCAGTATTTTATCACAGAATAACAGTATTTATATAAAAATATGTCTATATGAATAGGAAATACACACTTGATGAGCAGATAAAGAGAATGAAGCAATTATCAACCTATGATAAATCGGTGGGTAAATATCAATTCTTAAATGAGGATGCACCTGCAAATGTGGTAGGTCAACCTGCCCAAGCACAAGTACAAAAACCAGTGGCTCAACAGCAACAAAAACAGGGTCAAGCTATAGATCAACAATTAGATCAACTATTAAATAATCCAGAATTTGATCAGGAACTAAAAAAGGCTATGGCTCAGATTACACAAGCATTACCAGCAGACTTAAAAAAGGTGGCAACTACTACTGGAGACAGAGATGGCCAATTAGAAGTTCAAAAGGAACATGTTGAATTAAAAATTAATGAAGCAGGTTTAATAATGGCTGCTGGTACAATATTAGCAGCACCTAAAATAATTGAATTAATGGGTCAAGGCTTAAATAAGTTGGGGATAAAAACAAATGCTCAAATCTTACAAAAATTCGGAAATAAAATGTCACATTTTGGACATGCTATTCATAAAAAATATGTTGGTGTTATCGAAGCCATCTTAAAACCAATGACTGGTTACATGGATGATAATCAAAGACATGAATTAGCGGGTAGTATATTAACAATGATTGTGGCGGGTTTAGGTGTGGCATCTATACATGGTGCTATTAGCGCAGCACAAGCAGGACATGCAGCAGTTGCGAGTGGTGAAGGATTCTTAGCAGCAATAAAAGGTCTTGAAATTGCGGAAAAAGTTAGAGAATTATTACCAGCAGCTTTAGCAGCAGGTGGTACAGCATAATATGATAAAATTCGAAAATTTAAATATTTGGGATAAGATTCTTATCCCAAATTATTATTGTGAGCTTTTACCAAGTAGATGTGTGGAAGTTACTAGTTTCAATATACCACATAATATTGTACATTGGAAAAGAAAAGATATATTTGGTGGTACATGTCATTCTGGAGTTTATTTATATGAAATAGAAAAAATTATCGAACACCATAAGAAATTTTAGGTGGTCTGGTGGTTTTAACTACTTCAAATTCTTTTTCATTCTGAATATATCCCTGTATTTTAAGTTTATATGCGGTAACAAAATATTTATCTCCATCAATATTTTGAACAGTATTTTCTTCAGTTAATTCATCTAATAATATTGGAAATGGAGTACCTTTTATAAAAACATATGCCTGTCTACTAGCAAAATTTCTTAGTGTTTTTTCATCATACTCATTTACATCAATACTATATTTTGTAAATAATCTAACATCATAGGTTAAATCAACATTTACTGGTTCAGGAATTTTTATACGATAATTAATTTCAACACCATCATCTAATATGGGTACATCTACATATCTAAAGGTTTTCCCTTGTGCAATTCTCCATTTATTACTTATTCTAGTACCTTGCTCTTTTCCTATTCTTCTGACGGTAATAAATGGTGTTAGAATATTCTTATCATTATCAGTATATTTCCATGTTTGTGAAAATTCGCCCCATCTTTCATTGTCTAGCCATATTACCACAACATCTTTACCATCAATAATTAGTTTCATTTCTCCTTTATCTACATACTCAAATGCAGCCCAATCAATATCTTCTAATTTAATAGTATAAGGAAAATATTTCGTTTTATTATCAGTTAAACGCATTAATTCCTCAACCCTTTCAGCCCCAAATTTAAGAAATTCTCTCCCTACTTTTGGTGGGTCTATATTTACTGGTATTTTTCCTTTTTTTATAGGTAAAGCCATTATTTTTGTTTTTTCATAAATACTCTTTACAAGTAATTTAAAATTACATATATTTGTAATTATGCTGTTAAAAAGACTCGTACAATACGATAATGATGGAGTTGAAGATGTTATTGAAGCGATCTATGATTCATCTAATCTATTAAAAACCACATATTTACCTAAACAACAAATTCTTTATATCTATTTTAAAAAGGGTGTCGTTTATTCTTATTATAATGTTGATAAGCTAATTTATACCGAGTTTGAAACTGCTGAATCTCAGGGTGTTTATCATAATAAACAATTTAAAGACAATTCTAAATATCCTTATTCTAAGGAATTTAAAATGTTGAATTATGAAATTCAAAATATTAATGAAGAAATTGAAGAGGCTTTGAAAAAAAAATTAAATGAATCTAATGATGATTGATGAGCAGCAATTACTAAATAAAATTAGTTTACTTAGGTTAGCGTTAGAATATTATGCAGATGATGCTAATTATGTTAATAATCAAATTTTTAAAGATAAAGGTGCTATTGCTAGAGATACTTTAAAAACAATAAGTAAGATTGACAATGAAATGAAACTGTCTGAAGAAATTTTTGATATAAGAATTCAAGAAATAAAAAATAATGATATTGACACTACAGAATTATTAGACACATTAAGTAAATTAGATGAATTAAATAAAAAAATAAATTTATGAGTTTTAAAACAGCCCAAAATAGTAAACCTAAAAAATCAAATACTAAAGTTCCAAAATTTAGTAAACCAGAAAATAGAGATACTTATTTCTATTTTTTTAATGGTGAATTTGGATTATTGCAAAAAAATTTAATATCACATTTTAATGATACTATTAACATTGACTCATTTTCAATAGCGGTTGAAAATGTTTCAAAAGAAAAACTATATAAAAAATTTAATGAATTAGGATTTTATTATTTATATAAACATGAAAATTTAAATAGTAAACATGATAAATCTTTATCAATTATAAACAGATATTCAATAGAAGATGATTATTATTATGATGACAGTATTACTCTTTTTGCTAAAGAAAATTATCAAGCTATAATTAGCATTGAAAGATCAAATAGAAAAAATTTAAATATTACCTGCCTGTATGTTCAAGGAATGGAAAACATGGATAAATTATCTAAATTTCTTGAAGAACATTGCCGTAAAATTGAAAATAAGATTCAAATGATAACCAGAAGATCACATGGTTATGAAATACAATCAATTGATATTAAAAAGGTTGAAATTGATTTTGAAAATTATTATAATGATGATTTTAGATATGAAGATTTAAAAGCAAATGTTGAATCTGATAATAATGGTATAATAATATTGAGTGGTGTTCCCGGTAGCGGTAAAAGTTCACTTATTAAGTACATGGTTAGAGATATTAAAAAAGAATTTTGTTATCTTCCAGCAAGTAACATTGAATTATTTAGTGACCCATCTTCACTACCTTTTATTATTCAAGAATTGAATAATAAAATTTTGGTTATTGAAGATTGTGAAAAATTATTAAGAACCAGAGAAGAAAGTGAAAATTGGAATGTTGCAACAATTTTAAATATCAGTGACGGTATTTTAGGTGATTATCTCAATCTAAAGATGATTTTAACTATAAATATTACCGAAAAAATAGATGATGCTTTATTAAGAAAGGGAAGATTATTATATTTATATGATTTTAAAAACCTTACTTTACCTAAAGTCAAATCATTAGCCAATAAACTTGGAATTGAAAAGGAATTTACAGAAGAGTTACCCTTAACCGATTTATTAAATCACGGTAAAGATAATAACGCAGCTAATTTTGTTAAAAAGAAAAGAAAAATTGGATTTTAAAAAATATGAACAAACTAAAATTTAAAAAACTAAACATTGAAGCAATCCAACCTAAAAAAGCAAAAGAAGGTGATGCTGGATTTGATTTAACTGCTATTTCAATTAATGAAACCGAAAATTATATTGAATATGGTACTGGCATAGCTGTTGAAATACCATCACATCATGTAGGACTTTTATTTCCAAGAAGTTCTGTAACTAATAAGGATTTGTTATTAAAAAATTCTGTTGGTGTTATTGATAGCGGATATCGTGGTGAACTTAAATTTAGATATTTACGATTACCTGATACAACTGGAGATATGAAAGATAATATTTATCTTATTGGAGAAAGAATTGGTCAATTAGTAATTTTAGAATTACCTTTATTTCAAATGGAAGAAGTAGATGAACTATCAGATTCTGAAAGAGCACATGGTGGATACGGAAGCACTGGTAATTAATACAAACAATATTTTATAGACATGATTAGTGCAAAGATTATAGCGGACAGCAAAAATTTGAATGGTGATAGATTAACAACATTTGTTCTCACATTTCCAAGAATTATTCTAGCAGAGTTTAATACTCATAGAGTTTTTTCAAGAAATAGTGCAAGTTCAAGAGCAATACCATTTAAGAAAATGGTTAGAGCAGTAAAAGAAAATTCATTCATACCTATTGCATGGCAGAAAGATCATAAGGGAATGCAAGGAAAGGTATATTTATCTAAAACAGAGAAATATAAACTTGATGATTTTTTAGAAGTCTTAAATGATATTTTTGATAATGATACGGAATTAATTTCTACATATAAAGATATTCTTAAAGAATGGTTGGGTGTTGAAAAAACATTAGATGAATGGTGGTTAGTTGCAATAGACAGAGCAGTTGAATCTGCAATTATTCTTTCTTGTTTTCGTGCAACTAAACAATTATGTAATAGACTTCTTGAGCCTTTTATGTGGCATACAGTAATTGTTACTGCCACAGAATATGAAAACTTCTTCAAATTAAGAAGTCCACAATACAGTTTGTTTTATGAACAGATTCCAAGAGATTTTAGAAGTAAAAAGGACTTTATGAGATTTGCAAATAAAGTAGAAGCTGAAGAATTTCAAGATGCTTATAGTAACACGACTGATTATGATTGGCAAAATGTAAATAAAGGTCAAGCAGAAATTCACATTATGGCGTTAGCAGAAGCAATGTGGGATGCCTATAATGAAAGTGAACCTGAATTATTACAGGATAATGAATGGCATATTCCATTTGGTGATAATTTTAATTTTGATAAATTAAAAATGTTAATGCCTGAAATTCAACCAGCATCTTTAGGTTGGTTTATGGAATACATGGATGAATTGAAGGTTAGAATTGCAACTGCAAGATGTGCAAGAGTATCATATACAGTAGTAGGAGAAGAAGGTAAACCAGATAATTATGAAAATGATATTGACCTTCATGATAGGTTAGCAGAATTTGGACATGCATCACCATTTGAACATTGTGCTAAAGCAATGGTAGGTGTGAGAAGCAGAAACTTTACAGGATTTCAGCAATATAGAGAAATTTGTAATTTATGAAAGTAGTAGAAACAGACATTCAAGGATGTTTTATAATATATCCAAGTATTTTTACTGACTATAGAGGTAGTTTTATTGAGTCATTTAATTTACAAAGATATATTGATCAAAATATTATTGATATTAATACTGAATTTATTCAGGATAATGTTTCTTTTTCAGTATCAGGTACAATAAGAGGATTACATTTTCAAAAGGGTAAACATGCGCAAGCTAAACTTGTTACATGTTTAATGGGTAGAGTTTTAGATGTGATTGTTGATTGTAGAAGAAGTAGTCCATCATTTGGTAAAGTATTAACATATGATATTGATTCTGTTGCTAAACAACAGATTTTTATACCACGTGGTTGTGCTCATGGATTTGCTGTATTATCTGATTCAGCATACTTTATGTATAAGTGCGATAATTATTATAATAAAGAAAGTGATTCTGGTATAGTATATAATGATCCTAATCTTAAAATTAATTGGTTTGTGGATAATGGACTTCCTCTAATTTCTGATAAGGATAGAAATTTACCTACGTGGGAAAATTGTTATAAATTTGAATGAACATTTTAATAGCATGTTTATTAATACTATCTATTACAATACTTCTTTTATCGGTTGCGGTCTTTTTAATAATAAAGAAAACAATTTATTTATCAAAGAAGGAAAGAGATTTTATTGAATTTGCTATAGATATGTATATTGATTATGCTAAAGATTTAAATATTAATTCTGAGACGGAGCATGATAGGATTGTTGCAGAACTGAAAAAAATTAAAGAAAAATTTAATAAAGAATAGTATGGACGAAAAAAAATTATCACCCTTTAAACTTGAAGATGTAATAACTACACAAGATTATGATGCATACACTAAAGAAGATCATTTAGTTTGGAGTGCATTATTTTCAAAATTATATATTTATTTTATGTATAAAGATGCTACAGTTACTGAGTTTTATGAAGGACTTTTAAAATTGAAAATTGGTAATGGTAATATACCAAAATTCAATGACATTAATAAAATATTAGCTGAAGAAACAGGTTTTAAAATTGTACCAGTTAAGGGTATTGTTGATGATGATGTATTTTTTACCATGATAAAGAATAGACGATTTCCAGTAACAACTTGGTTAAGAAAAAAGGAACAATTAGATTATATTGAACAACCAGATATGTTTCATGACTTATTTGGTCATGTACCTTTCTTAGTTAACAAATCATATTGTAATTTTTTAGTAAGATTAGGAACACATGCTGAAGCAATATTTAATTCTAATGATAAAGAAAGACAATACAAAATGAGTAGATTGTATTGGTATACAATCGAATTTGGTTTATTAAGAGATGAAAGAAATACAATGCTTATTTATGGTTCAGGTATAATTTCATCTTTTGGTGAAACGAATAAAGTATATGAATTAATGAATAGTAAGTTTAGTGATGATGAAATTCGTGAATTTAATATTGATGTCCTATATAAGAAATTCGTCAAAAGTGAATTCCAAGAATTTTATGCATACATTAATGGCACATTGAATTCATTAATGGATATTCCAGTTGAATCAGTATAATAAAACAAAAAATTAGGATTACTACAAATGTTCACAGAATCAGATTTACAATTCCTTTCAATAGGATTCGACTCAGAGGGTAAAAAAATGCTAAAAAAGCAACTGGTACACGAAAAGAAAGGTACTTTGAAAAAATCAAAAAAGAAGTAATATAAATTATTTTGTTTCGTTAAGAAATGGTAAAACGTCTTCCTTGACAGGAATTGCAGTAATACGCTTCCAGTAAGGTTTAAAGTTGGCTATTGTTTGTGAAGTTACATCAGTAACATTTTGAGCATTTTCAACTTCAAAAAATCTTGATCTTTCTCCAGACATATTATATTCTATAATATCACCTCTAAGAACTTCAATTTTTTTTTCATTTAATTCTTCTAAATATACTTTTACAACAATAGATGTAATATCATCTCTAACAGCACCACCATCAGTATAATTCTTTTGTTCTGAATCACCAATTTCAACTAAAGCATTTAACTCAACAGGTGGAAAGAATTTTTTATCAGATGGTTTTGCTTGACCATATAACTTATGAGCCTTAGATTCAATAACATTTATCTTATGAATTTTAACCTTATAGTTAACATCTGTTTTTAGGTATTCTCTACCAATGCTAACATCAAGATTAAAACTATTTTCATTCATAAATAGCCCATAACGTTCATGTTCTAAATTTATAACATTGTTTTTTTTCTTATTCATATTATTGTGTACCCATCAGATTCTAATTTATCAATATCACTCACAAAATTTTTATACTGTCTATCAACAGCATGATCAGGTACATTTGATCTATCAATACCCGATTCAATATCTTTTTTTATTCTACTTTTTGTTATTTCAGGATCAACATTAAATACTTTTGCATATGTATCAAAATCTCTGGTAACTTGTTGTTTTATATCATTTAACATTTTTTTCTATGAAATGATGTTACATTTGTTGCATCAAAAATTACATCATTACCATTATTTAACGCATCAATAGCTTTTTTAAATGCTAATACAAAAACATCGTTATTTTTACTTTGATCTGAAATATTTCCAGTTAATTCTCTTCTGATTTCATCTGGCGATATAACAACAGTATTTGATTTTCTATTATCATTAATCCATGTTGATTTTCCACTACCTGATATACCAACTGGTATTATGAATTTAGGTTTTTTAAAATTTTTATTAACTAAAGCCATTTTTTCAAAAAGCAACTGTTTTGAATTTTTTTTCATATATTATATTGTCATGATTGGAGTACGTGGTGGTTGATAACCTCTTTCTTTATTAACATTTTCAGCAATCGATGCTCTATCTGCGGTCATTTGTACTAACGACAACTTATTTAAGGTATCAAAAATCTTTTCACGTGTTTCAGTTTTAAGTTTATCACCTTCATCTAATAAATGTCTGTAATCCATAGTTAATCCTTTATCAGTACTACCGATTTCACCAGAAAAGAAACCACGAATACCACCAATAACCATTTTAGTTCTGGCAATAAAAAGATCACGAACTTGTTGTTTTGCGACATCATTTAAATTATCCCATCTCATGATTTTAGTAGGAGCATCACTTGGTAATTTTATTGTATCATCATTTTCTTCTAAACACTTATCTCTTTCAGAATCTTTTGTATCATAATAAAAATACCATACTCTTCTACCTTCATAGTGCTTACCCCAACGACCAGCAATTTCATTACGTTCACCGGGAATAGGATACAAATGTAACAATTTAGTGCCATCTGCCTGACCAGTTATTCTATAGGTCAGGGTTGATTGTAAAATTCTTTGTTTCATTCTTCTATCTTGTGCAGCTAAAAGTGTTGAATATGTTGGCTGAACATACATTGCTGGTCTACCCATATATGACCAACCAAATTGCCCTGCAGTCCAATTTGTAAGGGCAAATGGATCATTTAGTCCTAAACCAATAGCTGGCGGTGTATCCCATAAAACCTCATTAATTTCTCTATTTGCAGGAATTAAATATATTTGCGTGTTTGCTGAAATAGTTATATAATCCCTTTTTAACTCCCATTTATCTCCAGCAGGTGCATTAGCACCTAAACCTACTTGTTTTGAGTATGCAAAGGTAAAACTTTTCATAAAATCATTAGATTTTGTGCTATATGCAGTTAAAAAATCAGCACTATTGAGGTCTAAACCTTGTAATGACACCCATTGCTGTTGTATCAGCCATTCATTTACATAGCTACTGTAATCCTCAACCGATAGCTCAAAAAATGAGTCTAACATATCATCTGTCACCTGAATAGGTCTAATTGGATACCCCAATTCGTGTTTTATTTTTAAATAAAGTTTATCTTTATCCGCTTTACTTATTAATGCCATTTTATTATATTTGAATTTTATATAAATACTTTAAAATGGCATTTAAAATTGAATATGACATACGAATAAATGATGACGGTAGACCATATATTCATCTTTTGGATAATTTTCAGGATATTCCTGAACACAGATTTTTTGTATTAGAGATGTCAAGATACATATTTTTTGATATTGTGGATAGAAATATGGAAAAGCCATACCATCTTAAAATATCCGAACAAGCAGAAAATATTCTTCATAATACTGCAATATCAATAAGCAATATTAGTGATGATATGGCAATAATTATTAAATCATCAATTATTAATAAAATATCATTAAGCAAGATATTTAATGATATTAGGTTTGATATTACTGTAAATAAAAAATTTGAATTGAAAAATCTTTTAAAAGGATTCCTATTTAATAATAGGATTTATATAAGAAAAAACAATCTTAAGGTATTGGTAATTGAAGAAATGATTATCTATCAACTAGATTGGAGTAATTTAGATCGGCCTAAATGGATTCCGTTAAACAGTATTGAAAAAGATGAAGAAAGTTCAAAGAATGAAGCGTAAAAGTAATAAAATGAAAAAATTTGTAGAAACTAAAGAAGACGTAGTACCAGAAGAATTACCTGTTTTTCCTTATCCTGCAACAAAAGAACAAGAAATAATTTTTGAAGCTGCAGTTAATACAAAGGATAATTTACTTATTGAGGCAAGAGCAGGTGCATCTAAAACTACAACTATAATTCATGTAGCTAAATTATTACCTAAAGATAAAACCAAAATATTCCTTGCATTCAATAGACATATCAAAGAAGAATTAACTCAAAAATTGCCTGAAGATGTTAAATGCTATACTTCACACGGTTTAGGTATGATGGCATTAAAAAGAAAGTATGGAGATAAAATAAACATGGATGAATTTAAAATAAGTAAAATTATTGATAAAAAATCAAGAACATGGGGTCTTGAAAAAGATTTTACGGTTGATCAAATTCCAGATTATAAATCTAGTATTCGTAAAATGGTTGATCTTTGTAGATTAACAATGACATTTGACAAAAAATATGTTGAATATATTGCTGAAAAGTATGATATTGTTTATTCTGATACCACAGATATTAATAGAGTATTATCTGTATTAGATGCTGCAATGGAAGATAGAACAACATTTGATTTTGTTGACATGATATTTTTACCTGCAGTAGATAAATCTATTTGGGTTCAACAATTTGATTATATTTTTGTTGATGAAGCTCAAGATATGTCTAGAGCGCAACAAGAGTTAATTAGAAGACTTGTTAAGCGAGATATGTTTAATAAGTTTGTTGGTAGAACAATTGTTGTTGGCGATGAAAAACAAAGTATTTATTCGTTTGCTGGATCAGACCATAAATCATTTGCATGGTTTAGAAAATTTAATGAACCTAAAGTGTTACCATTAACAACTACATTTCGTTGTGCTAAAAAAATTGTGGAACATGCCCAACAATTGGTTCCAGATATTATGCCAAGAGAAAATGCACCTGATGGTATAGTCACAAAGGGTAGTATATATGATGCTCAAGATGGTGATTTTATTTTATGCAGAACAACCGCACCATTAGTTGTTTTATTTTTTGAACTTCTTGCTGAAGGTAAAAAAGTTACAATAAAAGGTAGTGATATTGGTATATCATTATTAGACATGATAAAAAAATATAAAAGTTTATCAACAATGAGTGCTGGATTATATAATGAGCTAATGCAAATGCAATCTGTTCTTAGAAAGAAAGGTGTAACTAAATTTCATGAGTATGGCGCATATTCTAATCTACATGATAAGGTGGAAGTATTGAAATTTATGGCAAAACAAGTTGAAAATATTGATCAATTAAGAAAAAAAATTGAATCAGTTTTTACCGACAATATTAGTGGTATTGTTTTAAGTACTATTCATAAGGCAAAAGGATTGGAATCTGAAAGAGTCTTTATTATAAGACCAGACCAATTACCAATGAGAGTTGCAAAAGCATGGATGGCAGAACAAGAAAAAAATCTTATATATGTTGCCATGACACGTGCAAAAAATGAATTAATATATGATTATGAATGGACTAACGAAGATAATGGTGATGAAGATTAGTACAGAACAATTAAAAATAAATGAAATCTTAAATTCTAATTCTAAAATGATAAGAAATTTTTTTATTAACGGTATAAAAGACGAAAGAATAAAAGTAATAAAAAAAAGAGGTGAACAATTTATTTTATTACAATTTATTGTTGAAAAAAAGAAAAATTTTTTTTGGAATAAATTATATATGGAATCATATCTTTTATTACCTGATCCTATTAAAGAATCAAAATTGATTGATATAGGTGATATTGAAAATATCTCATTTGAAGATATTTTTCCTAATAAAGTAGTTGTAGTAACTATTGATCGATTAGATATTCCTAATTTAATATATACAGTATATAATAATTATATTGAAAGATTAGAAATACAAAGCAACTTATATAAGTTTGCTGATACAATTAATGAATGGGATAAACAAATTAATGATCAGATTAAAGGTATATCTGAAACTGAAATAGAGATTAGTGAATAAATTACTCTGTTTTTATTATGTTTTGTAACCAATGATTATTATTTTTTTTTGTTGATGTTATAACATTTTTCTTTAGAAAGTTGGCATTTAAAAGACATCTCTTACTTGCCTTCCAAGTTTTATCAATAATCTTCATTTAATTATTTAATAAATTTTTTTAAACTTCCAGTCATTTGCATAGTTTTTATCATACTATTAAGTGAATCATTTTTTTTATTTTGTTTTTTTAGTTTATATTCTAGTATTACTATTGTACTATCTTTTTTGTTTAAAATTTTATGTAGTTTAAATATACTATCCTTTTCTACTTCACGACCTCTAAGCAAATCTTCTCTTTCAATTTGTAATTCTTTAACTGTGTTATCTCCAGTTTTTATACTTACATCGATATGATCATGATTAACCACTATTAACATTAATGGCAAGGTCACTAAAAAGAAAAGCCCGAACCATATCATTATAGAACCAAAACTAAAACCACTATTATTTCTATTCATTAGTTATATTAATAATCTCATTAATAAATACTATTTATTAATGTATAATACTCTACATATAAGTATTCTTGTTCTTTTACTAGGTTTCTTAACTAAGAAACCACAACCTCTTGAGTTAGAATACTCAATCTTATGAGTAAATTGTTTTCTGGTGATATCTATTATTTTTCCAGTTTCTTTGTTCTTCAAGAACCAGTGTGTAATGCCATTAATTTTTAACGTATTTGGCTTATAGGAAGACTTTATCTCTTGGGGAGTAGATGATATAGGCATTCAGTAGCTACGTAACAATGTTAGTAAAATCGATTTTCTGACTTACCCCTGAATTGGGGTTTTAGAAGGTCATCATATAAGTTATTTTGAATGACTTTTATTAGCTTTTGTAGGTTTTTCATATTTGAAAAATATATTACCGGAATTACTATATTTACCTGAACATCTTCTACTAATTGTTGATTGTGATAGTGAATAGAATTTAGCAGCCTCTATCGTTGAATCAAATTTATTAATAATGTCATTATTGATTGGATTAAAAGCAATAACTTTTTTACATATTATTTCCTTTTGTTTATCTGAAAATCCCTTTTCTAATTTAGTTTTTCGTATCCTTTCTTTAGTTTGATTGTCTCTCTGTTTACCTAACCAAAATTTAGGTGAGTTTTTAGATAAAAGTCTTTTTTCTTCTTCAGTTTTTTGTTTACCATATTTTTTTGCATCATCACTACCTGATTTGGCTATTCTTTTATTTATCCAATTATGTGTTTGTTTAATTCCTATGTGTGATTTAGACATTTTAATTAATGTATCATTTGTAGGTATTGAATTATTACCACCTAATTCAATATTATAGCCAATATTTTTATTAGTTGAATCATAGTAATTTATCCAATAAATTTCTTTATTATTTAATTCATTAATAGTTGATGCTCTATCAATTATTTTAAATTCAAAATTTGCAAATCCATATTTATTAAATGCACTTAATAAATATGAATTACATATACCTCTTTTGTAATCTTTAATTCTGTCCTTAAATGGTCTTGTTGTTTGACCAATATACGTTTTATTATTTATTAAATTAGTTATTTTATAAATAAAACCAATAATTGGCGGTTGATCTCTTTTAGGGTATGGATGAATAATATGTTTGATATTATTATAATATTTTTTATTGTTCGATTTACTATCAAAAAAATAAAAATATCTTCTTTTTCTATATTGACTAATAAATTTAGCGTTTGGATATTTTTGTAAAATAACACCCTTTTTCATAGTACCAAATTCCTTTCTGATCGATCTAGAATAACGTAATTTGCCATCAATTAATACTGAAAATCTTTTCGTTTCTTTATTATCATTATAATTTCCAGACATTAAACCAACATAATACCAATTTAGTGATTGATAAATAGTTCCAATTTCACCAGCAGCAGGGTCTACTGTTGCAGTTATAATTCTATATTTAGTATTATTTTTTAGCCATTTATAGGCTTTTGAAATGAAATAGGATGCTGTGTTTTTTGGTGTCCACCATAAACATACACCTCTAGATAATAAAATTATTTTATCATCAAAACCATATTTTTCCCATACACCAGTATTATCAGCATAATCGTCAGATAATACTAATACTCCACCCAAATGTTCGTCATTATCTATTCTAAAATAAATTCCTAAACAATATCTGGTTATTAATGGCATTGATTTTAACCATTCATACTCAACAATTATTTTTTTAGCTAATGATTTAGCTATTAATCTAATTGATGTATTACTTAAATCTAATTTATTATGATCAAATTCTAATTTTTCTTCTTTACTTTTATTTTTTCTGATTATATATTGATGAGCTATCATAATTGAGTCATGTTATGGTCTATATATGGTTATGTAGATACAAATCTAAAAAAAGGGTTACATTTCTGCAACCCTTTATTATTTTAATAAGCTAATCGATTACATTAAGTCACCGATACCGAATACCTCAAGACCATCCACTAAAATCTTACCGTAGTAACGGTTTAAGATCATCTTCTTAGCGTAACGAGTCATGATACCACGAATAGGCTTGAAGTCAAATGGATTGTACATTACAGGAGTTAACTGCATTGGTACGTATGGAGCATAGATGTAGCCGGCTTCCAAGATTGATGAACCTTTGTGACCAATCAACACTGTGTTTGCTGGTGCATAAGGATCACGATATACTTGGTAACGGTTTTGCAACACACCAATTTTTTCGATACCCATGTTATACTTATCTTGCTCTGGAGCAGCGTTAGATACGTGGAAGTACTCTAAATCGTCCAATACTGCAGATACTTCAGGAGATACAACTACCCAAGTAGCACCACCTCTTAAAGTTGACTTATGAATTTGAGCAGAGATTTGGTTAATCTTGGTCATCAAGGTCTGATTCCAGTCTTTTTGAGTACCATGATAAACGTTAGTTTGCTTACGCAATCCGTTGTAATCCCAACGCAAGTTCCAAGCTGCACCTCTACGCAAATCTCTAAGGATTTCACGGTCAATTTCTGCAGCCATCTGCTCTGACAACAATGCTGTCAATTCAGCTTCAGCGTCAATGTTATGGAATGCACTTACGTCTTGAGCAAGTTCAGGAGTCCATTGTGATCTCATTTTACGAGTTTCAACAGATACTGTAACTTCGTCCAATCCGAAAGTAACTTCTGCCATTTCTGAATCTTCTTCAAGATCAGAATACACTCTATAGGTAGCAGTAAATGTACCTACAGATGATGCAGTCAATGCTTTATAACCATCTTGACCAGCATATGATAAGTCAAGATTCAATACTAATTGTCCAGCCTCATTTACGATAGCTTGTCCGTACTTTTGTACTTTTACACTATAAGGAATAGACTCACCGATTGCAATTGATGCATCAGCAAATGGTGATGGAGCATTCCAAGCAACACTTGAAGTTACTCTCAATGAAGCCAAGAATGATTCGGTATCCATAGGAACACCAGCAGGGCCGATAAGTTTACCTTGTGAAGTGGTTGTGAAACCATCTACAATAATTGTAGCAATTCTATCACCAACAGTAAAACCAGTTGGAGTTGCTGCATCTGAAACCTGAGTAAAACGACCTTTGCTTCTATCAAACAATGAAGTACCTTCATCGCCATATTCTGTTGCATAGAATGCATCATACAATGATCTTTGTTCAAACTGAGTTCTTGCAGATGCGGCTAAAGTAGCAGCATTGCTATATGCACCATCAGGTGAAGTATGAGCATTAGTATTAGTTCTTACAGAAATCTTAGGATTAATGTAATATAATTTACCGATTGGCAAGTTCAATGCCTGAACCGATACGATGTCATTTGCTAATAATTTAGCAAATACACGTCTGATAACTGGAAACGCAACAGTTTCAAATTGTCCAGATGATGCTGAATCTGTAGATTCATTAATCATATATGACAACTGATTCTCGAATAACTGAGCACAGTTTTCTTTTACGTTACCTTCAAGACCTTCTAAAAGTCCGATTTTTTCCCATCTGTTGGTTGTGATCTCTCTTTGCTCTCTTAACTGCTTAAGACCAATATTTCCAACTTCTGCACTTTCAATTAAAAATCCCATTTTAATTTTTTGATTTAATTATTAATAATTATTATTTCTTTTTTCTACCATAATCCATCAATTTCTTGATTTTATTCACGTGCTCATTTACGTATGCAGTGTTTTCAACTACATTACCCAAAACATTAGCACTTGAAGGCTGGATTGAATCGGTTAGTTTGTCTTCGATTGATTCATTCACACTTTTCTTCTTAGAAATCTCAGAAATTACTTCTTTATATTTTTTTTCTGATTCTTCTAAAGTAGATACTTTTTTGAATTGATCGATGATATTTTTCTTTTCGCCACTTGTTAATGTAAATTCTTCACTCAAAAGAATACTATTTACATGTGCCAAGTTGTTATTAAACACTGCCATTTCAGTAAGTTGCTTTCTATATTTCTCAAGAGCAGTACGATATTGATTAACAACATCATTTAACTGATTAGCTTTTGCCTTATTCTCGTTAAGTTTTTTAGTTAGCTTCTTGTTTTCTTCTAATAAAGAAGTAAGTTTTTTAGATTCTTGAACTGCGCTTCTTACTTTGTTTTTCGCATAATTCTTATAATCTAAACGTGGTGTTTTATTACCACTAACTTTCTTATTATTAGCAAGTGAAATGCCGTGTGCTTCATCCACTTCTTTACCGTCTTCATGACCTTCAGGAGATACCACTTCTGATACTTCTTCCTTTTTTTCATCAGCAACAGGTGCAGATTCGGCCATTTCAGTTTTATTAACTTTTTCCATTTTCTTAGATTTATACATTTCGAACATCTCGTTATATTTTTGTTCACCTAATGATTCTTTAAATTCTTCACCATACATTTCGCTCATCTTACCATCAAATTCGTTTTGGTAACCCTCAACAGAAAGTTTTTCTTCAATTGCTTTAATGGCTCCGCTAAGTTCTTCATGCATTTTTTTCATAAATTCATAAGGATCAGAGGTATTAGACTTTTCCATTTTGGAATTGTCACCAACAACTACATCATCACTAACCATTGCTTCAGAAGCATCATCCATTTGAGTTAATTCTTCTTCAATATCTTTCATCATGTCGTCATTGATAACATCGTCTTGTGATTCCATATCAGAATCTCCTACAACTTCGATTTCATCATCAGAACTAGCATCGTTATATGCAGCTTCTACGTCATCAAGACTTAGATTAGTCATATCCAATACTTCATCATCACAACATGGTTCTTCTTCACCCGCCAATTTTTCTTCAAGGGTTGGCTTTTTTGTACTATCCATAAAGGACTCATTAATTTTTTGTGATTCTTTTTTATTGCCAACATTAGTTGACTCTTTAATTGTGGATTTATTCAATTCTTCTTTTAAGAATTTATCAAATTCTTTAGGCATGGCATTTGCCAATTTTTCCATAGCAGCTTTTTCAGCAGCTTCTTTGATTTGTTTTACTTCTAAAACAGCTTCTTCTAATATTGTTTTACCCATAGAAAATTGCCTTTTTGTTTTTTCTTAATTATAAATAGTGTTTTATTTTTAAAAAGTACCGTTTTTTATAAAAAACGGTACTTAAAAGAAGTATTTTTTATTTTATTAAAAACTTATTTAATACATTTAACACTTCTTCATGTTCGGTTACGATATTTTTTTTAGTTATTGTACCCTCGCCCATTTTATCAGGGGTTACCATTTCTGGAAATAAAAATGCACCGGGAGTACTTGGTGATGCTACTAAGTCAAAGCAAATTAGTTCAAAATCATCTTGAACAACATTTTCACCATTAACCTGTTTAAGTGTTCCAACGCCCCTACTTGAAATACCTAATCTTACACCTCTTTTTAAATATTCAACAATCTTATCACCAATCATACAAACAATACCATTTCTCATGTATGCTGGAGATGTGATAATTTCCAATTCACCAAATAACACATTTTGATTTTCACCAGTACCCCACCAAGTTTTTCTAATCAAGTGTGATACATTATCCAATGATACAACTGATGAGTTACCTGTCCAATGTGCTTTACCATTTTTCATTACATAAAAATTACCGTTTGGTACTCGAACACAAGAAATCATACCATTATATTCGATTGGTGTTATTTTTATTGATCTTTTATCTATCCAAATATGATTAGTTTTAGAAAAATTTAAATTATAAAGTGATTTACTATTTTCTGATTTTACTAATCTTTTTGTTTTTTTACTTGTGATAATTAACACACCATTAGAGTCAATTGATTCTTCGTTAATTAAATCAAATAAATATCTATCTTTTGGGTGATATTCAGTAATTGTACCATATTTACCACATTTAATCAAAATTTCATGTAAATCATATATTAGTTTTTTTGATGTGGAAAATACGGATTCCTTATAGGTATTATCATTTGTTAGAACTTTTCTACCATCACCAATTTGAAACCATTTTAATAAAATTGATAATAATTCTGGTGTTCCATTTTTTATTTCATTAGGAATATATTTTTCTGAAGAAGACCCTAATGGGTAAAGATATTCATATAATCTGGCATCATTAATTGAAAAATCTACAGTGCCCGATTTTCTTATTCTTTTTTTAAATCTAATTGGTAATTTATTTAGTAATTCTTCAATAAGAAAAATATTTTCTTTTTTTCTTTGAGTTATGGTTATATTGTAACCTCTTAAATTTTTATTTTTGAATTTAACACCAGATGAATGCCCTTCTGATAAATAAATACCCATAAATGCATACCAATCTTCAGATTTTATTTTAATATCATCTTTATTCTTTAAATAAAGATGAGTATGTTTTTTTGAAAAATATTCTCTTGGTAATCCTTTAAGTGTAAACCATTCATCATTTACTCCAATCCATTCAGCTTTTTTTAACAATTTATATTTACCACTACTATAAACATCACCAACATCATCAAATAATTCTTGAGCAGTTAAATAAAAACGCATACCATCACTATCTTCTAATAGAAATCTATGATTTGGAGTTACAGTGATATCAATAGAATTTTTAGATTTTAATTCATACATTAATCCATTATAGTGTTGATAAATTTTTTTTTCAATTTTTTGAGATTCAATTTTATTGGATAGTATATTTAATGTATATATTTCTTCATCATCAGAAATATTTTCAAAATATTTCCATCCATTTTTTGTATAAATCATTGAATCAGAAGAACTTACACAATCAGGATGATCTGCTTCAGATATTGCAGAAGAACTTTCAACCATATTTTTTATATAGTTGTCAACTTCACGCATCAATACATCTTTAGGATATATTCTACCATTCTTATTCTTTACCCCCCATTTTTGAAGAATACAGTTAATGATAACTGGTTTGTTTGGGTCAATATTAAATTTTGTGGATTCTGTTACAAGTGTTGGGTTTAATCCTATATCGATATAACCAGCATCTTGCTCAATAAGAATCATTTTTTCATTAAAACGATTAATAGAATGATTATTAATTACTACTTCTTTCATATTATAAATACCTCCATTTATATCTTCCTACAGTATTTTTTCTGTTATTACAAACATCAGAAATAGTGCAACGATTTATATTTAAACTTTTTAATGCTATTAATATGTATATATATTCATATCCCGTATCGTTTTTTCCTAAGATTTTAGACATATTAGTAGTTTTCCTTCTTATAAATAGTGTTTTTTTCTATAATTTTATATCTGCTTATACTGAAATTGGGTTTATAGACAATTATTACTTCGCAATCATCCAGACATTTGATGGTGTGTTCGGTTTGTGGAGGTATAAGTATAGTATTTGGAGAATGAATTAATGCATGGTCACCATGTTCAGGGAATTCAAGAGTAAATACACCTTTTAAACATATAATTCGTTTAAACTCACTATTTTTTATGACACCAGAATTATAAAATTTATTTATTTTTAATATTTGATATGTTGTTTCACCATTATCATTAATAAAGATGTTATCACCATTTAAAATCTCTGATTCAATTTTTTCTTTTTCATCAGATAATTGATCAATTCTTTCACTAATGAAAGAGTTTACTTTTTTTAATGCTTTTAATTTGTCAAGATTTTTTATTGGCATGTTACTTCTTTTTTACTGATTCAACTGTAGATATTATTCTATTTTCCATTTCTTGAAGTTTTAAATAAATAGTATTTCGATTGGTTTGATCCATTTTCTCACCCATTTGAAGTAAAGAAGTAACTCCGTTTAACACATTTAATGTCTCTTTTTCAGACTCAAGCCATTCTTTTGATCTTTCTTCTTCCCTTTTAATTGAGTTATTTTGCAAACTTTCAATTTTGTTGGCATGATCCGCATTAATTTTTTTTATTTCATCAGTATGCTTAGTCTGTAATTCGCTATACTTTACTTGCATTTCATTAAGTTTATTAATAAAATCTTCCTGAATAATAAGATGGTCATCTTTGGTTTTTTCGTATTTCCTAAAAAGGAAGTAACACACACCAAATAATATTAAAACTATAGAAACTAGTACACCAGAAACAACACTGGATTCCGATGCTTTATCTAGTCCATCAATATTTATTTGTGTTAGAATTGTAAATATCATTTGTAGAAATTTTTTAGAAATAAATACTTTTTAATATCCATAAATCGAAAATTGATAGGTTTTTAGTGAATTACTATTTATATTTAAATCTTATTGTTTATGTCTACATCGAAAGTTAATTTAATTGACCCAATTAATACAGTATCTAAATTTGGTTCTGATTATAATGGAATGCCTGATTATGAAAAGATGTCAATATTTGTTGAATTAACAGTAACAAGAAGAGGTAAAACAATAATTATTGCTTCAGCAGATGGTGTACAGCAAGATGTTGATTCTACTTCAGTAAATATAAATATGTTGGGTTTTGAACAATCTAATAGTTCTAAATTTAAAAAATACCATACTACTGATTGGACAAATAATGTAGCTGATGATAAAACCAGATATGAAGGATTTGGTATACAATCAATAAATATTGCAATTACACCAAGTGCAGTACCTATAGTAAATATTGAATTTGTCGATATAAAAGGTATGAATTTTTTAAATAGAGGATCAAATTCACCATATGCGGTATTATATGACTTTCCACCTCCAATTTATATTTTAACAGTTAAAGGCTATTATGGTAAAAAATTAACATATACACTTCATCTTCTTGAACAAAACACTAGATTTGATGGTACTAGTGGTAATTACTACATATCAGCAAAATTTACTTCAAGAACCTTTTCACCATTAACAGATATATTGTTTAATTATATTAAAACTATTCCATTTACAGATAGTACTATTACTGTTGATTTTACTGAAATAGAAGGTACTTTACAACCACCACAAAACACACATCAATTAATTCAAAATTTGAAAAAAAGAAATATTCAAATTACTAAATTAAATAATACATCTGAAGAGTTAAAAACAACCAAAGAAGCACAATTAAAAATTGAAAAAGTAAAAAACGCCTTAAATTCAATTGATTTTATTTTGCAATTTGCGTCAGATACATTTAGTAGTTTAAGAAGAATAATTATATATAATTCTGATAATACTGAAATATCTCAAGACAAACAAGATCAAATTGAAATAATCAATAATACAAGTGAGTATAATTCATACATAAGAGAAAATGATATTTCAAGTGATACCACAAAAAGGTTAATACTTGCAATAGTTAATAAAGATACTATTGATGGCAATAATAATGTTAATGTAGATGATGAAAGTCAATTATCTGCTAAAAGAGCAACACTTGATGAAGTTGTAACTAATAGATTAATTGATAATATTAAGGAATTTAAACAGTTACCATCAGAAAGAAAGGGTTTAATATTAAACACATTTACTACTAATGTACCTAATAAAAAAACGATAAATGGTACACAAACAAATACAACAAGTTTTATAGGTATAGACATTACTAAGTATTACATAACTCTTTTTAATGAAAAAAATAAATTACTAAAGGATTATGAAACAGCTAAAAAAATTTATGATAAACTTGTCAACGACAAAACAATTAAAATATTAGGATTTAAACCAACATTAAATAATGTTTTTAGAATTTTAGCAAATGATTGCGACAGATTTTTTAGTAAATTAATTGATGTAGGGGGTAAAAGTGATACTCATCACGAAAAATACAGATCACAAATTATAACAAATACAAATTCTAAAAATGTTGATAACATTCCAATAGGCGCATTTCCATTGTGCCATAAATTAACCACAACTAGATCATCAGAAGGTAACGAATCTAATGACAGAGTAGACAGAGCATATCCAACTGAAGTACAGCAATTCAGACAATTAGCCGAGCCATTTCCAGAAGTTAATTTTATTGAAGAATTTATTAATGCATCTATTGAATTATCTAAATTAGATAGATTTAATTCTAATAAAGAAAATACTGATGTTGTGGGTAATAATTTGTGGTTTCCTATTAACCCTGTTGACACAACATTAAAAACATCATATTCAAATGAATCACCATACTTTCAATTAGAAAGAAAAAAAACATATCAATTAAATGAAATATATAATATAATTATAAATAGATATTATATTATTTCTCAGTTTACAAATAGTGATTTTTTTAATCAAAATGAAAATTATGTAAAATTAGTTGCTAAATCAGAAGCATTAAATTTAGCTAAAACATTTATAGATAAAACATTATTAGGTTTATTAAAAAATAGTGCATTATCACATAAATCATATAATGAGTTTATATCATGGATATCAAACCCAAAAAATGGAGTGAATTATTATTCATCATTAAATGGAACTACTGATTTTGTAAAATTTGATAATAGTGAAATATCTTTTTATAGATCAAGAGATAATGATAATTTTATTGGATTTGATTATGTTGACAATAATGTTTTAATAGCTGAAAGAAATGTACAAGAAAATAGTGATGATATTATTGATCAATTTATTACAAATCAAAACGAAACATGGACTAAGGTTTCTAATTTTTTTACATCAAGTACTCCTAATGTTCAAAAATTTAGTAAGGAAAATTTAATATATTTTCCCGATGATTTTAAAACAGAAAACGCATTTGATTCTAAATTTATTGAAGGTGATACAACTGTTGAACTATGGGCAGATTATATTAACAATAATTCAGAAACATTAAAAATTATTTTTAGTGAGACAGACACAACATATAATGCTTTTCAAAAAGCATTTTTTATGGTTAGCAATATAGGTAGAACAAGAAGTTTTTTTAGTACTGAAAATGAAATAGTTGGTAAATTTAGTGTTGGTTCTGTAGTACAAGTTCCAGAATTTGCTAATTTATATATGGGAGCATTAGCATTAGCATACCATGATGATATAAATAGACCAAGCTCAACATTTTATTCGGATATGATTGGTGATTTGTTGAAAAAATTACCAGTAGTTAAAACTGTTAGTATTAGTATAACATACTTTTATCCAAAAAATAATTTAATTAATGATCAATTACTTATTAAGTACTTATCAAAAAAAGATGCTAAAAAATTTGTTAGTCAATTTATTTCTTTTGTTGGTGCTGATACAAATAATTTGATTAATGGTCAGGGTGAAGATTATAAAAGTGTTCTTGATTCAATTATTAATGTTATTAATAATACCGAAATACCTGAAGGAGATGATAATTCTGAAATAAAATATAGAGATGCACTAGAATCATCAAAATTTATAAAATATATGAATGGTAATAGATACATTTTGAATTTTTCAGATATTACTTTTAAAAGAAGAAATAAAATACAAGATTTTAATTCATTCGTACCAATTAGTAATTTATCTGGTACTGCATTAAGTAGAACAACAACATATTTTAATCAATTTTTTTCACAATTAATTGATTCTATTTCAGATAGAAGTACTGAATTAGATAATATAGATAAAGAAATTATTGGAAAATTAAATGATAATGATATAAAAAATCAAATGTATTACTCGTTTAAGACTATCTATGATAGATGGATACCATCACCAAATATACCAATTAAGAAGGGTACAAATATATTAAGTAATGTTAATGGTGGTTTCCCATTAACAGGAAGGCCATTATTTAATAGTTTTAAATTTGTAGATAGAGCATTTAACAATATTGGAAATAAAGTTAAACTTAACATTGATTCATTAATTGATATGGAAAAAGATTTTGATTTAAGTGTATTTCAAGTAATGAGTCGAATTCTATCTGAAAATGGATTTGAATTTTTTCCAGTTGAAAATTTCATGGTATTTGATAATAGTAAATATAGATGGGAAGATGCTTTTAAAATAAGTGAAACACTAGATCAACCAACAGAACCATACTTTATTGCAATGTATATTGGTGGTACATCATCATCATTAGATAATGAAAAAAGTGAAACAGCAGATACTGGCATCAAAAATTTAGAAAATAATTTACCACCTGATTTTGTTAACTCTAATGATTCAGATGATCCATTCTATGCAAATGTTAATGCATTTAGAGTGAGATTTGGACAGCAAAATCAATCATTTTTTACTGATATACAATTTGATCAAAAAGAACTTACTGAAACAAATGAATCATTAACAATATTATCATCAATTGCTGATGATCAAGGTAATGCATCACCAATACCTAAAGGCCAAAATTTATTTAATGTATACTCGCAAAGATCATATACTGCTAAAGTATCTGGTATAGGTAATGCTATGATTCAACCAACGCAATACTTTCAAATTGAAAATATTCCGTTATTCAACGGGGCATATATTATTTTAAAAGTTGATCATCAAATAACACCTAATCATATGACCACCTCATTTGAGGGTATGAGATTAGCTAAAATACCAGTACCATTTATAACTAACTCATTTACTTCTGGTAATTTTAATCAACAAACCTCACCAGATGCAGCACAACAAGAAACTACTGAAAATGGATATGCTGGAACACCTAATAGTGTTATAGCTAATAGTAATTTACAATTATCAAAACAAAGTAATGGATTACCAGATAATTTAAATTATCCATCACCACCAGTAGCAAATAGTATGGATAATTTGTTTAGTACTGTATCAATACAACCACTAAAAATGGATAATACTTAATTTTTAACAAAAAATATGGGATATAAACAATTAACTCAAAAAGGTAAAGAATACATAAATAAGACCATAGTTAATAATGGTAATAAAACATTTAATGGAAAAAATAAGTATGCTGTAATAGGTACAACTATACCTCAAGGTACTGATATTACAAGTAAAGCATATGATGATAACGGTAATCAAACTACTGATGCAAGCAAATTTGCTGATCTTGTAATTAAATGGGTTGATCAATATTCAAAACAATATGAAATAGACGCAAATATTTTATCAGCACAACAAAATCAGGAAAGTAGATTTTTACCTTGGAATTATTCAGAATCCGGTGCTATAGGATTTACACAATTTACTATTACAACAATTGTTGAATGGATTTTTAAAAATAAAAATGTTACTCAAGCGGAAATTGACATATTATCTAATGGTATTGATGGTGATTTAACTAAAACGTCAACATTTTTTACATCAAACAATCAATCACAAGTATATAATCAAATAAGATTAGATAATAAAACTAAATTATTTCAAAATGTAGTAGATAATCCGAAAATAATGATACATGCACAAGCATCATTAATGACATATATTTCAAACAGAAATAATAAAATTGCAGCATCGACATTGTTTGCATACAATAGAGGTAGCGGACTAAAATCAACATCTTATAGTGAAATCATATCTAAAATGGCAAATATGTTTCTAAATAAAGAAATGCAAAAAAAATATGGTAGAGAGTATACAAAAGAGGGTCTTAGTTATGTAACCAGTATATTTAAACTTCTCAATAAAAAATATGGATATAACCTAGATTTAAATATTAATGAAGTTGCAACTAAAGAAGTAAATATTAGAACACAAAATTCTTAAAGGGACTTAAGTAAGTTTAAATGGATTACATCTTCAGTTAATGTGTTTTTGCTATATTGCATACCCTTAACTTTTTCTATTGATTCATTAACTTTGTCTTCGTGAATTCCTTTAGTTTTTAATTCGGTTAACTTATTTAACCCTTCATTTTTAAGTGTTTCAAAAAGTGCTTTTTTATCTTTTTCTTCTGCAAAAGCAATAGTGTTTAAAATCTTCTTTTCTTCCTCACTTAAAGATGTGAATCTTTCATTAAATTTGCTTAATGCTCTTTCAATTACTAAATCAGTATTTAATGAGCTATCCAATTTAATATTGCTTTCTGATTCAACAATAGCTATTTTTGGCTTTTTTATATGTTCAAAAACATAAGTAAATGAATCATATAATTTGTCCACATCAGTATTAGCAATATGACCATCTAAAGATTCGTAAATTAATGAGTGAATATTTTCATACAGTTTTACTTGATTTTCGTCAAGTAAAATGACACTCTCATCAATAAATTGATCAAGTTTTTTGTGTTCAGAAATCAAATTTTGTTTAGTATATTTTTTTAATAGGGAAATATTTTCATCAATATACTTAGTGATAAGAGTGTCATTATTAATATATTTATTTTCCAAATTAGAAAAAATCATATATTCGGTTTTAAGTAAATCTGATTCTTTTAGAATATTAACAAATTCCTTTATCTTTTTTTTGCCAAAAATATTGTTAGTACTTTCAAGCAATACTTCTGAAAAAGTACCTGAAATAATAGCTTTGACTACTCCAAAATTAGCAGTTTTCATAAATTTTCCCTATATTTGATTTATAATAAATACTACTTTTTTTATAAAAAAACATAATATTAGCTAAGGTAACTATTTATAGTTATGGAAATTATAAAGGAATATAAAACAGAACATTATAATAATAACATTGAAATTGTAGACAGCATTATTGGAGATCATAAAGACATTGATAGTTTAATTAAAAGTTTTAATGATAAAACATTACTAATATGGCTTAGAGCATGTAATATATTGATAAAAAATAATAGAAAATATTTTTTAGAAACTACTACCATGCTTACTTTATCAATCAGAATGTTTCTTAGAGAATTAGATGTTGATGAGGGAATTTTACTGAACAATAAACAAATTCAAACTATCTATGATAGATTTCATTTAATACTAAAGAAAGAATTTGTTAATAGGTATAAAAATAAAAAATCTGATGCGATATATACATTACTTAAAGATTAAAAAAGAGGAATAAAATTCCTCTTTTTGTTTATTTATCGATTTCATAATTTAAACCTATATCGTCTAAATCTAATTCTTTAATCTCAGATTCATTTAAATTTTGTTTTTCTTTTGGATCAGAATAAGAAGGTATTTTTGGTGAATCACTAGAATTTATATTGTTAGATTTTTCTAAAAATTCATCAATTTCGTTTATCATTTTAAATGCATTAACTCTTAATTCATTTGATTTTTTAGAAATATCCTCACTAATTACATTTTTTTCGACAATTTCATTTGATGGTATAGATTTTGGGTTAAACTTACTGTCGATAAAATTATTAAAATCTTGTTCGTCTAAAATTGGCTTATTACTTTTCTTAGATTCTGCTGGCATTCCAGCACCACCAGTAGGAGCAGCAGTAGTAGGAGCACCACCGAGAGTACCAGTCATAAGCTGACCTTCTGCTGGAGGTAATTCATTTTCACCACCTAATGGTGGTAATCCACCAACATTACTTTTTAAATTATCTACCATTTGTTGTGTTGTTCCAGTAGCAGCACCTTCTTGTGGTATTTCACCGGAGCCATATTTTTTATCAAGATCAGTAAATAATCCACTTTGTTTAATAACAACTGCTGAGTCAACTAATTCTTGGCCAACAACTCTTTCCATTCTTTGTTTTTTCAAATCTTCAGCAATCTCTGCTTCAGACCATTCAAACACAAATTGTTTAGCGTTAGTATGCGACATTGGAGCAATACCACCCTCTGGTGCTGTAGTTAATAAATTATATAAATTTGCTTTTTGTGTCCAAAGATCAGTTTTTAACAAATCTTGTTGCGTTGAAGGATTACTTAATCTAAGTACAAAATTATTCGCATCTTCTTTTTTAAATCCTTTTAAATATAAGTGGACAACAGCAATTTTGTTTAGTTCTTGAACAAGTGCTTGTTGTATTCTATTAATTTTTTTTGCAAAACGAACATCTGCTTGCGCCATATTTTTACCTTCACCTGCACTTGCTTGATATCCTAGAAATGGTCTTGGTACTCCTAAACCAGTAAATAAATTATCTCGCAAATACTCTATATCAGCAATTTGATCAAGATTTTGTGCTCCCGGTAAAGTATCAATACCTGTTTGTACATTACCATTTCTTACTGGTAAAAAGAAATCTTCATCATTACCTAAAATGTTAAATCGGTAATCAATATGACCACTATCAGGGTATACCTGACCAGTTTTTTTAAATTTAGTGGCTACTTTATGAATATATGATTCAATATCATCTTCATCAATGTTACCAACATCAATTTTAAACACCCTTTTTTCACCTGCACGTATAATGCGATAAGTTAACATGGCATCTTCTGCCATTACTAATTGTCTAAATACTCTTCTAATTTTATTTAATATTGAAGAACCATATGGTAAATATTTATCATCACCCAATATTCTAAAATGTATAATTTCAAGAAGATTAAACTCTGCAGAGGTTTCTCTTTGTTTAAATTTAACTATTAATTTACCCTTTTCAATCTTTTCAATACGCTCCATTTCGTAGTTAACTAATTGTTTAGCGTATATTACACCAGTATTTTTTTCGGCAAAAAGATATACGAAGTTATCACCATACTTACACATATTACGTGTCCAAAATGGTAAATTGATATTAATATTTAATTTATTATAAAATAAATCTTCTAATTCTTCTTTAATTCTTGGCTTACTAGAAAAAATATTTAACATTTTACCGTTATTACCAATAACAGTAGCTTCTTCCATAAATAAATCTAAAGCACTTGCAATAAGTGGGTAATATTCCATGCCTTCATAATCAAGATATGCTGGAAGTCGATTTGCTTCATACTGCATTGCTTTTTGAAAGCCATGATCAGTTGTTTTGTAAAATTTATTCCAAAGAGCATTCCTTTGTTGAATTTCTAATGCTTTTTTCTGGATATCTTCAGGTGAATCACCTCTAATAATAATTTTTTTTGGTTCACTTTGAGGTGTTTGACTACCCTTATTGGCAAGACCATCTAAATTCAATAAAGAATTTAAATCCTGATATACCGTTCTTTTTTTGTTATCTGCCATTTATATAGTATTTTATAATTTTTTATAAATACTTCCTATATGATAAAATATTCTTATTTTTAAATACTTTATTTCTTACCTAAACCTTTAAATAACCATGCATTTGCTACATACGGGTTATTTCCAAGGATTTTAGCATCAACTTTTTTTGGCTGTAATTTTTCAATATCATCTTCACCATTTAGATTGTTCGTTACAACAACCTCATTTGACCCAATTTTCATCATAGCATCTATCATTTTTTTTGTTTTTTCTGGATTTTGAGTAAATTTTTTAAATTCATAGCTACCAACATAAATTGCCATAGCTATTGCCATAATTGCATCATCATGAAATGATCGTTTATGATCTGCAATTCTACTACCCTCAACTCTTACGAATGTTTTAAATTCGGTTAATAATCGATATGATCTGACAACAGTATCACCCATACGTATTGAACGCTCCATTTCCTGAAGAATCATTGCTCTATTTGATGAAATCATAAATCCCGGTATTACCTCAATTTCTTTAAATTCATTAGGTGCTACTTCTTTTGTTATTTTTTTTATAAAAGATGACATTCTATCTTTTAATGGTTTTAGTGTTATTTCACTATAATGTACATTTGTATATCCAAATTCCATTAGTTTTTCAATTGTACCAATTCCATAACCACCAGTAATATCAACAACAGCATATGCATTATTATATCTTTTGCCATAATGATACATTACTTCTGCAACTTGTTGAGGTGTAAGTTTACCCATATATTCAGCTACTTGCTGTAATTGTTTTCTTCTTACCTTGAATTTTTTTGGTTTACCATCTTTTACAATTATTTTTTCTTCACTAATTTCTTTAACTTTTAAAATTGTTACTACTGAAGAATCATCACTAAAACCAGATGATATATCACCAGATATGATATAGTCTTCACCGATAATTGGTTCTTCCCAAATAAACATACCTTTATCTGTCCATTCTTGTTCTATTGGTTTATTAATATCATTTTCTTCTATTTTTTTTAATATTTCTTCAGCAACAAAGTTATCTCCTGAACCTAAAAATGAACCTAGTAATTCTTGAGCAACTTTTCTCATGTCACCATTATAGTCGGCAACTTGAGTATCAAACCAAGGACTTGTAGCTTCCCAACCATCAATAACTAATTTAGCTCTATGTTCTGCATTGAAGTTTTCATCTTTAAGTCTTATTTCATTTTCTTTTCCTTTATTTTTGATCCATTCTAATCCCTTATTATATCTTGGATCATTATACCACCATAATTCAACAGCGTTGAAACTATTTTTTCTATGTACAGCACCATCAAATGTTTTATAAAATACTGCATCTAAACCGTTAGGCGTAGACACCATAATACAATTACCACCAGTTTGAAGTGCTGGTTTTGTACCCGTCCAAAAAACATCACCTTTTTCAGTCCATGCAGTTTCATCCCAAAATATTAATGTTGGAGTATAACCACGAAGCCCTTTTGATGAAAATGCACCTAATTGACTTCCATTATCATAAATCTTATGCGCTGCAGTATCTTTTCCAGTTGGAAGTATTTTTAAATATACAGGACAATTATTAATAAATTCGACAACATCACGCATTAACTCATCACGTGCGGTTTGTAATTTATTAGCTACAATAGCTACTGATCTATTTGGATTGAACATAACATACCAAGCAATAAATGCACATGTTGTTGTAGATACACCAGCCTGACGATATTTATTAGCAATATTGTATTTATGTTTTTGATATTTAATGACTAAATCTTTTTGAAAATCAAATAATTTAAATGGTACAATTAATCCACCATTTCCTTGTGTTTGATCAAAAATAGTAAGGTATGTTTCAATGAAATAAATAGCATTTGATGCACATCTAACAAATTCTTCTTCTCTTTCATGTTGTGTTAATTGACTAGCTTTTTTTACTTCACCAGATTCAGTAATAATTACTGGCTCTATATTTGTTGCTTGTTTTCTAAGTGCATCAGCACGTTCTCTGAGTTCCTTTTTCCTTTTTTCAATTTCAATTAAATGAGGGTCAAGAACAATTTCTTCAATTTCATCTTCTATTTCGTCTTCAACTTTTTTTATTGGTTTATTATTTTTAGCCATGTTATAAAATATTATATTTATTATAAATACTAAAAAAAAGACTATGCTTCCATAGTCTTTTTTAGGGTTATGTATAGATATTAAAATTTTATTTGAAAAAAATCTTCATCTGAAGATTGTTTAGTATCCTCATTTTCTAATTCTTCTTTAACTTTTTCAACAATTTTATCTATTTGTTTTTTAGATTTTTGTTTAGATTTTGTAGCTACAAAATCATTTCCTTTTAGTATTACATCTCTTTCGTATAACAAATCTTTTACTTGTTCAGTAGTCATTCCATAATGAAATACTAGTAATGGCATATTACCATATAATGCATTATATTCTGGATCACCTTGATAATCTTCGTCTTCATAAGCTAATGCATGTATTGAATGATATCCATGCATATATGGTCTGTCATCACAATCATGAAGACATATTAAATCAAATAAATTTGTTTTTAGTGTGTAGACTTCACTAATAGCATCTTCAGATGGTACTTCTGCATTAGAAGAGGCTGGAATTTTAGTCCAGCCCCATGCTTCCGCATCTACAGATTCGGGATCATCACTAAATATGAATTCATACATCCCCTCATCTTTAGAATTATACCCTATTTTATTTATGTAAATAAGTTTTAATTCCTTTTCTTTTTTCATTATTTAGTCTTAAACTTACTCAAGTTTACCTGAGATTGTGCTGGTTTTGCTTGCTGACCCTGTTGTGCTGGTTTTGCAGCACCTATTTGGTTTTGAATTGTAGCTATAATTGATTTAGGATTTATTGGTTGTTCACCAGCTTTAACTGCTGAAGCATTTAACTTAGCAATCAATTGACCTAACTCAACTGCCATTCTTTCAATATCATCAACCACTGCATTTTTTGCACCAACATGATATGATTTAGCAATCTCATCACCAACAGCCTTAATATTATTTGCTACTCCTTGAATTTTAGTTTCAACAGCACTATATGCTTTTTGTGCAGCACCAGATGCCATATTACCAATCTTCTTACCAGCACTGAATAAACCGCCAAGAGAAATTTCTTGTAATTCAGCTTCAGTTAGTTTACCTAATTCTTCATCAATCATTCTTTCAATTAAAATCGATGTAGGTGTTTTTTTGCCTTCAGTTAAAACAGGTTTTCTAATCCCTAATTTTTCTTCAATTTTAATTTTTATGAATTTCTTTAATTTATCTGCTGATTCATCAACCTTTTCTTTTTTCATTATTTTGAAATCTTTAGCGTCAATCTTATTGTTCTTGTTTTTATCAAGTTTTTTCTGACCACCCTTAAGATTTTCCTCAACTTCTTCTGATTCTTCTTCACCATCTTTAGCAGTTAAAACATCACCAGCAGGCGCAAAACCCATTTCTGGTTTTTCTTCTGTTTCTTCTTCACCAGATTCTTCTTCAGTATCACTCATGTTTTCTTCTGCATCAGGCATTGGTTCAAATGAACCAAACTTAGCTAATTGATCTTCATCAATTTCACCAACAACAGATTTTAATTTTTCAATAAAATCACCATGACCAGCATCTTCAAGTTCTTTCTGAATTGCAGGTGTTAAATAAATAGCAACAGTCTTATAATCACCATCATTTTCACCATCAGCATGATCAGTTGCCCAATTACTAACGACACTTGCCATTTCTTGTTCACTACATTCTTCAACACTGTCATAACCTCTATTTCTCAAATAATTGTTAAAACCAGTGTCTGCATCAAATGCAGTTTTTGCTTTTTTCTTATCTTCAACACTAATTCCTAACTCATCATCTAGATCACTCATTTCATCATCTAAATCTTCATCATCATTAAAACTATTTTCTTTAAGAGATGCTACCTTACTATCAATAGCTTCATTAGCTTCATCATCTAATTCAGGCATTTCTTCACCACTTATATCCTCTTTAGAATCTTCACCACTTTCATCTTTTTCAGACTTGACAATTTTAGTTGCAATTTTTTTTCTTTCTTCAGAATCTAGTTCAGCTAATTTATCACCGAATGATGATATGATTTGATTTAATAATGCTGTTGTTTTATCACCAGTTAATTCTGTGTTTCTAACAGCATTATCTAATTTACCAGTTAGTTTTTCAACTTTTTTAATGTCACCATCTTCACCCATGTCACCATCAGCATAATCACCCATATCTAATCCAACATCTGCAGTTGGTTCTTCACCACCTTCAGCACCCATATCAGGAGCAGGTTCTTCACCACTCATATCAGGAGCAGGTGCAGGTGTTGTAGGTGCAGCAGCAGGTGCTGGTTCTGATGGAGCATCTAACGTAGAATTATCAATAGCATTATCACCAGATACTTCAGTATCGGTTGATGCATCTGCAATTTCTAAATCATCAAGTGCTTTAGCTGCAGCATCTAATTCAGCATCTGCAGTATCACCTTCCTCACTTTCTAACCCTTCAATTTCATCGTCTTTATTTATTGAATCAGACATTTTAATTTTAGAATCAGAAGTTACAAGATCACTTGGTTGTGCTGTACCTAATTTTGATTTGCTTTTTGTGTTTGTATCATTTACTGGAGCTTGTGCTGATTCTTTACCTTTCTTTTCTGACATTGCATCAGATTTTTTGATTTTAGAATCAGCAGTTGCGTGAACTTTACCTTCAAAAACTGCTTCTGTTGATACTTTCATATCAGCATTTTCTAACCCAATAACTGAATCGGACATTTCAATCTCTGAATCAGAGGTTACAAGATCACTTGGTTGTGCATGTCCTAAGTTAGCCTTAGTTTTTGCGTTTGTATCGTTAACAGGTGCTTGCGCATTTTCCTTACCTGTTTTGTTATCTACCATATCGGCATCAGCAATTTGTGAATCTGCAGTAACTAATACCTCAGATTCATTTAATTTACCCAATGCTTTTCTAATTGCGAAATCTGCTTGTTTAGACAACAAGCCTTTATTACCATTAGATTTTTCTGCTGGTTTAATATTTTTTTTAAACTTTTCTTGAGTTGATTCAGCTAGGCTTTTTTTCCCCTCGGTAATTCTTTTTTTTAAGAATCCTTCAACAGACTCATTAACTTCCAATTTAGTCGCTTCATTTAGTGAAACTTTTTTTTCTGTAGTTTCATCTTTTTCTCTAAAAGAGAATGCTTCATTTAATGAAGCCATGTAAAATTCTCTTTGTTTTTCAGCTTTAGCAAGCGACTCAAACAGGTATTTTCTTTTGTTTTCAATACCACCAATATATGCAAAATCTGCAGCACTAAGTTTATCACCTTGAGCTTTAGATGTTTTGATATAATAGTTATGATTTTCCTTAATAATACCTAATGCAGTACCATCATCTGCTCTCTTGAAATCAACAAGAGTCATAGCATTAAGTGAGGTAGAACTTGTTTTAGTTTTGTCTATTGCTGACAGTTCTCTTAGCCTTTTATAAAAGTTTTCGTTCATTTTAATTAAAATTTTAAAGAAAGAATAATTATTCTTATTACATTTTTTTATAAATACTAATTATTTCCCTAAAAAAACATAATTTTGGTCTTTAATTAGCACTTTATGTAACTATAAATACCTAATTTTCGTATAACATAAAAAAAACAGCTATGAAACATCTATTTCGTGTATTATTGATGATTATACCCATAGTGGGATACTCACAAAACATTATTCCCGATGACTCTACAAATGTTGCACTGGTTGACGTTGCAAGGTATTATGATACAAAAATGATGGTTCGTGTTGGTAATACTGATTGTCCTGTAATTTCTCTTGAAAAGGATAGTGATCAGAATAAATTTTTTAGAGAAATGGTCATTGAGGTATCAAATGGTAACCATTTAAAAATCGGATATTATAATTATCTGGCAGTTATTAATAGATGTAATATTGCCAATATATATGAGTTACTGAAAAGTGAAAAATTAAGGATAATTCAAGATAAGAATGAATTAAAATTATCTTGTAGTGTCTGTAATTAAAAAAGGGGCTTAAAGCCCCTTTATTTTTAGAATTTCATTTTTTGTTTCTTTACTTTAGGTACTTGTATTTTACAAACAGAAACATCTTGTTTACCTGCCTTAACTGGTGGATCAATTTTGCCACCTTTTTGTCTAATTACCATAGTAAGGTAATCATAATTAGGCATTTCTTCTACTTTGTCAACCATAACAGTTCCAGTTATAATAACATTGACATATTGGAATTGTTTATAATCTTCAATATTTTCAAGTGGTGCATCTTTTGCTGCAGATTGCCAGAATTTAGGGTCAATACCTTTTTGCTGATATGCTTGAACATATTTAGAATTTACTTCATAAGGACTTTTTGGCCCACTTGTACCATCACCATTAGTACCGTTAGGATTTATTGAAACAATTTCCTCATTAATCTCAGTAGGATTTACACCACATCCACCACAACTAGTTTTCATACCAACTAAAACATTTTTTATTTCATTTGCTCTTTCAGTGGATAGTTCTAACCAAGTTTTACCTTCAGATTCTTTAGTATTTCTTAATGTGCTTGATGAAGATACTATTTCAATTTTATCTACTTTAGTATAACTATCCATTATTTCTTGTAATTTAGTTTTTAATTCTTCAGCATTTTCTATATTAGAACCATTAAATGAAAAATAATTTCCTACAGGAGTAGATGTTTTAGTGTAAACAGTATCAACACTAACAACTTTAACAACTTCACTTCCAAAATTTAATACATTTTTAGCCATTTTATCTGGAGATAATTTAATACCAAGCATAAGTCCAAAATCAATATTTTTTATATCAGACAACTTATCAATATTATTTCTTATGGTTTTTAATACTGCAATCTTTTTTTCTTGTGGTAGTTCATTGTACTTTTTTAGTACAATTCTATCCATCTTTTCAGCATTTTTAATAAAAACTTTCTCAATTTGATTTAGATCAATTTGTTTACCTGAAATCATTTGTTCTGCTTTTGCTATATTTTCTTGCGGAACACCTGCGGATTGTAATTCTTGAGCACTAACGTTGTTAGCCATTAAACCTGCGATCACACCGACAGTTAATAATCCTTTTTTTAAATAATCTTTAAGTGTGTTTGATATTGCTTCATCAATTTGCTCTGACTCATTTAAAGTCTTTTTTGTATGCTCAATTCTTTCTAAAATAGAATTTACTACTTTTCTTTCAAGTAGTGCATTATACTGTGATTCTTTAATTCTTATTTTCATATTCTAACGATAATTCTTTATTTAAACTATTAGTTTTTGCGTTTTTTATTTTTTTCAAATAACCATTATTTCTCAAAATCTTAAATACTAGATTTTCAGTTGAGAATTCACCTTCGCTTTGTAATCCTGCTTTTCTATAATTGGTTAATTTTTCTTTTAATGCATCAAATAATTCAACTTTAGCATCACTATCTTCCAAACCTTCAAGATGATCAATAAGGTTCATTAATGATGCAGATTTTAATTGTATATCGGATGTATCAATACCAACCATTTGCTTTATTGGTTTTTCAATCCACTGATTTTTTATTAATGAATAAACACCACTAATATTTACTTCTTCATTAGTATCTTCAACATATAATTCAACGTCATATCCCTTTACTTTAGCCTTTACTTTTGTTTCCCACAAACTTTTTTTGGTTTTAAATAACTCTCTAAGAGTCTCATCATCAACACCTAATTCATTAAAATCTGTAATAATATGAACATCAAGATCAGAATAGTCAGTCCAAGTATAGTTAGCTAAACTTCCAGTAAAGACAATATCTTTAATTGGTAAATTTTCTAAATTAAGATATTTAATAAATTCTATTGCATTTTTTAATAATGCTGCTCTCACTTTTGGTGATAGTTTATTCTCATTTTCCCAAATTTTAGGATTAAATTGATCCTTTACTTTAAGATATTCAACTTCAACAGTTTTGGGGTCTACAATTTCATTTAATAAATCGCTTACTCTTTTCTTAGACCAAAATTTACATGACCAATATCTTGGAGTTGTTTCATCTTTAGCTGTATCACAATTATGTCTTGCTCTAAATAATTTTCTTCTTTCTGGATCATCCCTTTTAATTTCCATATTAGGATCACCAAAATTTACTTTTTTTATGTTACCAGTTTTTTTATTTCTCACATAAACCTTATACTTTTTAACATCACCCTTCATTGGTTTTCTAAGCGGTGGTTTATTTTGTTTGTCTTCAAAAACGTTTAATAATGTTTGATTTATGTTCTGTGATGCCCATTTTAAATAGTCAGGATTTTTTTTTGCAAAATCTTTTTCTATTTTTATCATTTTCTTTTCAGCATCTTTAATCCAATCAAAAGTTTCATATGATTTATATATCTCATTAGCCAATTGTTCGCTTTCTTTAGCTAATTTTTCATATTCTTGTTTTGAAAAGTCACCACCCTTAAATTCATTGTATTTCATTACATTTTGTAAAAATTCAAGGTTAATCCATTTATCTACTAAAACTTCTGTTTTTTCATGAACATCGTAATCCTCAACAATGTCGTATAATTCGTGATTTTCATCTAAAAATTCAGAAAGATATTCATTAATAAACTTACCGTATTTCATCATTTTCTCTGAAACACCATCACCAGAATCCATTATTCCATCTAACATGAATAGATTTGATAATGGCATGTTTATTGGAAGAGCAGTTTGTGTTCTTAAGGACTTAACTTTTCTTTTTTTACCCTCGGTTATAATCCCCTTAAGTAGTACCTCTGCTTCATTAAGTAATTTTCCAACACTATCTGAATTAGTTTTTTCATTTTTCTGCATAAAAAACGCATTTTTTATAAATACTTATAAAAACACTATTAGTATTTATGTAAAACTACATTTAAATGGAATTAAAGTGTCTTAATAATATAATTTATCATGGTTTAGCTATACATATAGACTTAACGGATTTAAAATCATGGAATCTTAACAATGGATTTACGTCAATTAGCCTAAATCAATGGAAAAATGCTAAATCTGATAACATTTTTTTATATGATTTTGGATTATCAGCATATGATAATGGTAGAGTCTCTAAAATGCATGATACTTTAACCCTTACACCAAACGACACTAAAGTTCAACTTTACAGAGTCGGATATAATACTGAAACAGGTGGAACGTTTTATGATGGTTATGGTATTACTGGTATTACTGAAAGTGGTTATATTTATGGTGCAGAATTAACTGGAATTACCGCTAATACATCTTTTACTGGTGATACTTTTGTTGGTAATCACTTTAATCTTTCAGGTGGCTATCTTCAAGGATTTTTTAAATTGTATAACTATAATTATGAATTATTTCCAGCTAGATCAAATGGTATTACTATTGAAACTGTAATTAGAATTGATAGTAATTCATATAATAATGGTATTATTTTTATGATGGGAGCTAGAGCAGAGGATAAATATAATGATCCATTTTCAGGAGAAACAATAGTATTATCATCATATAAAACTAAAACTGAAAAAAATGAGGTTATTGAATATCTCAATTCAGATGATTCGTATTCTGGTATAACAACAGGAGAAGATAACTATTTAGCAGCATATAAAACAGGAACAACAGTACCTAATGCGGTTAGAAACATAGATAATAAAAATAATGATATATACATAAGACAGAAAAAAACTTCCATTAATGGCAATATTGTTGCATTATATTTAACTACAGATGAATATCTTGGTTTTAAATATATAGATGATGAAGGTATAATTAGGGATAATATATCATTAAATAAAATTAACACTGGCTGGACAATTATTACATTAACATTTAAACCATATAATGTGATTGCTGATCCTGATTTACTTGAGTGTGCTGAAAGAAGAAAGGGTGATTTTGCTGTTTATGTTAATGGTAGACAAATTTGGAAAATAAAAGACTTTGATGAGTTTTATTTTAAAAACATAAAGAATCAAAAAGAAAAACAATTGGGAGTATCATTTAATATTTCTTGGGGTGGCGGTAGTTTTGGACTAGAACATTCGTATCATTGGGATACTAATAAAAGAGTTATCTACGATGGAAATGATCAGCAATTTATTGATTCTAATTTTCAATTAGCTTTAAATCCACTTGTTGATTATTCATGTATAGTAACAACAGGAATGACAGGAACATCTGCGACAACAGGTATTCAATTTATAATGAATAATACGTTATTTTACACAGAAGATATTTGTGATCCACAGGTACAATTACCTGTTACTGTAATGGAAATAAGTAATGTTACTGGCATAACATCAACTAAGTCAATGTATTTTATTGAAAATATACTACCGTTTGAATTATTGAGTAATAGAAACTATACCTTAACAACTAAAATATTTGATGCAGGTATATTTCAAAATATAATTGAACTAAATGAATTACCACCAATAAAAAAAATATCATTAATTACATATGGTACTACGGATATTAATGTAATTGAGGAAATTATTTATAATGGTGAAAATATTGGTGAATGGTTTGATCTAAAATTAAAGTTTAGATTAAAAGATAATACTGGATTACAAACAATTTTTGTAGGTATTTACATTGAATCAGATAAACCATTAGTAGATGGATTTAAATTATTTATCGATAATTTCACTTTAACTGGTTCTGATAAATTATCTAAAGATAAAAATAAAGATAATTTAGTTATTCAAAATTATTTTAATAATTCATTTTTTGGTGGTATTCAAAAATTAAGAATTTATGATTATGGTTTTACATCAGAACAGGTATTACATAATGCATTTTTTGAAGCTAAAAACAATCTAAATTTAAATATTAAAGTAAGTAAAGGTGGTAGAATAATTTATAGGTAAAATATGAATCAATTAGAAGAAATCTATGAAGGCTGGAAAAATTATATGTTTCCAAATAAAGAAACTGAAGAACTAGCCAAAAAAAGAATTAAATCATGTATATCTTGTGATCAATTTAAACAGATTACAAAAAGATGTGGGGTTTGTGGCTGCTTTATGCCAGCAAAGGTTAGATCAGAACATTCATCATGCCCAATTAAAAAATGGTAGATTATTGAGCAAAAACAATCAAAAAAGTGTCTTCAATAAATTCTATTGAATGTTTTTGGTTTTTATCAATTTTAAATGTTTCAAATGAATTTATTATGTGATAGTCATTGCATAAATTAATCTTTATATTACCAAATAAACATATATATGACTCAATAAATTCATGTGTGTGTTCACTAATAGTAGCTCCACCTTTTACATAATAAACTTTTACCTTATCGTTTTCATTATTTACTGGTATATCCGTAATAGATGATAGATTAACACCCTTGTCTTTTAAATAATCTAGAATATTATAATATTCTGTTTCATGAATAACATTTAAAGCATTATTAATTTGATTAATTAATAATATATCTCTTTTTTTTGATATTAAATTAATAGCTTTATTGAAAGCAACTTTAAATGTCTGAGTCATATTATTTCCACATTTTTTTATAAATACTAAAAATCTATAAAAATCATACATGTGATAAATTATCTATAGTTTGTAAGTATTTGTTTTAGAAATTTTCTCTTAAGAATTGGTTTTATAGTAAATTCAAAATTTTCTTTGGTCGGAATTATAATATTAAAGTAATTTTTTTGAAATCTATTTTTATAAAAGGTTGCTTCATCAATTTCACTTAATACTAAAACATACATTTCTTCTGGTGTAAATTTTTTATCGATTAAATATTGATAATAATAATTATGATCGGTATTAATTATAATGTATCCCACATACACTGAAAATTGACTGATAATGTTTCCGTTTATTTTAATAAATGAATCAACCTCATCATATAATTTTGAATATATTAAAAATAAATTATCAAAAATATTTTTACCGAATTCAGCTGTTTCTCTAATATCACCTAATGATAGATCATTTAATAATGTTCTATACATTATTTTTTGTTCAGTTATATCTAATCCAATTATCTCTTTTTTGCCGTTTTCAAATGTATTGATGTTATCTAAAAAAACATCGATATAATTTTTATTAGCAATAATATCAGTAAAATCTGGATAAAGTAATCTATCTCTGAATCGTCCTCTCGTTTTTTTTTCATATGCAAGCAGTAAATATTTTTTATATTCAAAATCAATTGGGTCTTCTATAAGCCAGTTTTTAGTTAACATAGAAATAATTTTACTATAAATACTTGTTTGATACTTATAAAGTATTTATGTTTGTTCTTTATGAAATTTGTTAGGATCATTATAATTTTTTTTATATTAGCCCTAACAACAAAAAAGTTATCAGCACAAACGTTTACGGTCGATGATGTCCCGCAATCAATACCATTAAAAAATCATCATCACATGTTTTACATTGAAGTAATTATCAACGATAAAAAAGCAAATCTACTTATTGATACTGGCGCAGCATTCACATTATTTGATATTTCTCAAGCAGAAAAATATGGTTTTAATACAATATCCTCTAATATAGAATTAGTTGGTTTAGGTGGTAAAAAAAACAGATATTCACTAAAAAATTGTGTGATTTTACATGAAAAAAATCCTTTATTATTAAAAGCATATGGTGCTGATATGAGTGATCTAATTGAATCTTTTTCTGAAAATGGTTTAAAAATTTTAGGTATAATTGGTTCAGATTATTTTACTATGGCAAATGCTGTTATTGATTACAGAAATAAAAAATTATTATTAGATTGGAAAATGTAATTTCAATCAATAACGTATTTATATTAAAGAAATTAATGCTTATAAAATAAAAATAAGTTAGGTCTGATTTAACAGGAATAATTTCTTAAAACCCTTATATGAAGGGTGATTCCACATCCTAAATTATGATAAGTCGATTATCGTATATGGGTAGATATTAAAAATAAGGGTATGTATTTAGATATTTAAAAGCTCTAACAAATATAAAATTGTTAGAGCTTTTATTTTTTATTTTAAATTCACTATATTGGTTCATGAAAGTAATCAATATTTTTGGGGGGCCGGGAACTGGTAAATCTGTAACTGCAGCGCAGGTATTTGCTGACTTAAAAAAGCAAAAACATAGTTGTGAACTTGTAACTGAATTCGCTAAAGACTTGACATGGGATGAGTCATATCGTGTAATGGAAAATCAAGTTTGGATTTTTGCAAATCAACATCATAGAATGTTTAGATTAAATGGTAAGATTGATTACCTTGTTACTGATGCTCCATTATTTAATTCAATTGTTTATTCTGGTAAGGGTGAAGATAGAAGATAATAAAGAATTTCACGCTTTGTCTTAAAAGAATTCAACAAATATTATAACTTAAATGTATACTTGGAACGTGAAGTTGAATACAGACAAGAAGGACGTTATCAAGATGAAAAAGGTGCTATTGAAATTGATAATGAAGTGATCAGATGTTTTAACTATTTTGATGTTCATTACGTTAAAATAGGGTTAAAAAATGTGACTTCAACAATTATAAGTTTATTATAAATGAAAAAATTGCTATTACCTTTTGCAATTATTGGTTTATTTATTTACATTACCAAAAATTTTGATAAGTTTTAATATGGCAAAGACACCACCAAAACCTACAGGTAATAGAGAACAGGATTTGATTAATCTTGCAAATGCTGGTAGTTGGCAAAATAAAATTAAAGCAATAATTACTATAAAGCAAATCTTGATTAGAGATGACACAAGAAAAAATAGAAAGAATTGAAAAAGAACTTCAGCCAGATGGTTTGGCTGGTTATTTATTTTACATGTTTTGTAATCATAATGTTGATAACCTTTGTGAAATATCTCAATTACCAGAGGGTGGTGTTGGTTTAATAATGAAAGGCACTGCATCTATTCAAGAACGTAGAGAAATGTTCTTGAAGGTTTATGATGGTTGTAAAAATATTTCTGAATATTTTAAGAAGTCCTCAAGGTTGGAATCGAACCAACATCCTCTTATTCAGAGTAAGAAATAATAGCCATTATACGACTTGAGAATATTAAGGGTGTAAGGACGGTTACGATCCGTCTACTCCATTTTCACAGAATGGTATGTTACCATTACAACACAAACACCATATAAAATTAAGATGTCGTGGATGGACTCTAACCATCACCTTCAGAGTCAAAGTCTGAAGTACTAACCATTATACTACACGACAATATTGTTGCTTTATTAGGATTTGAACCCAAACCTACGACCTTCAAAGGGTGTCGTGCTAAACCGTTACACTATAAAGTAATATAGTTGGTGTTTGAGGGGAATCGAACCCCCATCTCATGAGCCACAATCATGTGCTTTCGACTATTAAGCTACAAACACAGTCGAGTAGAAAGGATTCGAACCTTTGATCTCTTGCTCCCAAAGCAAGCACGTTGACCTGACTACGCTACTACTCGAATTTTCAATACTAATAATTTCAAAGAACTTACAGAATTTAGTTAATAATATTAATTTCTAATATTATCATGCAATGATTACCACGTGCAGGTATCTGTAATTAATCATCTCAGGGTTGAGGGATTCGAACCCTCGGATGACAACGCCTTTGTGCCATCACTGGTTTCCAAGACCAGCCAGTTTAACCATACTCCTGCAAACCCTGTAAAATCAAAAAACCCAAGCATTTTTACGTGCTTGGGTTTTCCTTAATATAACGTCCTAAGTTTATATTATCTTAGGAAACGTACATAGTATCTCCAAGCAACAGCTTTTGTGGCTGATGTTGGGGTTGCGGTACTATGAACATAACTCTTTTCATTTCTTTAAATTTTATGTAAATCTACAACTAAATACGTTAAAGTCAAGCAAATTGTTATAAATTTTTTAATTATTTTCAAATGCACTATCAATATCGTCATTTCTAAGATCAAAGAAAACATCATCTGCAATATTTTTTAATGCCCTTTTGTTTGGTTGACCTGTTAAAATACCATTAATTAAATTAACAAATTCGTTATTTTCTGATGGTACTTCATATAGTTCCTGAAGGAAATATAGTAAGAAATCTGGATAACGATCTAAATATTGTTCAAAATTATCAACAACATAATCTCTAATTTTACCATAGATATCTTTACCATTAACGATATCATCAAATTCACTATCGATGGTATCAGTATATTGAACCAATTCAGTGTTTTTTTCTTTATCTAATTCGAATCCTTCAACTGAAATGATTTCAAATAATCCTTTGGTGATTTCGTGAATTAATACTGGAAATGTTTGTGCTCTTGCAATGATTTTATACTTTCCATTTTCAAATGAATAAGAAGATGAACCAGCAGCCATTCCTTGTCTATTACCCATAATAGCCATATTAGCTAACATATTTTTATCAGCCAAATGATAAATAATATCATTTGATTTACCTAGTTCATCATACATGTTAACCAAATTAGGGTATATTGCATCTAATCTATCTTTAAGCATATGAAAGACACCATGAGTTGAAACTGCAGAACCCTGAGTAATTGCATTAATTATTCTTCTTTTGTTTGCAGGGTTTTTAAATTCATCTGGAAGTTGTGTTTTAGGTTTTCTTCTTTCAGGAGCATCCACTCTTACGGTAGGACTTAATTGTGCATCAATCTCAATATCAAATTTATCAATAATAGGATATTGTTCTTTAACTAATTCAATAGCTAAATTTTCTAATTCTTCTTTATGACCAGCTTCAATTTGTTTAACTCTTGGTAAATTTCTCATTACATTACCACCAGCTTGCTGCATAGATTGACCTCTGGCAATCTCCTGACTTCTTCTTTTCAAGTCTTGAAGATAATTTGGGTCTAAGAAATCTTCGTAATCAACTTCTTTTAATTGTGGTTTCATTAGATTATTTTTGTTTATTAAACTTAATAGCTATTTTGTTAGCTACAGACATTTCTGTTGCTGTCGCTTCCTTTTTTTGACCTTTTGGAGTTGGTTCAGGTGCTTTTTCTGGTGTAGGCAAACCTCTTCTAAGCGGTTTTGCTTCCTTTTCCTTTTCAGGTGCAACTTCAACTTCCTTCTCTCTTTTAGGTTGAGCAGGTTGTGGATTAGCGAATTCCATGATGGATTCTCTGATTATTTTTCTTATTTCTTCAATTTTCATGACTTAATTTAATTAGATTATATTGATAAATACTATTTTACTGTATAAAATTTTATACTTTAACCCCCTAAAATGGTATTTATGTATACTATTTTATACATGAAATGCTAAACATAAAAACATTATTATTTGAGGATGTGGCTAAGTCTAAGAAAATCCTTAAAGATTTAAATATATTAGAAAGTGACTCAAGATACCAAAAACTGAAGAAGTTATTGGAAAAAAATATTGGGTATTTAGGTCTATTTACGAATTTCATGTTCAACAATAGGGTTGAATATGATGAATTGGTTCAATTATATAATCAAATTCAAGCAGAACCAGCTAAGTTTAAAAAACTTCCAAAACCAGTAACACAATACAATTCTTACGTTGAATTGCAAGATGCATTAACTGAAGTTGAAAAGGATATTAAATTTCAGAAAGCATATAAAATGCTCCCAAAGAATGTAAGAGAATTAATTGATAATAATATATCAAAAGAAGTAAAAGATAAATTAATATCGCTATCTGATGACTTCATAAAATCATATGAAAGACTATCAAAGTCTGAGGGTAAATCACCTGAACAAGCTGAAAGTGATAAGAAAGAGTTGAATGATTTTTATTCTGGTTTTGCATTGATTACTGGTAATCAAGGTGATGTTTCAGAGGTTTTAAATAAGATAGATTTATTTGTAAAAAAATATGCTAATCAATTAAGTTTTGAAAAGAAAGTTGAGGAAATAAATAATACGAATGGTGCTGAAGTAATTAGTGCAAATCCACAAACAAAAATAATTGTTGCTGCAGTTTATAGCTACGAAGCATCTAAAAAAATTGGTAGTCCTCATTGGTGTATAAGTTATAGTAATAGTCATTGGAATAATTATACTAATGGTAATGCACAGTTTTTTATATGGAACTATAATTATCCTGTATCAGATAAAAATAATTTACTTGGATTAACAGTTACTCCAGATTTCAGTCCATATGAATTTCAGAATTCATTAAATGAACCTGTTATTGTTAAGGGTAAACAGCCAATGATTTCTTATTTAAAAAACATTAATGTACCAGTAGAAGTTTTAGAAGTCAAAATTGATGATTTTAATAAAGAAAGAAACAAGAGAAGATTTGAAGAAATAAAGAAAAAGAATGTTAATCAAATATCTCTACAAGATATATATTTCTTAGCACAATATTTCTACAAGACACCTGAAGAAATGATTGATTTCTTATCTAAGAATTATGATAAGATGCCACGTTTTGCATTACCAATTATTATGGAAATGAATACTGGTGATAAGAAAAAAATTATTCCAGATGTAATTAATAAATTTAAAGGTAAATTTGTTGATGAAGATGATTTCTATTACATGATCAATACGGATAATTTACGTAAAATTTACCCTGAAAGTGATCCTGAAAAATTTAGAGATACAATTATTGCTAAATTAGTTAAAGAAAGAAATCCAGAAGATTTTGATAAAACATTAACATACGCATATATCATTCATAATTTAGGTAGAATGTCTGATGCCATTAAAGAAATTGGTGTTGATAAATTAAATCTGCTTGATGAAAATGAAATTATGCTTTTAGTGAATAGAGCAATATCATTGGGTGATAAAGAAAGTATTAAATTAATTAATTCTGCTGGTAAATTACCAAACTTTAAATCTAAAGACATATTACAATTAATATATTCATTAGATGCACAAGGAGATACTAAAGCATATGAGAAAATAATATCAATTTTTGGTGAATCATTTATTAATGATCTTAGTAATGATCAAGTGTTTTCTATTATAGTAAATTATCCTGACAGCATATTTACCCCTTTATTTATAAAAAGTGGACAAGAATTATTTGATAAATTAACTCCACAGCAGATTCAAATGATTGCAAAATCAGAAAATGCTGATAGAGTTAAAAATTTTAAACAATCAGATAAAGAAGAAGAACCAAAACAAGAAATAAATCAACCTAAAGATGAAAATAGAAATTTTAAAATATATGCCGAGCTTATAAAAGCTAAAAATAAGAAGGATATATTATCAATCATTGATAAGTATGGTAAAACAGCCATCAGACAGTTAGACCCTTCTCAAGTAGCTAAAATATTAAAAAATACTGCACACAAAAAATTAGTTGCAGATACTTTTGGAAGATCATTAGTTGACAAGGCCATCAATGATCCTGCTGGTGGTGCTGGTTTGGGTAGTGCTTTAAATAAAGAAAAATTATCACCAAATAATATTGCTGAAAATCAAGAAGAATTTGAATTGTTTCCTACACTAAAAAATAATGATATTGATCATATTTTAAATTCAAAAGAATTTCAGGTTAGTTTAGTTTATGATATTATCAATGGGTTACAGAACATTCATAACATTAAAAGTGAAAAATCAGATCAAATGATAATTGATAAATATACCGATTATAGCTGGAATTCATTTGTTGAAGAATTTGAATTTGATTACGATTTTGAAGGTGAGATTATACCATTAAAAATATGGATTGATAATGGCGAACCAGTTTTTATGGATGAAACAGGAACAAGATTTAAAATGGATTGGTTAAATACTGAAAAGGGAATGATCTATAAAAAAACACTGCTTTCTAATTTAAAATCATTCTAAATTTATATATTTTTAAATATTAATTACTACATTTGCCATATATGAAAAATCTATTTTTGGATGATATTAGAATGCCACAAGATGCATTCAATTATACACATAATAATCAATATCTTAAACATAAGTGGGATATTGTAAGAGATTATAATCAATTTGTAAGCTACATACAGAGTCATGGGATACCAAATATAATTTCCTTTGATCATGATCTTGCTGATATTCATTATGAAATTCAGGATAGAGAGGATATAAAAAAAATGTATAATTCTGATAGTGCTGAAAAAACAGGATATGATTGTGCTAAATGGTTGATCAATTATTGTATTGATAATAATGTTAATTTACCGACAATACTTATTCATTCAATGAATCCTGTTGGTTCTGAAAATATAAAAAATTTATTTCTTAGCTATATTAAATTTACACAGAAAAATGACTAAAAAATGTGTATTTATGAATATGAGAAAGTTATTTTATTTTATAATTCTGTTTTCTTCAAATTGTTTTTCTCAACCTCCTAACGTTAGTGTGCCTGACGATCCTAACGAACCAATTGAATTATTTATTGGTTTATTTATAATTTTAATTATGCTTTTTATTTGGTTAATGAAGAATAAAGTTGCTTTTAGTAAAGGTCTTCGCTAAATAAACGAATTAATTTCTATTATTATTTTTGTGATAGAAATATAGGAAATAAAAAAATATTTGAAAAAACTTGACAAGTATTTAAACCTTTTATACTTTTGTGACGTATTTAAGAGAAACAGAAATAAAAATGTTAAATCAAATGGAAAACTTAGTATTAAATATGGCAGTCGTAGCAGAAGCGTTGGTTTTAGACGCTGAGTGGGATCGTATTGGGTTTTCTGACACAGAATTGATTTAAGTAATTAAACAATAAAAATCAGGAAACCCGATCACTAAAAAAGATCGGGTTTTTTGTTTTATAAGACTTCTTGTAGATGATAAGAAGTAAATTTGAAGTATTGATCTATGAGTCGAAAGGTATGGGTTCGAATCCCATAATATCTCTAAAGTGGATATTTAGTTTAACTCGGTAGAATGTTCAACTCATAGAAGACATACAGGGGTAGCATAAGTCAAATGCGCCACCAAACGGAAGGTGGAGATAGTGGTTCGTATCCATTTCCCTGTGCTATACGCATGATTGGTGAAATTGGTATCACGCAAAACTCCAAATCTTGAGTCGTGGGTTCGAATCCTACATCATGTGCAAATGCTCGGTTCGTCTAACAGTTAGGACACATGGTTTTCAACCATGCAATACGGGTTCGATTCCCGTACCGAGTACCTTAACTTTAATTACATGAATTAAAGTATAATATGTTGCCGTAGCTAAATTGGAATAAAGCACAACACTTTCAATGTTGTAATGTGTGGGTTCGAGTCCCATCGGCAATACAAACAAATACCCTTGTAGCTCAGTTGGTTTAGAGCAACGTTCTTACAAAGCGAAGGTCACAGGTTCGATTCCTGTCAAGGGTACATAAAATGAGGGTTAAGTTATAAAGACTAATTACAGCTTGGACGCAAGAGAAAATTCTCAGAAAGATTCAATAGAAATTTTGAATTGTTTTTGAGAATGTATAGAACAAAACTAATTACATTCTGCGGATCAGAAGTAAAGGTTGTGTTTGATGTGAATGGTCGTGATGGTAAAAATTGTTTCAATGATTATGAAAATGGTTTTTATAAAAACAAAGAAACAATAGTAACAAGACATCCAAACATTTTAAGAGGTGTTATCACTTCAAAAAAAGATTGGGGTCTTTGGGTTAAAGAATGAAGTATTGGAATAAGTGAAGGATTATTTAGTAAAGACGAAATACTAAATGAATTTGAAATGAGAAATATTAAGTTACTAGATTTTTTAATATTAGAATTTGACAACTTAATAGAAAAGAAAAAAATGGGGCTATAGTTTAATTGGCTAAAATTCTTGACTTGCACTCAAGGGATCAGGGTTCAAGTCCCTGTAGTTCCACAAGAAAATAAAATCGGAATAACTTAAACATGTAGTTGAAGTAGTTCGAACAGTTTCGATGAATTTTCTAAATGGTGATTTAGTGTAATTGTCCAGTCATGCCCTGTAGCGCATGGGGTGGCGAGGTTCGAGTCCTTAATTCACCGCAAAAGGTTTTGATCGTAGTACCTAAAACAACGATTATAAAACGTGGGTGTGGTGTAATGGCTGCATTCTTGACTATCACTCAAGCGGTTAGGGTTCGAATCCCTCATTCACGGCAAAAAAATAGTGCGTTGGTGTAGTGGTCTAACATGCTTGCCTGTCACGCAAGAGATCGTGGGTTCAAATCCCATACGCACTGCAAAAAACTGGTATTCGTACTGAACCGACTGCTATCACAGTAGGTATGAATAAAGGTTACTTTGAACATGATTGTAGCAGCATGATTGGTTGAAGTTTAGCTATAGGTGTATTGGTGTATAGTCTGCGTTGAGCAGAAAGGGTAAGTTCGAATCTTATATAGTTAGCAATAAATAAAAGGTCTATTGGGGTTATGGGTATGCTTCCAAACTGTCACTTTGGAGAAACGGGTTCGAGTCCCGTATAGACCGCAAAACATATGGCGACATAGTACAATGGTTTAGTACGCCTCCCTCATAAAGAGGTAATCTTGGTTCGATTCCAAGTGTCGCTACAAAAAATAATTGAAAAAACATTAGAAGTAAAAAGATAATCAATTTGTAATTACAAAAAATATGTTTATCTTTGTAAATAATAAAAAATGAGAAAACAAAACATCTATAGTGAACGATTATGTAGCGGAGTATTAACAATATGCTCCGTTGGCGAAATTGGCGAAACGCCACAGACTTAAAATCTGTGACCCTATGTGGTGAACACTGTCGGTTCGAATCCGACACGGAGTACATTAAATATGTCTCAGTGTTGGAACGGTAGACAAGACAGACTTAAAATCTGTTGCTCGTAGAGCGTAAGGGTTCGACTCCCTTCTGAGGTACTTAAATTAAGTAAGTATTAACTATGGGAAAGATTGAAAAGAAAAAAATGAAACAGAATTGATTGATGTACTAACAAAGAAAACATCGAATACAAGAAAGATCAATGTAGGTGAGCAGCAAAGAAAAATTGAATCTTTACGAAAAGAACTTGCTGGATTGAAATTGAAAGATATTGTAAAGAACAATTTTGTTCATTTTAATTCATATAGAACAGGATTTTTTCACTATATAGTAAAGGTTAATAATATAATTTATCAATTTCCAATAGATAGAGAAGATATTGGCCAAGCAACATTATTGGCTACTGATAAAGCGATTATGTATATGCGTTGGATTAGGAAAGCTATTGAAAATGGTCAATTTGTTAAAATTTAAAGTGACTGAGTATTTATAGGAAATTATAATCCTATGAATAAAGTACTTAAATTTATTACAAATCCATTTAAAATGCTTCTTGTATGTGGTATTTGTTTTGGTATTGCATATATTGATTCAATAATGCATAACGCATCATCACTATCAGATTTATCGTTTGTTGGTAAGTTATTTACTGACATATTTATGGTGGCTTTTACCATATTGGTTATTAGATATGGTATTTTACCTATTGTTAAATGGCTAAGCAGCTTAGTTCGATAAAATGGATGATAATAAAGAATTTAGAGATTGGATAGATAAACACTATCCAAGCATATCATCATTAACTAATGAAGAAATTGCTGAATCAGTGATATTTCCAATTGAGTTAACTCAAAAAGAAAAAGAAGAAAATGATTTAGCATTAAAAATGGCACGTGAAAGGTATAGAAATATGCCCCAATGATGGAACTGGTAGTCATGCTTGTCTCAAAAGCAAGTGTCGAAAGACGTGTAGGTTTGAGTCCTACTTGGGGTACAATTAGACATTTTACTATTGACTGTAAATTGTAAAGTGTCTATAGCAAATTGTTCGATATTGGTCTATCATCTGTTCCAGATAATTGACTTAATGCAGAACTTCCACCTTCAACAAACCAAGATGCCAAATCTGATCTTTGATGGACAACATTTAAGATCATATCCATGTACATAATTTTTTTTACTGGATCAGTTTGTTTTTTTAAACTTATCAAATGTTTTTGAAGTGGTTGAAGTCCATAATCTGAAATTCTTAATTGACCATTTGGTGCATCAAAATAAACATCACCATCCATGTTATATTTTTTCTTTAATTGTTTCTCACTATAACCTTCATCTTCTAATTCATCTATTGGTAAGTATTGAGCATGACCAAGAATTTCATTATTTACATCAATCTTTATGATATTCTCTTCAAGGATATCTTCAATCATATCTAATCCTTTCTCATCACGAACAAAACCAAATTTAGCAGTATCTTCCCAAATCTTTTTTAATCTTCCGAATGGTATTAATTTCCAAGGTTGACGATCACCTGCTTTTGATGTCATATATTCACGAATAGTTTCACGCATTATATTGTCTTTTTTTTCAAAATAATCATATATATAATCATCATTTTCCTTTAAAATTGTAGCATTTTCACTAATTTTAACTTTGTTAACTTTTTGGAAAATATCGACTAATCTTTTGTTCATGTTAATAAATACTTAAAATTAGACATAAATTATTTAAGTTAATAAATACTTAAAATTAGACATAAATTATTTAAGTATTTATTTAGGTAAATATAATTAAATGCATTACAAATATGTGATTCTATCAGACATTCATTTAGGATCGACTGATTCAAATCCCAAAAAAGTTGAAAAATTTCTTAAATCAATTTCATATGATGAATTAATTCTTAATGGTGATATTATTGATGGTTGGAAAATTAAAAGAGGTGGTATATTAAGGAAAAAAGAAATTGATTTATTAAAATATTTTCTTAAAATATCGAAATCAAAAAAAATCACATACTTAAGAGGTAATCATGACGATTTTTTAGATCATGTAATACCAATAATGTTAGGTGATATTACAGTTACAGATCAGTACGATATTAAAATCGGTGACAAAAGTTATTACATTATTCATGGTGATATCTTTGATAAGATTACTAAAGAACTAAAGTGGATTGCTCAAATTGGAGATATTGGATATACAATCTTAATAAAGATTAATAAATTAGCAAATAGAATCAGAAGGTTACAGAATAAACCATACTATTCCTTCTCTAAAGAGATAAAGGTAAAAGTAAAAAAAGCAGTAAACTATATATCTGATTTTGAAAATAACTTAGCTGATTTAGCGAATTCAAAAGGGTATGATGGTATTATTTGTGGTCATATTCACCATGCAGAAATAAAGAAAATAAAATAAATAATGTATTATAATTCTGGTGATTGGGTTGAATCAATGACCGCATTGGTTTATAGTGATGTCAATGGATGGGAGATAATACAGTACTCAATTAACGATGACTAATTTTTAATTAAAATTACATAAATCACTTGACAAAGGTTTTATTATGAGCTATTTTTATAGCTTAATAATAATCTTATTTTTAAATCAATTAAAGTGATGTCTAAAAAGAAAGTAACAAAAACGGTCACAACAACAATTACCGAAGAAATTGTTGAAAATCAATCAAACAAAACCCATATCATATGTATCCTTGATAGATCGGGATCAATGAGTTCTGTTGCACAAGATGCGATAGGTGGTTTTAACAAATTTTTAAAAGATCAAAAAGAAACTGAAGGTGAAGCAACAATGAGTGTAACCTTATTTGACAATGAATATACTCCATTGTATGATGGGAAAACAATTCCTTTAAAAGATGTACAGGAATTGAATGATAAAACTTTTGTACCGAGAGGTAGTACTGCTTTGTATGATGCAATTGGTAGAACTATTGCAAGAACAAAAGAAGAGTTTAATAAAATGACAAGTTCTGAAAAACCTGATAAGGTTCTTGTTTTGATTGTAACTGATGGCGAAGAAAATGCATCTCATGAGTATAATCAAAATCAAATTAAAGGCATTATCAGTGATATGAAGAAAAAAGATTGGCAATTTATCTTCTTATGTTCAACTGAAGATGCTGCAACAAGAGCAAATAGTATGGGTATTAGTTTTGGTAATACATTCCATTTCATTAATACATCTGATGGTAATGCAACTCTTTACACTAACATTAGCAATGCAACTAAATTGTATAGAAGCGCAACTGTTGGTAGTGCAGCATATAATGCAATTAATGATAACATCATGACTTATGTAACATCTAATATTAGTCACATTGATGGTATTAAATTAGATGGTGTATCTAATAGTCAATCAATAACAACTAGTGGTAATGGTACAACAACATCAACAGATATATCTGATGATGAGGTAAAACCATAATTTTTTATTTGGTGTTTTATGTGTTGAAAAGTATGGGTAATTCCATACTTTTTTTTAGATTATTTTTATTAAATTTGCATATAATGAAGACACAGTATGTATTATCTTGGATTATTGTTAAAATTTGAGTTTAAAGACAAATTTCATAAAGAAAAAATAAAACCTGATTTAGATTTTGGTTTTGGAATAGTTGAATTACCTAAAGTAAATAAAAAATTTATTTAAAATGAAAAAATATAGAATTTTAAGCTGTGGGGATATTCATGGAAGAACATTTTGGAAACTTATTGATATAAATCAATATGATTATATCATATTTGTTGGTGATTATGTAGATTCATTTCCATATAATGATGTGCAGATATTAGGTAATCTTCTTGATATTATCGAATTAAAGAAAACTTATCCTGATAAGGTTGTTCTTTTATTGGGTAATCATGATATTCAATATATGTTCCTTGATGAAGGATTTGGATGTAGTGGTTTTCGTCCTTCTATGGCAGCAACTTTAAAACATGTTTTTAAGGATAATAAAAGATTATTCCAGATGGCATTCCAGATTAATGATTATATCTGGACACATGCTGGTATTGCCGATAAATGGTATGATTATAATAAGAAAGTAATTAATGACTTTATTGAAAAATTTGAATGTGAAAATCTTGCGGATGCATTTAACAAAATGATGTATACTAAAGAAAATACTATACTTCACCAAGTTGGTATAAAACGTGGAGGTTATCATCCAGCAGGTGGAATTACTTGGGCTGATCGTTATGAAACATCATTGAATCCCTTTGAAGGATATCATCAAATTGTTGGTCACACACCAATCGAATTAATTACTAAATTTGGGGTTGAAAAGGGTTCAATTAAGTATATTGATACACTTCATAGATTAGAATCAATAAAAACCCTTGAAAATATCCGTTTAGATGATTATTTCTATGTGCTTGATTTGGAATAACCAAATCAAGCACGTTTTCGTATAATATAATTTAAAACTGTGTCAATATGAAATTTTGGTTAACTCAACATAGTAAGGAAAGGTATTTTTAAAAATTAAAGAAATTAAATCAAAATTGAAATGAGTAATTTGATTATTGAAATAGCATACGACAAAAAAACAAAAGATTTGTAGCATACAATCTTGAAGCTGATATTGTTGCAACAGGTGCATCTATAAGGACTGCGGGTAAAAACTTTCAAGCAAAAAGATTTGAAAGAATTGCTAAATTTGAGGAAAAAATGGAAAGATTAATAGAATAAAAAATGAAATTAAATAGAACTATATTAGACCAATTAATTGAGAATGGATACATACTTGTAAACCAACATCCAACTTTGCCATTGAGGATATTAAATTATTCTCGTAAGGCTCAGTTTGAAAAGTTATGGAACGAGTATACCTTGATGTGTCGTGGTATGGTTATAGATGATAAATACAACATTGTTGCAAGACCATTTGTTAAGTTTTTTAACTATGAAGAACATAAGCCAGAAGAAATACCAAACACCAACTTTGAAGTCTATGACAAGATGGATGGTTCATTGGGTATTATTTTTAACTATGCTGATGAATGGCATGTAGCTACAAGAGGTTCTTTTGTATCTGATCAGGCTATCAAAGGTAGATCAATGCTAAATAACTATAACATTGAAGGTTTAAATCCTGAAATGACTTATTTGGTAGAAATAATCTATCCTGAAAACCGTATTGTCGTGGATTACAATGGTGAAGAAAAGCTGGTATTATTAGCTGTTGTTGATGTTGAAACAGGATATGATATGCCATATGCTGTTATGAAATATCATGCTGGTATACGCGAAATTGATTTTTCATTGGTTAATCACTATGATGGTGTTAACGATATTAAGGAATTAAAGGCACGTAACATTACAAATCAAGAAGGTTACGTGTTAAGATATGAGAATGGTTTTCGTATGAAAGTAAAGTTTGAAGATTATTGTCGTTTACATTCAATTATCACCAACGTATCAACAAAAGATATATGGGAATTTTTACGTGATGGTAAAGATATTAATGAATTACTTGATCGTACACCTGATGAATTTGATGAATGGGTTAGAGAACAAGTAAAACTACTAACCAATAAATTTATTGAAATGGAAACTCATATTGATAATATTTTTTTAAAGATATATCGTGATGATATGTCAAAAAAAGATTTTGCTGAATATGCTTTAAAAGAATCTCACTCAGCAATTTTATTTAACATGTTTGAAGGTAAACCGTTTGCTCATATGATTTGGAAAATAATTAAACCAGAATATTCAAAACCATTTTTTAATGATGATAATAATTAATTTTTAAAATTATTAATAACTATGAAAAAAAACATTAAATTATTTCAAAATTGATTAAATATTTACGCAAAATCGGATGTTTACATCAATCAAAACGAAAGTATACGTTAAATGGAACAGAATATCCATTATATAAAAGTACTGTTTATTCTAAATATGGTACACTTTATATAAATAAAAAAGAATTGTTTAATAGTGTGAAATTTCATAAAATTCTAAATGCAAGTATGAAATTAAAATTTTATAAAAAGTAAAACCCATAGATATGAAGTGTAAATTATGTATAGAAAAAATTAATTTAAAAATTTTTGGAATGCCAAATGATTTGTGTTGGAGTTGTTTTAAAGAAAAGAAAGAAATTTTACATAAAAATATCGACGTTAAATTTAAATAAATGTCAAAAAAAAACAAAATTAACCAATTAAAAAAACGTGTTTTTAGTAGGAATTCTTTGTTGGATGAAATTGCAAAAAAGTGTATAAACTATGTCAAATGTGATACTGCAAGAATTTCAAAGCCATGTGATAAAATGTATTTGATCATAGGATTTAATCGAAACACAAAAGACGATGAAACTGTATGGGTAAATCAAGATAATCAAAGGATAGATTTTGATTATGTTCAAGAGTTTGTTGTTGCAAGTGGTTACTCTAAAGACGAGTTAATTGACTCAGCAAAAGAGTATCAACGACTTTGCGGTATTACTTGGGAGCAATACTTTCGGGAGTTGTTTCTAAAAAAATGATGATAACTGTATAGAATATATATTCGGTTTTAAACCAAACTTAAAAACCCCAAAAGAGTGATTTAAAAACATTTTAATCAATGTAACTTTTTGTGTATGTGAGAACTGATAATTGTATAATGGAACAAAATATAATTTATAACGAAGATTGTAAGATTACATTAAAAAGACTTCAAGATAAATCTGTTGATGGTATAATAACATCACCACCATATAATATCAATACAGAAAGAAGTGATTGTTATTATAAAAACGGTTATTCTGAATTGGACGAACTAAGTGAAAATGAATATCTTGAAGTAAGAACTGTTGAATTTAAAGAATTTTCAAGAGTTATTAAGGATACGGGTGTGATTTGCTACAACATTTCATACGCAAAAGAAAATCCAATATTACCAACTTTATTGGTTGCAAAAATTCATAATGAAACTAATTTAACTATTGCTGATATAATTTGCTGGAAAAAACCAAATGCAATACCATTCCAAACATCTCCAACTAAACTGAGTAGAATAACAGAACTGATTTATGTTTTTGTAAAGAAAGAGTATTTACATAGTTTCAAAACAAATAAGAAAGTAAGTAAAGTAAATAAAAAGACTGGTCAAAAGTTTTACAAAAACTATGTGAATTACATTGAGGCAAAGAATAACGATGGGTACCAATGTCAATTAAAAGCATCATTTTCACAGGATTTGGTAAATCAATTGATAAATATTTACTTTCCGAAAGGTAGCTTAATATACGAACCATTCACAGGAATAGGAACAACTCAATTAAGTTGTATCGAAAATGAATGTAATTATATTGGTAGTGAATTAGTAAAAAATCATTATGAAATTGCATTAAAAAGATTGGAAGAAAAAAATAATTTATATGAGTAATTTTATTAAAAAATGAATAAATATTGTGTTTTTTATTTTTTGTTGTTAATATATAAAAAGTAAAACTATTTAAGAATATGGAACTAAGAAAATTTATAGCAACTACTATACGTGAATATTTGAATGAACAAGATAATTTACGATATAAAATGGCTGGATATGAACATGATGAGAAGAAAGTAAATTACAATAAAGTTTATCACACTACATCATATGAGAACGCAAAAATCATATTATCAAATGGTTTAATTGCAAATAAACCAACTAATGATGAACCCAATGCTATATATTTAACACCAGACATTTATGGAGCAGTATTATTAAGTAAAAACTTATCAAAAACAAAAAACATTAAAATAGATTGGATAATATTGGAAATTAATTCAAATAATTTGGATTTATATAAAGACCCTTATTCTGTGAAAGAAAGCGGTGTATATACATACGATAATATACCAAAGGAATTAATTTCAATCAAAACGATAGTTGATTTTGATATAATAAAAAATCAAAATAATTGGAAAATGTTCTGGAATTGGTGGTTTTGGAATAAAGGGGATAAACCAGAATTTGTTAAAAAATTTGTTTTACCACAATATATTTCTTAAATTTGTGCTGTGGGATAAAAAATAAAACAAAAAGATTATAACCACGAAACTTAATACGAAGCGATAACGTAGCATTACATATAACGGTGCGCAGCTAAACGACAGTTTTTAACCGATTAAATAAACGAAAATGGAATTACAAACAGCAATAGAAATACTTGAATACCACCAAGAATGGAGACTTGGCAAAAGAGAAGATATGATTCACGAACCTAAGAAATTGACAGAAGCCTTAGATATAGTACTAAGCGAGGTTAAAAAATTTCGTTTAGGTGCTGTTATAGAATCGTTGCCACAGGACAATTTTTGTAAAGTCTGCAACCTTCCGACTGATGGAAAAAAATGTTATAGTAATCGATGCCCTATTTAGTGGCAATATTCTATAAGGATTGGGTGTATATGTAGTGTGATATTTGAAACACTAAACTTGACTTAACCACAGAACTTAATTAGAATAATGAACATAGACATACCACTGAAACTCACATTACATATACACCTTGTTATAAGCTGGTGGGTTATTTAGATAAAATTTAATTAATAACAATAAAATCTTTTTCTTTTTTTTGTGGGAAGGGTTGATAAATTAGAAATAAATTACTATTTTTATAAATAAAAAATAAAATTATGAAAAAATTAATAAACAAAATACAACAAAAGATATACGCAATTTCCCAAACGCTTAAAGCCTACGCTTCAAAACTGCGTATATCTTCATTCGTTGGCGGTCAGTTTAAAAAAAGACAGACATTAACGAATAAAATTAGAGAAATTATGAAACTAAGTGAAAAATTAGGTGAATCGAAAGAGACTTTAAAAAAAATTATCAACGAATTGAACAGACCACAATTTGACAATATTGATAATTTGATTGAATCCTTTGGAGAATACTTAAAGAATGAAATACATACTGACGGTGGAACAAAGATTGGTGATGTTATAGTTCATAAATATAGGACACATGAAACAACTGGGTTTGAAGCACATATTTACAAAAACACAGAGAATAATAATTTATGTGTAAAATTAGTTATGCCTGACACGTTTGGTGATAATTCGGTAATAGAACTTAAACCAATTATTTCAACACCATTAAATAAAATAAAAAATAATATCATTGCCGAATTAGATTTTATTGATAAACAAATTAATGAATTGAAAAATATTGATAAAAATAAAATTGTTTTTAATGTTGTAAAAATAGATTGTCCTGACAGACCATACCCAAATCAATTTAAATTTGATTCTACTAAGGAATTTAACACCATTCAAGATGCAATGGAATATGCTGTTGATGATGTAATGGGAAATGGTTAATAAATAAACCGCACCGCCAACATTCAGCGTAACAAAAAGTAATCATTGACAAAGACAACAGCCGAGTAGTTTTCACATTTGAAGACAAGAACTCAAAAACGCAAAAAGTTCTTATGAAGGACTACGATTATTTTTGGAGTGTTTACGACTATGTAGAAAATGCCGAAACAATAAACGGCATTCACGCAAAACTTGACCGACTAACAGACGAAAGCCAAAGAAGATTTGAAGGTGAATTTTACACGCCTTTGCGTTTCGGACAAAAAGCAGTTCACTATTGGAACGAAGTGCTTGGAAAAAATTGGTATAAATCAGGCAACCTTGAATATCACTTACCTGCCGAAGCATACAAGTATTTGTATATGTCCACGCTTCACGGAAGCGAAGCAGACCATTTGAAAAAGGTTTTTCCAAACGCAACTTGTTTTCAATACGACTACTTGAATGATGATGTTGAATACGTTTTCAACAAAGGAAATTTGCCTTTTGAACCCAATTGGAAACTTCCAAAAAAATTAAGAGATGAATTAGCCGACCCAACTATTACTTGGATAGTTTACATCAATCCGCCATTTGCAACGGCTCAAGTTGGCGGAGCAAAAGGCGACAGTAAAAAAGGAGTAAGCAAAACGAAAGTTGAGCTTGCAATGGATAGAGAAGATACTGGACACGCAAAACGTGAACTGTTTGCACAGTTTATGTTTCGTATTGCCCACGAACCACCTAAAAATTCCTATTGAAACCAATTAATCGATTAAAAGCGGTATTGGCCGAACAGGGAAGAACAAATAAATGGCTGGCTGAAAAGCTGAAGAAAAACGAGACGACCATTTCCAGATGGTGTACAAATGAAATTCAGCCCTCTATGGATAACCTAATTGCAATAGCCAAACTCTTAGGTGTAGATGTTCGAGAACTAATTAACTCAACAAAGAATGCATGAAACTAACGGTCAAAATATCAGGCAATAAAATCTTTGCCCCGCTAAAAGGGAAAGAATTGGTACTAACTCCAGAAGAAAAAGTTCGTCAGGAGTTCATTGTTCATTTGGTAAACGACTATGAATATTCGTTGGAACAAATGGAACAAGAAGTGAAAGTCAACAACTCCAAAAGAGGACAGGGAAAAGCAAGAGCAGACATTGTTATTTGGGCCTCAAAAGAGGATAAATCAAAAAGTAAAAAGCCTGTAATCGTTGTTGAGTGTAAAGCAGAACATATTTCAATCCGCGAAGAAGACTATTATCAGGGAGCAAACTATGCTTCATGGGCAAAAGCAAAATTCTTTGTAACGACTAATCTGAAAAATACAAAATACTTCAGAGTGAATGAGGATTTACTTCCAAACGAATTGGATGAAATCATTTCCATTCCAAAAGCAAGCGAACTGAATAATGAAAAGAAGATTCAAGAACTCTTAAATCAAACAAAAGTTTTTACAAGAGACGACTTTTCCAGACTGTTATTCAAATGCCACAACATAATTCGCAACAACGACAAGCTTTCACCAGAAGCAGCGTTTGATGAAATTAGCAAAATTCTCTTTATGAAAATTCGTTACGAAAGAGAACAAGCGAAAACCAAGGCACTGTTTTCTAAAGACGAGTTTGAAACCTTGAATGTGTCTTATCAAAAAATCGCTGGCAAGAACTCAAAACCTTTTTATCAGCACTTCTTTGACGAAACAAAAAAGATTTTTAAAGATGACGAAATCTTCGAGACAAACGACACTATCAAAATTCGTGAGAACAGTTTCTTAGAAATAGTCAAAGAGCTACAGAAATATAATCTTTCCGACACATCAGATGACATTAAAGGAATTGCATTTGAAGAATTCTTAGGCAGAACTTTTCGAGGTGAGTTAGGACAGTTTTTTACACCAAGAACCATTGTTGACTACATGGTAGATGTATTGGACCCACAGGAAGGTGAAAAAATTTGCGACCCATGTTGTGGTAGTGGCGGCTTCTTAATCAAAGCCTTTGAATACGTGAGAGAGAAAATTGAGAAAGATGTTCAGCAAGCAAAAGAAGAAATTAAAAAAGAAAACTACACAGACAACTTTGAAAGTTTTCCTGAAAAGAAGCAGGAAGAAATAATTAAAAAGGTTGACCACCTTTTTAATCAACTCAATTACGAATTAGACCTGACAAATGAAAAGGGAAGATTAAAGACATTGAGTTACGATTGCATTTTCGGAACGGATGCAAACCCACGAATGGCAAGAACAGCAAAGATGAATATGATTATGCACGGTGACGGACACGGAGGAGTGCATCATCACGATGGCTTGCTGAATGTGAATGGAATTTTTGACGACAGGTTTGATGTAATCTTTACTAATCCTCCATTCGGTTCAAGGGTTGAAAAAACATTGGTGGTTTCTAGTTTGGATATTCCGAACGAGAACAAAATCTCACTTTACAAACAACGCTACGGAGAAGAATACGAAGCCAAAGTAATTCAGCCGCTAATTGAGTGGGCAAATGAATCAAATGGAATGAAAGGAACTGGAAGACCAATCCTTGACTTGTTTGAACTTGGTAAAATGAGTGGGCTGACAGAAGTATTGTTTATTGAAAGATGTATTCGCTTATTAAAACCAGGAGGAAGAATGGCAATTGTTTTACCAGAAGGAGTATTAAATACAAGCAGCTTACAAAGGGTAAGAGAGTTTGTTGAAGGCAAGGCAAAAATCATAAACATCACTTCTATTCCGCAAGATGTTTTTATTGCAAGCGGAGCAACAGTAAAACCAAGTTTGCTTTTCCTCAAAAAGTTCACAGAGAAAGAAGCATTGCAATACGCTGACATTACAGAAAAAGCAATTGAAGAAGTAAATAAGAAATACAAACCACAGGAAGATGAATTAAATGCAACTTTAGAAAAAGCGGACAAGAAATATAAAGATTCCGCTAAGACACTGAAAGAAATTAATGTTTTAAAAGGAAAAAAGAAAGGAAATGTAAAACTGAATAAAGTGGAATACGAAAAGTTGGTTGCAACAGAAAGTAAATTGAAAGCAGAGTTTAAAGTTGCTAAAGCAACTTTTACAAGTGAAATGAAAAAACTTGAACAACAAAAAACCGAGGAAGTAAAAGCTCTCGTAAAAGAAAGATTTGATTACCCAATCCCGATGATTGAAGTTGAGAAAGCAGGAATTACTACAACTGGAGCAAAATGTGAGAATGAATTGGAGGGAGTTGCTGTTGAGTTCAGGAAGTATGCGAAAAAGAATAAGTTATGGAATCCATTGCAATCAAAAGCAATTTATTCAGCAACCGAAAATGACAAAATAACGAGAGCGTGGATGGTAAACAATGTAGTTGGCGAACCTGAATCGATTTATGGAAAATGATTGAAACAGATCCAACATATAAGCACATCCGGCTAATACCCTTCAAAGATTTGCTTCTTTGGGATGTAAAAGCATTTACACGAAATACACTCAAAGTTGAAGAAGGTTATTTGGCATTGAATGAGGTCTTAGAGGAAATTAAAATTCCAATTTCTCATGAGCAAATCAAGAAAGACCATCTGCAAATTATCTCCAAGATAAATTTTTCAGGTGAGCTGTTTTTGCGAGATTTTGAGGAAATAAATTCCTACAAGGGAAAATTATTTTTAGTCCCTTCGCAGACACTCATATTCTCAAAAATTAACGCAAGACATGGCTGCATACATTTCAACAACTCCCAACCATTTGCTGTTAGTTCTGAATATCCTGTTTTCAAAATTGATACAGCCAAAGCAGATGGAGAATATCTGCATCTTGCTTTAAGAACAAAAAAAGTTAAAGAGCATCTGTCATCAAAAATTACAGGTGTATCAAAACCAAGATTAAAAAGTGAAGAATTTATTTCCTTGCCGATTCCATTGCCGCCACTTAAAAAACAGAAAATATTAGTTAGCAATTATCACAAGCAAATCCAGTTAGCAGAGCAACAACAAAACGAATTAAAAAAGCTTGAAACAGAAATTACTGACTACCTGAATGTATCTTTTGGAATAAAGAGGAATATCAATTTCAAAAAGGAGAAGTTCAATATCATTCGCTACAAAAATATTGACAAGTGGGGTCTAGATTTTGCAAACAGTTTTTCAAACTGGGAATTATCCCCCAAATATCCTGAGCTAAAAATATCACAGCTATGTAAAGTAAGTAGTGGAGGAACTCCAAACACGTCAAACAGAAATTACTATGATGGGAATATACCTTGGGTGAGAACGACAGAGGTAATAAATGACTTAATCATGGACACTGAGATTAAAATTACTGAGCAGGGATTGGAAAATAGTAGTGCTAAAATCTATCCAGCAGGTTCATTGATAATTGCAATGTATGGGCAAGGCATTACGAGAGGGAGAACAGCAAAGTTAGGAATTGATGCTGCAACAAATCAGGCATGTGCAGTTCTATTCAACATTAACGAAGAAATTATTCTAACCGACTTTTTGTGGATTTACTTAATAAATGAGTACGAAAGATTAAGAGAATTGGCAAGTGGAAACAATCAGCCGAACTTGAATGCAGGAATGATACAAGATTACAAAATTCAAATTCCTCCCAAGAAAATTCAGAGAGAAATAATTCAGCAATACAATTCAAACAGAAAAAAAATTAAAGCCCTTGAAGCAAAATCCGAGGAAAACATTTCTATGGCACTTCAGGAATTTGAACAATCAATTTTCAACAACAAATAATGAAACTGAACTCACTTTATATCGACAATTACAAACTGCTAAATGATTTTAGCATCAACTTTAAAAAGGATATCTCAATTCTCATTGGTATAAATGGTTCAGGTAAGTCAAGCATACTTGAAGCGATTGCATTAATTTTCAGCGATGCAATCCTGAAAGAGAAATCAAAGTTTGGTTTCAAGATAACTTACGAGTTGCGGCTAGAAGAAATCATTGAAGAAACCACAACGACAAGTGAATTCAAAACCGATTACATCGGAGTTGAAATTTCAGCATCAAAAGCGGGAGAAGAACTTTCATACAAAGTCTATTCAGGTAACGACACCATTGAAAAGGTTGATGAAATTATAAAACGCTTCAATCGGTTTGAAAGAATTTTACCGAGCAACATTGTCATTTATTATTCAGGACAAGCCGAAATAATGAAAGCCATTTGTGAACCACATGACTTACTTCTTGCTAAGAATTATCGTGAAGGAACCAAAATTGTTCACCGACCTTTCTTCTACTTTGAACCTGCATTGTTTGACATCATTCTTATTTCGCTTCTGTCCTATGAGTTTGGAGATGTTCCGAATTTTCTTGCTGACAGAGCAAAAATTCATGGTTTACAAAGCATCACTTTCAGATTGAAAAAACCAAGTTGGGCAAGAGGCAAAGCACAAAATTGGTGGGGAGCAAAAGGTGAAGTGAAATCATTTTTGGATTTTCTTGATACTATTGGAAGTCCATTGATAATTAATGAAAAGTCACCGCCAAAAGGAAGAATTGGCAATGTTGTAATTGAAGCATTTCAGGATGAGTATTTAATTATTACGATTATCGGGCAAGAAAAACTTTTTGAAATCAGGGAGCATTTTATAGAGGAAAAAGAATTATTCAAAATGCTAAACGCGCTTTACATTGAAGGGCTTTGGGAAGATACAAAGTATTCATTCGTTAAAGAGGAAGAAGGAAATACAAATTCATTTGGAATACTGAGTGAGGGAGAGCAACAGGCAATCACCATTAAAGGATTAACAGAACTTGTGACCAGTGAGAATACTTTGTTTTTGTTTGACGAACCTGATACATACCTGCATCCATCATGGCAAAGGAATTTTATTGAAAACTTGATTCAGTTTGTTGAAGCAAGCACAACAAATATGAGCCAGTTTTTAATCACAACTCATTCACCCCAGTTGTTGAGCAATGCCAATCCTGAAAAATCAGAAGTTCAGATTATGGAAGATGGAGAGATTGTAAAAATTACTCCAAAATATTACGGGAAAGACATCAGCACAATTTTGTATGAAATGATGGGAGTTGAGAGAAGAAATAAGAAAGTTGCAAAGGCACTAAGTATTTTGTTCAATCATATTGAAGATGAAAAATTAGATGATGCAAAAGCAGAGTTTCAAAAACTATCCGAACTTTTAGGGGATGATGACCCTGCTATCGTGAGAGCAAAAACCCAATTAGAATATTTGGAAGAAGCGAAGAAATGAAGCAAATAACAAAAATACAAGAACCAAATTCTTTGGTTCAACACAGAGCAAACCAACCCGCTTACTACCATAATTTGCCTCTAGCTGCAATGAACGATTTAAGAGCAAATCTTTTATCAGAGCAAGGACACATTTGTTGTTACTGCATGAAAAGAATTCCCGAGAAGATTGAAATTGACAAAACTGTTTCTTACGAAATGAAAGTTGAACATTTTTTGTGTCAGGATAGAAATGAAGGGCTGCAACTCACCTACTCTAATCTTTTGGGTGCTTGCACAGGTAACGAAGGCAGACCGAAGAAACTTCAAACCTGCGATACCAGAAAAGGAGATTTAGATTTCAGCATCAACCCAACTTCAACAGCTCCAGACTGCGAGACAATTATCAAATACAATTCAGAAGGAGAAATCTACACTGACAATGAAGCACTCAATAATCAATTAAATGATGTTTTAAATCTCAACATGCAATCGCTTAAAGATGCAAGGCGAGAAGTTTATTTGGAAGTTCAGCGAAATGTTGAAGCAGAAAGTAAAAAGTATGCTGACAGAAATTTGAAAACAACATTCTTTGAGCAAGAGAAAACAAAGTGGTTAGCTCGAGCAGCAAACAAACACAAACCTTACTGCATGGTTGCAGTTTATTATTTGAACAAAAAGATTCGGACTAATAACTAGAAGTTCCAAAGTCGCACACACATTGCCTGGCCACACATGCAGCCCACATCCAAAGCCAGTCAATAAGTGTGCTCGGTTTCGTGTAAGTGGACAAAGTGGTCAGTGAAAAATGCCCCACCGCACGACAGACGAAAAGATTGGTGTAAAATTAACGGGTAACGAAAGACAAGGCTTCAAATAAAGTGTGAACAAGGGCCCTACAGCTACCAACAAAATGTTTATGCAATGTGGGGGCTTGGTGTTAAATTAAAGTTTATGTTTCACAATGTAGTTTGGTCACGGGGGACAGTTTGGAGCAGGTCGGGCTTAACATTCCGCTGCGCTCCATTTTTAAGTCCTCCTAAACCCCGCCCGACCGCAAACACCAACGTTGGCTGCAATGCTGACCGACCGCACAACCGACAGCAACCGTTGACAACTTTTGACCTTTTTCGGACTGCTTAACCGACAATTTAAGTAAATTTGAAAACTAACATTTTGACAGAGATAAATGAGTAAAATAATACCAGCTAAGGCAATAAAAACAAGACAGTATTGGATTGAAGAAATCCGAAAACTGAGCGGACACTTTGGTAACGACACAGAAAAATTAGAGAAGGAATTAGAAGCTGAAATCAAGAAAGACGGTGTTTCCTCATTAATTGACCACTTGCGACTTTGCGGAAATATTCCTGAAAGTTACGGACACGACACAAGCGAAGAAAAACTATATTCAAAATACACCGACTGCTTACTTTCATTAGCTTACACAGCATTAGGACTTAAAAGTTTGGTGCTTAAAGAGAGAGCAGATGCAGCAGACGTTGAAGCATTTGCAAAGGATTACAGCTTTGTTGCAGATGCAAAAGCATTCCGACTAAGCAGGACAGCAAAAAATCAAAAGGACTTTAAAGTTCAAGCTATGCACGGGTGGAAACGTGGCAAACCATACGCAATGGTGGTTTGTCCTATTTATCAGCTTCCAACTTCTTCAAGCCAAATTTACCAGCAAGCAACGACACAAAATGTTTGTGTTTTCACATACTCACATCTTGCGTTGCTACTTTCATATTCTGAAAAAGAAGGAAAAGCAGAAGCCCAACAACTTTTAAAGAAAATATTTGAAACGGTTAAGGCACTCAATCCTTCTAAAAATGCAACCGACTATTGGTTAGCAATCAACAAAACAATTCTTTCTTTTTCAAAAGCAGTTGAACCTTTATGGAGTATCGAGAAAGGCGTTGCTACTGAAAGTATCGCCATTTCCAAAGAAGAAGCCCTAACATTCTTGGCACAGGAAAGAGAAAAGATAATGCGAATGAGCCACAAAGAAGCATTGAAAGAACTAATCAAAGTTCACAAGATTGAAAGCAGAATTAAAACTATCAGTGCTATTTCCGACAACGGACTATTTACACTTAAATAAAAGACAATGGAGAATTTTATAAATAAAATAATCGAAGGCAACTGTGTAGAAGTAATGCGACAGTTTGACGACAATGTAATTGACCTTACAGTTACTTCACCGCCTTATGACGATTTGAGAAATTACAAAGGGTTTGTTTTCCCTTTTGAAGATATTGCAAAGGAACTTTACAGAGTTACAAAAGAAGGTGGCATAGTTGTTTGGGTTGTTAACGATGCAACAATTAACGGCAACGAAACGGGAACAAGTTTTAAACAAGCCTTATACTTTCAGCAAATTGGTTTCAATCTTCACGACACAATGATATTTCGTAAGGCAAACCCAATACCTCAAATTTATCGCAAACGCTACAATAATGAGTTTGAGTTTATGTTTGTTTTCAGCAAAGGCGTTGTAAAAACACACAACCCTATTATGGTTGACTGTTTACACGCTGGACTTGAACTAAACGGAACGACTTACAAAAACTTTTCAAAAAACGAGCAGACAAGAGAAAAACTTGCAAAGCCAGTCAAGGACAAAAAAATAAAAGGGAACATTTGGGAATATGTTGTAGGCAAAAAACAAGAAGACCAAGAAGCAAAAGGACACCCAGCCCCTTTTCCCTGTGAACTTGTAAGAGACCACATAAAATCGTGGACAAATCAAGGCGACTTAGTTTTTGACCCAATGAGTGGTAGCGGGACAACAGCAAGAGTAGCTTGTGAAATGGGCAGACAATATATCGGCATTGACATAAGCCACGAATACTGTGAAATTGCAAGAAAACGAGTAAAACTAATTGCAGACGCACCGACATTATTTGTTGTAGAAGAACCGACAGACGAATACTATGCAGAATTAGAAGAAGCACAGCAGCCAACAGCGGTTTTGCGTAATGGCGGGGGCAGTGCTAAATTGAACGGTAGTGCTTCAAAAAAACGGTAGTGCTAAATTGAAAGTTTGTGCTTCTAAATCCGCCACTACGCAAAGCCGCAAACACCAACGTTATGCCCAATGCTATGACGACCGTGCAACAGACGAACATCGTAGCTTGACATTAAACTTTTGTGTAAAACTTGACAACCAAACAAGACTGATTTAGACCTTTAAAATATTAACTTAGCGACATCCATTTTAAGACAATAATGAAGAAAAAATTAACGATAAAAATCTTAATAAAAGAAGCCCAAATTTTCTGTGCTGAACAATCTAAGTTTCAGCATAAAGAACTGTTTGGAGTAACTGACGGCAAAGCCGTTGGGATACTTATTGAACAGAAATTTCAAAAACACTTAAACGACAAATACGAAGTTACAATTGGTTCCTCTGCAAGCGGTGTTGACCTACCTTCAGACGACATTTTAACCGACATCAAAGTAACTTCAATAAAACAGCCCCAATCATCTTGCCCATTCAAAGACGCAAAACAAAAGGTTTTCGGACTTGGCTACAATTTACTTGTTTTCGTTTACGACAAAGCTGACGACCCGAAAAGCAAGACAGCAACTTTGAATTTTGTTAGTTGTTCATTCGTTGCAAAAGAGAGAACGGCTGACTATACAACAACTTACCGTTTAAGAGAAATGGTTAAGGATAAAGCCAATGAAGCCGACATCATTGCTTACCTGCAAGACAAAAATATCCCAGCAGACGAAATCACATTATCAAAATTAGCGGAGCAAATTTTAAAAACTCCACCTGAACAGGGTTACTTGACTATTTCGAATGCTTTACAATGGAGATTACAATATCAACGAATTGTAACTCTTACAGACGAAGTAAAAGGAATTACCAAGATTGTAAGCTATAACAAACCTCAATGATGAAAGTATTTGAAGCAAATATTACTTATCAAGTTTCAGATTTCTTAAATGACACTCTGAAAAAGATTACATCTTTTGAAAAGGCAAATCAAAAAATGTATGATGCCTTCGGCATCATACATTTTTTTGATAATGGTGAAGAATTGGAAACTCTTAAAAAAGTTTTTTCAATTACTAATAATGTTGTCGAAGAACCTGATAGAGCAGAATATGGCGACTTCCAAACAAATTCTGATTTAGCAAACAAAGTAACTTTATACTTAACGACAAAAAAGATTTCACCTGAAGTTGTTATTGAGCCAACCTGTGGCAAGGGAAATTTTATTATTGCCTCTCTACGCAATTTCAAGAATATTAAAAATGTATTCGGAGTTGAAATTTACAAACCTTACGTTTGGGAAACTAAATTCAGCATTGTAGATTTCTTTCTTTCTAATCCAAATTCAAACAAGCCAGAAATTTCAATAACTCATTGCAATGTTTTTGACTTCGATTTTAAAGCAATAGCCAAGAAACATTCAACAAATGATATTTTAGTAATTGGTAATCCACCTTGGGTAACCAATTCAAAATTGGGTAGTTTAAATTCAACGAACCTTCCGAAAAAAACGAATTTCAAAAATCATAGCGGTTTAGACGCAATGACAGGCAAGGGCAATTTTGATATTGCTGAATTTATAACGCTAACTATGATTGATACCTTTCAAAATATGAAAGGGAATTTATTGCTTTTGGTAAAAAATTCTGTTATCAAAAATATTGTCTTTGACCAAAATAAAAATCGTTACAAGATTTCAGCCATTGAAAAACATTGTATTGACAGCAAAAAGGAGTTTAATGTTTCAGTAGAAGCAGCTTTGTTTTATTGTAAACTAAATTCAAAACCGACATTTGATTGCTTAGATTTTGATTTTTACAACAATCAAAAATCTCAACTAAAATTCGGTTGGTTGAATGACAAATTTGTTTCAAACATTGATACTTATATTCATACAAAAGAAATTGATGGTGAATGTCCTTTTGTTTGGCGACAAGGTTTAAAACACGATTGTTCTACTGTAATGGAGTTAGACAAAGTGAACGGACATTATGTAAACGGACTAAACGAAGAAGTGAAATTGGAAGACGGTTTAGTTTATGGTATTCTTAAAAGTTCTGACCTTAAAAACACGGTAATTAATCAGACACGAAAGTTTACCATTGTTACACAAAAGAAAGTTGGGCAAGAAACAAAATATATTAAAACTGAATATCCAAAGACATATCAATACTTGACAGAACATCAAGCAAATTTTGATGCAAGAAAGTCAAGCATCTACAATAACAAACCTTTGTTTTCAATATTTGGTATTGGTGACTATTCTTTCAAACCCTTTAAAGTTGCTATATCAGGACTTTACAAAACATTTCATTTTACACTTATTCTGCCACAGGACAACAAGCCTGTAATGCTTGACGACACTTGTTATTTGATAGGTTTTGACAAAATAGAATTTGCCGTTTACGCATTAATTCTTTTAAACTCTAACACGACAGTTCAGTTCTTACAATCAGTTACTTTTCCAGACGCTAAAAGGACTTTTACAAAAGACATTTTAATGAGAATTGACCTTTTAGAATTAGCAAAACAAATTGACAAAGGCGACTTACAAACAGAACTTGAAACGCTAAATGTGAAGTATAATTTCAATTTGACACTTGACTTGTGGGACAGTTTTATTAACGAAATGACACCTGTAAACAATGGACAAATGGCAATGTTTGCATAGACCGAAAAAGAATTATAAACGAAAATGATATTAAGAAATGATAACGGAACACTTGCTTATAACGGTTGGGTGTATGAGAAGGTTTGCTTAGATAAACTTTAAAATTACCACTACTGTTGATAGCAAACTTTCTTATAGACCTTGTTATATGCAGTGCGGATTTAACCGACAAACTTTAATACGAAGAGCAAAACCTTTTTGTTTTATTTTTTGTGGGTGGATTTTTAAAATTTGAATATTTATATATAAATAAAAATGCAGATGGTTAATGCAGGTGGTGAGTATGTATATGAATGTTATATTTCAATAAAAAACCCATTAATAATTGATGCGAAAGATAGAAAATGGGATGATATTGAAACCGAAGATGGAACAACATCAACACTGGGCATTGTTGGAACTGTTGATAGAAGTAAATATGATGGTGTTATTTTTATTAACATTAAAGATAGTTGGATTGATGATGTTGATTACCAAGATGCTTCAACAATTTATGTTACATTTAAGCCAAATCAAATTAAATCGGTTGATAATGACAACATTTATTCTTAATTTTGTGTGGTAGAAGAAAAAATAAAACAAAAAGATTATTATTATGAAACTTAATACGAAGCACAAACGTAGCATTGCATATAACGATGAGGCTAAGAGCAGTTGCCTTAAATACTGCTTAAAATTTGCACTATGCTTAATGGCAATTGCTTTTAGCCTTTGTTAGTGGCTGGTGCAGTAAAATAAACGAAAATGAATTTATCAAAAGGATGCCCATATTGTAGCAATTTAAAATGCACAAAAGAACCATTATTAGATTTTGAATGTGTTAAAAATAAAAATTTAAAAATAAAAAATGCAGGAGCTTGTTTTGTTGCAGAATTAGATAATGATGAACATATAATTATTGAGAATTGTCCTGATTTTGCAGACAGTAGCACTTGCCACTAACGGTTGGGTGTATATGTAGTGGTGGATAAAGAGCAGAAATGTTTGATTATCCACTGAACTTTGTAGAAACCACAAATGTTCAAATTACAGATGAAACCACCATTACATATACACCTTGTTATACACAGTACGGCTAATTAAGGTAGATTGTTGATACAGAGAACGAATAAAAACTTTATAAAAATTAAAATTGATAAATATGAAAATTGATAAATATGAAAATTGATAAATATGAAAATTAAAGATTACTTGGAAACACTACCAGAAAATATTAACATTTCTGGAATGAAAGGACTTTTTGGAAAAGAACTTAAAATTTTAGAACCATACTTTGAAAGTATTGATGAACTAAAAGGTAAAAAAATTGAAATAATTGAAGAAATTAATATGGTTGGAGAACCTATTATGGAAATGACAAATGAAGGTGTTTCTTTTAAACAAGAAACTGAACCAAAATTATTAACTATTAAGGGAATTGATGGAATAGGAGAAAACATAAAACTATATTCAATTTTTTTACAAAATGGTGATGTTATTATTAGATGCTCAGAAGATTCTGTTGGTTATATTGACATTGAATTACCACCATTTGAAGATTTAGATGATAATGGAAAATATATTGGTAGTAATCCAAAATTTTTATAAAGTTTTTCTCACAGAACCTAATTTGAAACACGAATGTAGTATTGTGTATGACGGTTGGGTGTATATGTGTTGGTGGATAGAAAGAACAAAACTTCGATTAATCACAGAACTTCATAGAAAACCACTAATGTTGAAATTACAGACAAACCCACCATTACATATACACCTTGTTATATGCAGTGCGGATTTAACCTACAATCTTTGATACGATAGACGAACCTTTTTGTTTTATTTTTTGTGGGTGGATTTTTAAAATTTGAATATTTATATATAGAATAAACAATTTAAGAATATGGAATTAAGAAAATTTATAGCAACTACTATACGTGAATATTTGAATGAATCATATAACAATGATAATGTTTTTATCACGGCTCAACTGATAAAAATTTAGCAGGTAAAAGAGGAATACATATTGGTACTAAGTTAGCTGCAACACAAGCGTTACAAGCAAGAATTGGTGTACCAGCAGAAGGTGAATGGGATGGGACAAGAGAATATGGTAAAACATTACTTGCTGGTAAAAATACGCTAAAAAACAAATACAACGAATTAGGTTGTACTGGGTTTAATTGTGGGCGTGATATACCAGAAGAAGATTATTATCCAACAGAAAGAAAAGAAAGGGCTAAATATTCGGATGGTACACCAATACCATTTAATTCTAAACCTATTGTTTTTCCTGTTAGAATAATTGGGAGGATGACAAATTCGCCATATAAACCACACACCGATGAAAAGGCAAATTCAATGATGCTACGTAATTTAAAAATGGGTAATGCCAAAAGTGGTTATTATTATGAAAATATTGGTGAAGATAGCGGTTCAATTTCTGCTGTTGTACCTGATGCATCATTTCTTCAAATTTTATAATGTGGGTGGGCAAAAAAAAATAAAACAAAAAGATTATAATCACGAAACCTAATACGAAGCAATAACGTAGCATTGCATATAACGTTTTGCGTATATACGAGGTACGCCTTAACGGAAACTTTAAATTATAAACAAATGCTTGTAGGCGTATCTTGTATATACGCTGTTAGCAGTAGTGCGGTAATTAACCACAAATGCTCAATCGGAGAACTGAACCTTTTTCTTTTCTTTTTTGAGCGAGGATAAACAAAATTATGATAATAGATTTAAGATGCGGAGATACGATAGAACAAATGAAATTGATACCAGATAAAAGTATTGACTTTATTTGTTGTGATTTACCTTATGGAATGACTGCACCAAAATGGGATGAACATATTAATATGGTTGAACTTTGGGAACAATACAATCGAATAATTAAGAAAAATGGAACGATTGCTTTATTTGCATCACAACCATTTACTACAAAGATAATTTCAAGCAATTTAAAGGATTTTAGATATTGTTGGTATTGGTTAAAAAATCAAGGAACTAATTTCTTTCATGCTAAACGGATGCCTATTAGAAAGATTGAAGAAATATGTATTTTTAAGAAAGGTAAATACTATCCACAAATAACAGATGGACATATACCAACTAATAGTGCAAAGGGTTGTAGTAATGGTAAAGCATATCATGGTACAAATACAAGAGATTATGAAGGTGGTAAAACAACAAGATTCCCAACTAATATTTTGGAATTTAAGTGTGTGGATAATTACAGTAGATTACATAGTTCTGAAAAACCTCTTGATTTATTGGAATACCTAATTAAAACCTATACCGATGAAAATGATGTTATTTTAGATAATACTATGGGTAGTTGTTCAACTGGAATTGCTTGTATAAATACTGATAGAAATTTCATTGGTATTGAAAAAGAATTAGAACATTTTACAAATTCAAAAAAGAGGGTGGAAGAAAAAAGAAAAGAAAAAGAATTTACAGTAGTAACTTCATTCGGAGATGAGATGTAGTATTACTGCTAACTGTTATATATCTATAATAGACTCAAACTAATTGATAATCAATAATTTAATAATGAAAATTCTTAAAATTTTTGAGGAAAAATTAAGATATAAAAACTATTATTAGATAATTTGCCGAACAAGAGTAAAATTATTAAATTGAGAATAATATATATTTTTATATTTGCGATAAATAAATTTAATTAAAAACATGATAAGATTAGCATTTGCAATTGGCTTTTTAGCAGTATTTGGTATGATAGCTGTTTGGTTAATATCATATTGGAAAAAAAATTCCAATGATAAACAAGAAAAAAGAAATGTACAAAACAAAGAAAATTAAAAATTTTATGGAAAACGCAAAAACAATCATTAAAGTAGCAAATTGTTGTAATTATATTATCACATTGTTAATTATCAATCCATTCTCATGGGATGATGGTGGTCGAAGAACAGTAGTTCAAACAATGAGTGGAAATTAATTTGTAAGATTTCAACCGGGAATTTTTTTTTCAGGGTTTTTTCAAAAGAAACTGTGTGGCCTAATCAAATTTCAGTAACATATATGTAAAAAGAAGCTGATTTGACTCTACGTGATAATGTTGTTGAAGTTGGATATATTAATATTATGTTTAGTGATGGTACGACTGCTGATGTAAAAGGTATTACTCAATTTATATTACCTTCAGACGAAACAGCAATGATTTCATTACACAATACACATGGTAGTCCAGAATCACTTGTAGTAAAATGTCTACTTACTGTAACCAAAGAATGTTTACAATCATCTGCTCAATTAATGAGTTCTGATAAACATTACGGTGGTGGTCGTACTCAAATGTCACAGGATTTCATTGATCAATTAAAGGAAGGTATTTATTTAGCTAATATTGAAGAAAAGGTATTTTATGATTCAATTGATCAAGAGAAGAAAAGAACTTATTTAGCTGAAATTAGAAGAGATAAAACAACTGGATTAGCTTTACGTAAAAATAATTCACTTAAAGAATTTCAAATTACCGTAGCTGATGCATCTATCATTGATACAGATTATTCAGATAAAGTCGATGCTAAATTGGATAAAATAATTGATGCTGCAACTAAATCTGCAGTGTCTCGTCAAGAATTGATGACTGCTCAACAGCAAACTCTTACTGAAAAAGCTCAAGGTGAGCAAAAACTTGTTAAAATTGAATACGAACAAAAGCAAGAACAAACTAAACAGGTTGTTGTTGCAGAAACTAAAGTTAAGGTAGCCGAACAAGATAAATTACAACAGCGTATCGCTCTTGAAGCTGCAGTTTTAGAGGCAAGAAAAATTAAAGAACTTGCAGATGCTAATGCATATGAGAAGTCACGTTTAATGCAAGCTGATGGTGCTTTGGAGCAAAAACTTGCTGCTTGGAAATTTGCTGAAGAAAAGAAATGGGATGCATTTAGTAAGTTTACTGGCCAATTAGTTCCAAATGTTCAAACTGGTAGTGGTGCTAATGCAAATGCTTTGAATTATATGGAATTGTTAGGTGTTAAAGCTACTAAAGACTTATCACTTGATTTGAAACCTAATAAATAATTAGGTTTAATTATAGTATATATAATAAGGGGAGAAAATTTCTCCTATTTTTGATTTTTATGTTGAAAATAATTATTATTTTAGCAAAAAAATGTCATGTATTTATATGATAATTTTAAAAGGGTTAAATCTATAGATGACTTAAACGTTGGAGATTTGTTGTTTTTCTCAATCGAAACTTCCTATCACATTTACCAAAAAAAATTAAATAGTGAATGGATAGTAATCTCTAAAATCGATAATAAACGAATTGTGATCAGAAATAAATATGGAAAACAAATAATAACATTAACCAGTATAAGAATATTAGATGGCTTTATTAAAATTAAAATAAATGATAAATTATCACTAACATTTAATGTTCTTTTTAAGAAAAGATATTTAGTATTAGACTATATAAAATTAAATTTAAATAAATTTTTAGAATGGATTTTTTAAAAGTAGTATTTGCATTGGTTTATTCTGTAATAATAACAATATATACTGTTGCTCTTATATCGGCAATATTCGGATATGTATTTATGATGGCGTGGAATTTGTCTATGCCAATATTATTTGAATTACCAGTTTTAACGTATTGGCAAGGAATGGCAATAATCTTTATGTCAAGAATCTTAACTAATAATATCATAACGATAAAAACTGAATCAAAAAAATGAACAGGAAAATTAAATTTGTTAAAGAAGTACCAAGACTTAACGTAAAGTTTGTACAAGCATCAACTGGTAAAGTTTTATTTGAAATAAAGGACAGAGATTGGATGAATGTTGGTGAATTATTTACTGATCATTATGTAACTGAACTTATGCGCCAAACATATGATGAACAAAATTTAATTAAAATTGGTAAAATTATTGTAGTGGTAGCTGGTGATTATCAGCAACTTATATCATAATAAAAAATAATGTAATTATATAACCAAAATTTGCCGTTTTTCGTATAATATAGTAAGGTTTTTGACGGTCATTTTTTAGTATTTATATGTATGACAATCATTATTATAAATAAGCTAAAAAAGGCACTTAAATCAACCGATCCTATTAGTTCTATAAAAGAGATTATTGCAGAATATGAAGAATTACATAGGTTAGTAAAATGGAGAAATGAAGTAATGCTGTCAAGTGATAAAAAAAACAAATACGCAAAGCAGATAAAAAAAATAGAAGAAACGTTAGAAGAGAATGGCTATTTTACAGAAATGAGCGAAATGGATGAACTTGATAAAAATGTACGAGAATATTTTAGAAATTTAAAATAATGAACATGAAAAAACATCTTATCTTAGTTATGTTAATGCTGCTGACATTATCAGCATACTCTCAAATTCATGCATTTGAAAACGAAAAGGTTTTTAATGGGATAAAATATCGAGTAGTATTGTCTGTTATTAATGAATATCCTGAACTTGAGGTTATTGCAATCTATAAGAACCCTAATAACCCTAAAAATTCTTCTGGTAGCGGTCATGTTACTACTCATAATAGGTATTCAATTAATTCAGAAATCTTTAAATTGAATAATATTAAACATGTAGTTGGTGATGACCCTTATGTGGATCGTATTTATTCTGTAGAATTTGAGGAAAACCAAAATACTGTAATAATTTACTCATCAGTTGGCAAGTATAGACTAACGTATGATAAATATAGATATAATGGTACTAATCTATTAAAAGTTTCTGATGCACCGAATTTTAATTAAAATATAGAATCCATGAGTTTTAACAATTTGAAAACTTTAGATTTTAGTTACTCCGTACCTGTCGTATACAATAAAATTGTTTTTGAAAAAACACTTGAAAACTTACGAACTGGATTTGATATTCTATCTAAGAAAGATATTGATCTTATTCTTCAGTCGAATGAATTTATGAGAAAAAAAACGTTTTATATACTTATCAATAGGTATTATGAATTTAAATTAGAATATATCAGTATATTTGTGGGTATAATTCCTGAATTGAATTAATCCATAAATGTTTACATTATATTTTATCTTATTTGTCTTTTGGTTATCTATTGGGATGTTCATGTACATGGTATTGATAATGGCTAATGTTTTTAAGGAAAAAGATAAGCATTTCATGTTTTTTTAAAATTTATTCTGATATCTCCAATTTTTCTTATTATTAAAATTTTTAATCACGAATAAATGGGTTTATTAAAACTTAAAGTAGTGCCATTTATCGAAACATCTGGCACTGAAGAAGCAAAGAAATTATTATCAACACCATTTAATTTTAATATGTTGATTAGTTTATTTGATGAATGGTTTTTAAAAGATAAAGGAACATACTCTAATTATATGAATAAAGTTAATGGTAGAATAATTATTGAGTGCTATTCAATAGGTTATTCACTTAATAATGGTAAATCTATACATGTTATACCAATACATCCTATTATATTAGATCACTTTATATCAGATTGCCAAAGATCAGGTATTGAACTATTTTGGTCTGAATCAATATTGGATATGATTGATTATCAACAAATATTAAAGAGTGAGGATATAAAAAATTATCATGTAACTTTGCTTAATCGAATTGAAAAATCAAGTGATTTACTATGAGAAAATTTTTGTTTTTAGATATTGATGGTGTATTGGTAACGAGTGATATTCTAAAAGACTATTTACCTGATGGACATCATAATTTTAATACGGAATCTCTTGTAAGTCTAAATAAAATTGTTGGTCTTACTGGTTGTGATATTGTCATAAGTTCATCATGGAGAATAGGGGTATCATTAGATGAGTTTAAGACACTTTTTGAAGCAAGAGAGTTTCTGTACTCGGATAAGATAATTAGTGTCACACCTAGGCTATATGCCTCTGGTAATGATAGATATGCCCATATTCCAAGAGGCAGTGAAATAAGACAATGGTTGATGAATAATTTTGTCGATAATGGTAAATTAGGTGTTGATTATAATTATCTTATTATAGATGATGATCAAGATATGTTATATGAACAAAGAAATAATTTTATTAATACTTCATTCAAATTTGGACTTATGGATCGTCATGTGGAATTGGCAGTTAAAATTCTAAATTGGTACAAATAAAAAAATCACTTGCATATTTGAAAAAAAATTATCAAATTTGAACTATAAATAAACCAAATAATAAATTATGAGAAAAACGTATTTTGTAAATGGGATTCAAGTACCAACTATTGTTGATTACATTAGAATTCGAAGAATGGACGCAGAATACACATTGGACGACTTTTTAAGGATTTTTCACAAACCAGATAATCCAGATGCCACTCAACCAGAAGAGTTGAAGAAATTGTGGAATAACCCTGCAAATGTGGCTTACATCCCTAAAGAGTTTATTCAGAATTTTCATGGAAACGCAGAATTATTGATGACCTGTTTTTCTATTGCAGGTGCAGAAGCCACCCTATCAAGCCTAAAATCTGTTCTTATTGATGAAGAAACTATCATCAAAAAACAGAAACGTACTTATTTAAAGGAAGGTATTGGTTCTGAGCATAATCAAAAGCCTGATTTAAAATCTACTGGTAATAAAAAGTTTGTTAAGAGTATGTTTGAGGAAAAGTTTGTAGAGTACAGAGATACATACAAACTTTTCAAGATTGAAAAAGATCAATTGAATACTCAGAATGACATTTATATTATTGAGTGTAATTGTCCTTCAACTGATCGTAAGTTTTTCTTGTTTGCTGATTCAACAGACCCTAAGTGTCAAAAAGCAATTGACGCAATTGCTTGGACTATGAGAAAGCCTGATGGAACGCCTCTAACAAGAGAAGAATACATTGCAATTGAACAAGAGTCCTAATTTATATTAATAATAACGTTTAATTAAACAAATAGCTATGAACATTTTAAAAAGAGTACGTCAAGGGGATATGATTTTCTACAAGGTAGAGAATGCAGACCTAACAATGAAACAGAACACTGAACGCCTAGTAGTGGGTATTGGTGAAGTAAGCGGTCATTCACATGATATTTTTCCTGTAAACGATTCAACAGTGCTTGAATTGGCAGAAAGTGAAAATTCATTTGGTGATGCAACACGTGATCAACTTTTTTTTGAAGTTAAGGGAGAGGCTGTAGTTCTTCACGAAGAACATGCACCAGTTACCCTTGATGAAGGAATGTGGGTTCGTATTAACCAAGTTAACTACGATCCATTTAAGAATGAACTTGAAAAAGTTCGTGACTAATAAAGGATAATTAGGTTAATGTAGAAATAGTTATAAAGTCTATTAATTTAGTTAATAGACTTTTTTTTAAATCTTAAATTGAGTAACAATGGATAAGGTAAGTGTATTTAATTCGCTAAATAATAAAGGTACTATTGTTGGAAGATTAGTGTCTAAAAAATCTGATTCACCATTAGTCATTGGAGATTTAGCTGAAGACAATGGTAAAATTATCCTGATTGAAAATCAGGATATTCTCGATAATATATCAGCACAAAAAATCATTCTTGAAGTCGTTAATAAGGCAGGTAAGGTAATCGTACCATACAATCTCATGTCAAATGGCTTTAAAGGGGTTGTAGTTGATAATAGAGTTAAGATTAATTCTTTGGTCGTAATTGTTGTGAAGAATACAAATAATGATTCGGAACCAGAATTATTGATTAATAATGATGGTTTTGCAGTCATTAAAAATTATGTACCTAAGTCTTATCGTGAGGATATTCCAACACCAAGATTTACTGATAAGGAATGGATTGCAATCAGAAAATTTCAGGCTGGTCAAAAATGGGCAGTATCAACATTTATTGATGAAGATACTATTACTGCAGGTTATGGTGGTTTAGATGTAAATGGGGATTTTGAATATCCATTACCAACAATATACATAAGACAAATTTATGGTACTACTTCATGGAGTCATTTATTAGCTAAGAAATCTGAGATAGCACAATAAAAAAAAACCCCGAAAGGGGTTTTTTTATTATTTAATTGACAGATTATAAATTATCAGTTATATTTATAACTGATATGTTAGAAAAGGTAACGAGTATGAAAAGTGATTTCATGAAAGAAGATAATTGGGCATCACATACATATATAAATAACAATAATAAAGTCTTACTTAATAGAATTCACTACTCCAACGGAGTATTTAGATGTGTGGAAAAAATATATTATGGTGGATTACTGTGTTATCATTATTCCTATATTCCTAATACTGATATTTTAGAAGGAGAAATAATCGCATATGGCTAAATGTAAATGTAATAAAAAGAAGAATAAATTCTATAAATCTGAAGTTGTATTAGCCTTTGGAATAATTACAATCATTTTTATTGGAATAATTTATTTAATTTTTAGTTAAAATAGTTTTTGGAATCATTCTGAGTATTTAAATAAGTAAAATTTTTATCAGGATGGCAAGAAAAAAACAATTAGAAGAAGCTAATGATGAAATGTATTATTGCTCTGAATGTGGTATAGAATTAAGAACTAATATGGAACTACAGCAAGGTAAATGCAAGTATTGCAAAAGAGAAGAAAAAGAATTAAAGGGCACTAATAATTTTGATCATGACTATGAAGAAGGGATTTATTAAAATCCCTTTTTTTTCCTATATTAGTTCCATCTATGACAGGATGCGTTATATTTTGTTGGACTGATGAGTTAACTGTTAACCATTACTATTCAACTCAAAATGGTAGAATGGTTAGGATGCCATCATGGGAAGGTGAAACCATCATCTACGATGTAAAGGCTTTTAGTGATATTTATAAAAATTTTAGAGGATATAGCCCTGATTATATTGAAAAATTCATTGAAGTGTTCAGAGCAGTTGATGAATCTTGAAGGTGAATGTATTCAATATGATGTAACATATGAATTGGTTAGAACCATTTATGGTCAATCTAAATATAGAAAAAGATCATCTGGTAGAATATGGAATGCAAGTTTTTGGGATTTCTTTACTAGAAAATTATTGATAGAAAATTTTGATATTGTTAGAGAGGAAGATAAGCAATTGGAATGGCTATGATAATTAAATCACATTGCATGGTGTATGGTGATAGTGCTGAACTATATATTCAATCATTTGATCAAATGAACAAGACTTGAAGGTGAGAGTATTGTGTATATTGCTTAACTTCCATTTTTTACTAAAGGAATTATTCAATAAGTAAACGAAAAACCTGATAGAAATGATTGGATAAAAAGAATGGATCGTAGTGTTATAAATAAATTCCATGTATTTGAATGGTGGTTTATTGCATTATTGATGATACCTATTATTATTCCAGTCGTTACTTATTCAACAATAGAAAAATATTTTAAATTAGAAAAAAATGATAGAATTTAGAAAACCTATTCCAGTTATAGTTGAAGATAATAAGGATGGATATGCTATATATGTTTCAAATAGTGGGACATTCGAAAATGATATTTGGTGTGTTGTTCATTGTGAAGGGGGTATTGTGAGACACTACAGAAGTGACCAAATCAAGATATATGCTAATGCAACTTTTGGTATTGATAAGAAAGAAAAAAGAGGTGATTAAACCTCTTTTTTCTATATCATTGGCGCAGTTTTTTCTATTATTTTCCAACATCTTTCTTTAATTACGTCAAATTTTTCGGTATGCTTACTATATGTTTTAAGAAATAATTTCATTGCTTTTTTAGGACTATCAGGATATTCAGTTCTGGATGCCATTTCATACATATCTCTGACATCTTTCATGTTGTCTGAACTTGATAATCTACCAACATAAACCAATATATACATTATATCTTCATATATATTTTCATATTCGGCTATTGCTTTTGTTGATTTACCACTAATTTTAGTAAATTTTATTTCAAGTTTTTTTATTAAATCTTTTATTTTTTCTAATTCATTATTAATAGTTTTTTCATCGAACTGCAAATCGTTCATAAAATTTTGGGTTTTAAAATAAAATTATTTGTAGAAGCAATTTTTTTGGGGTTTATGCTTCTTGATAAAAAGATTAATTTTTTTATCTTTTAAATTGATATGTGTTATCAACTTATAGTACAATACTATTACTTTTTATGTCATAAACAACAACTTCAATATTTTTTTTTGATAAATTATCTTGTAGTAAAAATTCTATTATTTCCCATCTACCTTTGCCAAGACCTACACCAATTCTAGGTAGATGCACAGAAACATTCATTGAATTAGCAAGCCTATAAACACGTTGTAAACACACGTCCAATGCAGTGTAGTGTACTGGTGGTAAATCAAATTCTTTCATTTGTAAACCATCTTGTACAATCATATTACCAATAATGATATCATTTTCTACCATTACGAACTGTACGTTACCTAATTTCTGTTTGGCTTTACCCAATGACCTATATTGTCTTTCAGGTAAATCCCATTTTTTACTAATAGCTAGTACAAAACCTGCTCCCCATTTATTTTCATTATTACAAATATGTATTATTAGTTTTTTACCATCACCTATTGGTTCAAGTGCATCTCCTTTTACGTATTTAATATCTTTCATATTATTGTTCTTTTATTGATTAAAGATAGAAAAAATTAATTAATTTTTTTTTAGTACTTATTCATCAGAATTCAAATAATGGTATGCCTATAGTGTAGGATTTCATCTGATAGGTAAAATCTTTAAGTATTTCTTCAATGTATTCTGCAATCATCATATCATCATATCCACAAATAGATTGATCGTCAGCATCATTCCATTTACTATGGATAGTATGATCTCTCTCAATTAAAGAAGCAAGTGATTTAATTGCAACATCTCTAATTACAAGTTTAGAAATAAATTTATGTGCATTTTTATTTAGTTTATTCCATTCGTATAAACCACAATAATATTGTGGTTTTAACTTGATTTTATCAAGTTCTTCGCTAAGAAGTTTTTTTGCTATTACATCATACATATCACACCGTAATTTTTTTTAGCCGTTCAAGTAATATTTTATCTCTTTCTTTATCTTCAATACTGGCAGCAATTTCATCACTAATCATTTTATTTTCTAATTTAGCCAATGCGTTTTCTAAATCATTTTTTTCGTAATTAAGATAATCAATTTCAAAATACTTACTTTCAATAATTTCAAATTTTCTACCTTCAGTACGATTTAAATATGCTATAGGAAAATATTCAGACACTCTCATTTTTGAATTATCATATTTTGGAACAGCAATAACATGTTGTGGATTAACCAACACAAGTAATATTGTATCGTCACTACTTACAAAGTTATTGTTTTCCAAATATTTAACTGATCCAACATGAAGACCATTCGAGCATTCTACATTCTTATCAGGATCACATTCACTTCTATTTAGTCTTACTGGAACGCCAAGACGAATATTCATTGTACTACTATACTTATCAGTGTAAAGAGTACCATTAGCTGAATGTTCATCCAAATCATTAAATAAGTCAGAAAGAATACCAACCAATTTTTTTTTTGCTTCAGAGTCATCATTCACCTCATCATTCTTAACTAAGAATGGTTCACCATTTAAGTCACGTAATACAGAATAATTTGCTGGTGATTTCTTCCAAGATTTGATTTTTACATATTTGTTTGATACAAACTCAGCCAGATTATCATCTACTTTTTGCTTAATTTTAACTGCCTTATATGCGAGAAAATAACCATATTTGGTAACGGTGAAATGATATGTTGAAAGAAAGTTAAACAAATCAGCATGTACCTCTTTGTTTACGTTTGTAACCAATAATTCAGTAAAATTTTCAATTGACTCTAATGGGAGTCCATTATTAATGTAATCATTAATTACGTCAGCTAATTCTTTTGGTAGTTCAAAATTAGTATCTTTAAAGTAATATTTCTGTGTCAATTTATCAATTGATATTAAATGGTTAATTGGTAAATTAACTGATCTTACCAATAGATATTTCAATTCTTTAATTGCTTGATCTGAAGGATTATGACTTGTACTAATTACCTTTTTAAAAACATCAAGTGCCTCTTGATCTGTGTTAAATTTTTTTGTGTAGGTATTACCGTTAATTATTACGTTTAATACTGAACCAATTTTGTTACCTGATACAAAATTCATATTTTATTTGTTTATGGTTTTTTAATTAATAATTTTAAAATATTGATAGTCACATCATTTATGTAGTAGATTCTTAAATAATCAAGTACTTCTTTATTTTTTTTAGATAATTCGTAAAGATAATTTAAATTTTCTTCTTCTACAAATTTGTAGGTAAAATCAATATTTAATGATTTTAATAAATTTTTCACATTAACATTATTCAAATCGATCTTGCTACTTTCTAGTGCTGAAATGGCAGTTTTTACTCTTTCAACTTTATCAGCAATATCGACATCAACCATATCAAATCCATGTAATTTATAGATGCTATCAATACTATCAAATTTTTCTTTTACGGCTTGACGACAAAAAGTATCTTTAACTTTTTCAATTTTTCTTCTCAGAATGAGATGTTTAAACATATTAATATGTTTAGCATTTGGAAGCATTTTAATTAGTTTCTCATTTGCTTTAGTTGTTTTAAGAAAAAGTATTGTTTTTTCTCTGTTATATAAGTTATTATTTTTTGCAATAAATTTTTTATCAAACAATTCCTCAAATATATCCTGTGCAAAATCTAATTCCTGTGCATCTTCCTGCATACCGTAAAAAATTCTACCTTTAAATTTAGCTAGATCAGATATTCTAGCTTTTTCTTTATTGGTTTTACCTAAAAACCTACATGTTGAAATGTTTATGATGGTATTACTTTTTTGAAGAATTTGTTTTGTAATTTTTTTATTAGCAATGAAATCTTCTGGTATTACAATATCATTGTATTGTTTAACATTTGAATTAATCTCCTGAGAAATTTCATTGAAAAGTGAAATAATTTCATTTTCAATTGTCGGTGTTAATTTATTACCATCACTATTAAATTTATCTAAAAATGCCCCAATGATATTATCGGTATCACTGTAATCAAATTTAGGTTTGATTATATAGAATCTTTCATATTTATGCTTAAGATATGCTTGCTCAAGCACTTTACGATTAAATTTTTGATCAGAATAATAGATATTTTCTTTTACATAAATTTCCGTAAATGAACCAGTAAGCCCCTTATCATATTTTGTTGGTTTATTACCATACATTTTTATTTGAAAAAATATATTTAAAAGAGATTCATCATTAATAATATTTTTTATGTTGTTATATGGGAAATTAGTTAAAACAAGTGAATTTTGAGAACTAAAAACACTTATCAAATTTATTCTATCGTTTTCATTAATTTTTAATTCAAATCGACTTTGCTTATACTTCAAATAATCTTTAATGCTATTAATTTCACCACACTGAGCAATATACAAATCAGCAAGTTCTTGTTTTACTTCTTCCATTTTCTTTCTAAGAAAAGCAATTGTTTCATCAGAATATTCAACTGATTCTCTGTTCATGGTAATGTTGATATCACTAATATTTGCTTTAATTGCCACGGGTATTTGCCAATTATGGGCATTTAATCCTAATGCACTGTAGTCAATTGGATATACAACACGACCCATACAAATGTGCATGTATGAATTCAATTTATTACTACGATAAACAAATGATTTACCATAGTGTATTGTATAATTATTGATTTGAGGAAGATGATTCTCAAACCCTTCAAAAATAATATTTTCAAAATAGAATAATTGTTTAACCACTTCACTTAAAAAGCGATTAAGATCGCCATTTCCAATGGTGACTTTAATTTCAGTACCATTTCTTTCAGTGGTAGGTGACTCTTTAATTGGGTCAATTTCGGGTGATGTAGCACCAGCATAGATGTTATAAACATATTCAATGCCATCAACTCTTGTAGTTAAAAAGAAAGAGCCAGTATCATATGCTAATGGTGTTTTAGAACCAATACCAAATGCTCCATATTGTTCATCTGTTTCTCTTTTTGATGACTCAAAAAGAATACCGTAAACTTCTTCAATTACTTCAGGTGACATACCAGTACCTTTATCGATAAAAGATATTGTGTATCCAGTAATTTCTTTATTAAGCCTAATAACAATAGGATAATTAACACCTGCAGCGACATGAGAATCGTAGCAATTAGATGTTAATTCTCGAATAATACTACCAATAATGTTAGAATATAGATTTTTTGTATAAGACTTAAAAATCATCATTTGTGCATTATCGCTCAAACGAACCATTATTTTTTTCCGTGTACTAACTGATTGAATATCAGTGGTATTAAGTGTTCCTAATTTTAATTTCATTTTATGTTTGTTTTGTCTCAGGTATGTTATACGATATTTTATTATGACTATTTATTTGAATTTTCTCAAAAATAAAGTTTTTACCGTGAAAATATATTTTATCATAAAATTCAAGATAAAAATTGCAAAATCCAAAAAAAAATGCTTAATTGTGAAAAATTTTAATTATGGCAAGAGGTAAAAAAATAGTTCATGAAGCTAATTATAATATTGATCATACATTAAAAGCTAAGTCAGATGATCCATTATATCATTTACATGAATATGATGTTGATTTAAAATCAAATCATATCTATTTAATGGGAGTTGAGACATATAATCAGGGTAATGGTTTAGAGGGAGAAGAGCCGGGGATTGAATACATCATTGCAAATCGTTTCATAAGAAATTTTAATCTATTAATGAGAGTGAATCCTAATGTACCAATATTAGTGCATATGAAAACAAGTGGTGGTTATTGGCAAGAGGGGATGGCAATTTATGATACCATAAAATCATGCCCTTGGTATGTTACCATATTAAATTATACACATGCTCGATCAATGTCATCTATAATTTTTCAAGCAGCAAATAAACGAGTTATGATGCCTAATAGTAGCTTTATGTTTCATGATGGTACTTTTGGTATTGAAGGTACTCAAAAACAAGTATATTCTGCAGTGCAATTTAATAAGGTAGCAGATAAAACTATGATCGATATATATGCAAATATGATGAATACTAATGGTGAATTTAAAGGTCAGGGCATAACCAAAATAAAGACATGGTTAAGAGGTCAAATGGATAGAAAAGAGGATGTATATTTGACTGCACAAGATGCTGTTAAGTTAGGACTTGCTGATGAAGTTTTTAATTATGATTGGGCATCACTTACATCATATAATGAAGAACAAGAATCAAGATAAAACTTAGTAATCAGCTTTGATTTTAATAATTGGTTAAAAGATATATTTGATGAATATGGAGAAGTCAATTTTAAATTAAAATTCTTATTCTTTTACATATCATCTACTTGATTACTTTAAATACAATACAATCAACAGTATCATAATTATGATATTTCTAACATTCATCACTCTTTTTGAGTTAAGCAAATATGCTACTCCAAATACTACCTTATTCATGGTTTTGTTTTTTTAGTTTGTTATATTATACGAATTAATTAAAGAAAAAGTTACAGTATTATAAAACTAAATGTATTTAATATATGGTTAGTTTTATAATTACAAAATAATGTAGTAGATATATGAAAATTACAAAAGAACAAATATTAAAAATGGCAAAAAAAATCAGTAGAGAAACTAATATTATGCCTAAACCTATTCTTTATCAAGATAAAAAGAAAGAAAAGAATAAAAAGAAATGTAGAACAAAAATCAATTCTGATGTTGAATGACCTATATGAATCGATTATAGTTTCATATATTTATTTTTCAGAACATAAATTTCATTGGTTAATTTATTTATCTGATCATATAAATCTTCCAAACTAGAATCATCACTTTTAATTAATTTAGATACTTTACGTTGAAGTGTAACTTTAAATTATTCTTTTTGCTTTATCTGAGCAGATAAAGATTTTTTTTGCTCGTCAATGTTTTTTATTTTAGGCATATTAATTGAGGTAAATAAAAGTTTTAAACCTCCAAACCGTCCAAATACAATTCTTCAAATTTAAATATTCTTTCACCTTCTCTAAATCCTAACAATCCAAACTCATTAGAGTCTAAAATAAAACCATCACAAAATATTATATTTTTTTTGTTATGAATATAATAAATTCTTTTACCATTGTTTTCATTTACGGTAATTTTTGTATAGTTATTATATATTTTAATTTGTCTACTCATTGATTTAGATTATCACTAAGTCAAATATAATTTATAGTTGATTCTGTAAATCATTTAATTGCCTTCTGATTTCTTTTATTGCTAAATCAATACCTTCCATTTTACCACCAATCCTAACCCTTTCAGTTATGTTTTGTCCATCAACTGTTAATGCACCATATAAGGTATTGTGTTTTCTTTTCAACTCTTCATCGAGTTTATTCAATTCATCAATAGCGAATTGAATTTTTGGTTTATTACTATCTTCAACAAGATTAAAACAATCATCATTTTCCATGACGTAAATTACGTCATTAAGATTACCCCATTGATCGATAAGTTTACGATTTACATCATAATATGTTTTAGTTGGAGCACCATTTATTGTCAAACCAATCAGCTATTGCAACTGAACGGTTATGATCCATATCTTCAGCCAGAGCAGTTACAAAAACTTTGTAGCATTTCTCACTTTTACCATCCCAATCAACAATATTAGCACCTTTTACCAATAGGATAGTATTAACATAAAAACTTTCTTCCAAAGTAAAGTTTTTGTTTAATTTAACCTTTTTAGGTAAGCGATTATTAATCTCAGTAATTTTCATAATCTTCTATTTTTGGTAAAAATAAGGTTTTTTTAAATTTTTTTATATGTTTAGACTATATTATACGATTTTTGACTAAATTTGGTTAAAAATTATGAAGTTTTATACCTTCACAAAATCCTTCAATAAAACATGGAACACATTTGAAATTGATGTTTTTTATTTTCGTAGACTTGAAGGTGAAATTATTCTTGGAAAAGAATTACTTACATTAACATGTATATCATAGTACCATAGGTCTTTAAGAATAAACTAATTTTTAATGAGAACAATAAAATTTAAAGCACGGGATGTTGAATTCAAAGAAATGAATCCACCTGAATTGTGTCGAGATATTTTTTTTGAATTATCAGGATACTGCAGAACAGGAGCAATTAAAGGTAATTATATTCTACTTCAATTTACTGGTTTAAAATACCGTAATGGTAATGAAATATATGAAGATGATATTGTTTCTTTTAATTATGGTGGTAGAAAAAATGTACTTGCAGAGATAGTTTGGAATAGTATAGGTATATGGTCACTTAGATGGATTGAAGACGGATATATAAATAATTCTTATTTAAATCCATCGAGATATGTTGTTTTAGGTAACAAATATGAAAATCCTGAATTGTTAGATGGCAAAATTAAAAAAACCTGATACAATAAAAATTTGGGCTATCGATGATAATGAAAACTTAATTAAAAAATTCGGTAGTTATAGATCACTTAATAAATCGATTGATAACAATCCAGACTATTATCAAATTTTAATGAAATGTAATAATGGGACAATCCATATAATTATGGAAAAAATATATTTTGAAGATGAAGAAGGCAACACGATAGAGAAAACTATTTGTTATAGCGATAAAGTGAAATTTTAATCAAAAATTATATGAATAAATTAACCAAACAAGAAGCGTATCAAGTAATTGACACTGAAAGAGATTACCAAGAAAAACTTTGGAATAATCTTAACAAAGAAATCAATAATCCATCATCATTCATTTTGTGGGTGGAAGAATATCTTTCAAAAGCAAGAACACTTGCATCCACTAAAGATGAAAGAGTCGGCACTGAAGGTAATAAAGAAATAATGGATGTACTAAGAAAAGTTACAGCATTAGGAGTTGCCTGTATTGAAATTAATAGAGCACTAAAACGTAACCAATAATAATTATGTGGACTGATAAGCAAATGACTGATTTTTTTAACAAATTTAAAAATTGGTTTCCTAAATTTATTGATGACACTAAGTTAGGATTTTTATTTTTTATGTCAGTATTCGGTTTGATATTTTTATTATTTATAAAATTAATATTTAATTATATTGGTATTGAATACCACTTCTGGTATGGTATGTTAGGTCTTATGACAACAGCATTGTTGTATACATTTTTTGATTCTATACATAAAGATAAAAAGTGGTGGTAGATAAATTTGTGAATTGGTTAGCGTCTTTAATAGTTAGAAAAAAAGACTATAAGCCGAAAAGTATTTTATCGCATATGTTTAGGATTAGTAAAATAGATATCGATGATAATGTCAAAGTAGTAATCAATAAAAAACTAATTAAACAATATTTAATTCACACCAAAACATCATCGAGATTTATTGAGAGTGAAGTAATTACTTATAGTAATAATGTAATATGGCTGGAAAACAATACAGAAAATGACATTTGAGATTCACGAAGATATTCGTAAATGGAAATACCATCATCCAAAATATTTTTACAGACCAACAGATTATGCTATTTTTCAAATGACAGATAGTGATGAGTATACTCACAAGAATAATATTGATCGTGAATGGGTTGGTAATCTTTACGATTATACAACATTAATTGGTTGTGGATTTAAACCATGCACTGAAGATGATTTTGATTGGTTGAAAGAAAAGCATGATTTGCATTATGAATATGTATCATGGGCATCAAGATCGGATGGTCATGGTGGAAGTAAAGGTGGTACTTTTGAAGAATTTTTAAAACAAAAAAACAAGAAATGATATGGGAAGTTCGCTAAGTAGAATTATGGACGAAGAAAGAGAAAGACAATAGGAAGAAGATAAAAAACATCTTAATGATCTTGCAGATAAAGTATCTAAAGAAATTAAAGATATCTCACCAAGTTCGAAAAAATTTGACGATATTATTTGGTTTTATAACAATAAAGAAAAGATTCTTAGAAATAGAAAATTAATTGATTTAATTGGATAACATGATTAATGATATTAGGCTTATATGGGTATTAGAATTCCATAAAATTCCTTATGGTGAATATCCATTTTAACCTTTTTATAACTTTTATCATATAATATACTATGAGCAGAACTCTGAGAAAAATAAAAGGTCGATTTATCACTGAAAAATCACCTAAAAAACATAAAAGGGTAAAAAAGAAGTCTGGTGCTATTGAAGTAAAAAAAGAAATTGAAGAAGAACTTGATGAAGCAGGTTATAACGAAGTAATTGAAGAAGTTAAGACAAAAAAGAAATCTGTTATTAAAACAAATTTTTTAAAAAGTGGAAGATTCAAAACAAATAAAAAATGAGAATACTGTATATCACTCCATCATCTAATGGCTACGAAGAAGTTACTTTGTTAGCTAACAGAATGAATAGAAAGAATCATATGCCTGTTATTGAAAAAAACGGTGAAATATTCTTTACTGGTGGTTATCTAATTGCTGATACACCAGAAATTCGTAAAATGCTAGATGCTATACCAAAAGAAAAACAATATGAATTTGTTCACACATTCAAGCAAGACCCGTTTGTGAGATCATATTATGAAGAGCCATATGGTGATGATTAAAGAATTTTTAAATGCCCCATATCACTGTCTTTTTTTTAGGACATATACAAAAATGCCAAGAATACTTGAAATTGGATACGGTATTCTTGCATGGGGCTGTGTTATACTTATAATTTGGGCACAATTTAAATAAAAATATATGTATCAGAATCTATTTATTATCCAATGTTTCTTGATGAGTTTGATCAACCAGTTGAAAGAACTAAATTCGAATACCCATATTATATGATGGATATGTAACTTATCGTAATGGTAAGAATGAAGAAGCTACTGGCACAGTCTATTCGGATAGAGGGTTTTCTATCTGAATACATTACATGGGTGAGAAAATAAAGATCATTTTGATTATGGAATACTGTAATGTATCAAACGGTTATCCACTTTGGAGATTTGATTATTGTAAAATAGATTAATGTGGAGTTAAAGCCATTAACACAAAATCAGATTTATGTTCTTACTTCAGGTAAGAAGCATTGGTCAAAAAAGACACAATCAGATGTTGATGGTAGTTTTAATGTTCCAGATAAACCAATCATTGGAAAAAGATATCATATTTCATGGGCATTTAAAGGTGCTCAATTTGTGCTGAAAAAAATTGAAGGTGAATATGCATATTTAGATAATCCAAGAAATAAAAGAACAACATTATTTAAATGTAAAGTTAGTGAATTAAGAAATTTAAGAAGTAAAAATGATAACTATAAATACCACTGGAAAAATTGATTGGTGTAAAAAAAGACCTAAGAATTGTAGTGAGTATATGTATAGCACTGGCTACTATAATAAAGGTGAATTTAGAAATGATGTTTGTAAAATTATCAATTATTTGATTGATGATAATACTAATCAAATAGAAGGTGAATTTATCACTGTTGTTCGTGAAAGATGATAATAGAAACAAAAGATTTAATTTGGTTTACTTGGGGATGGTATAAGAATATGCATAAATATGATTTAGTAAAATATAATATAACTGATGTAAACTTTAATCTAATTAGAGTAGAGTTTCTTAGAACTAATTATTACAAAAAACTTCAATACAAAAATGATATGTATGAAGATGTTGTTGTTGGAATTAAAAATAATATAGAAGAAGGTGAATGCTTTGTGTATATTGATAATGAAGTTCCATCTGATAGATTGAACAGACTGACAAAAACTTTGAAAGACAGATACGGTAAATAATATGTTCTTAATTGATAGCTAAATATTATTTAATTCAAAAATAACGGATAAAGAAGAAATAAAGGTTAATAGGGATGTTATACAACTACCCATTGATGATGATAAGATAAGAAAAAAGGTATTTGTTCCAATTATTAAGTTATATGAAGATTATACTATACATCATTTAAATGGTGTTGAAGGTGAGTGTATATCATATTTTAACTACATTGAAGAACCTAAAGTTAAGAAAATTACTTCAGATGAATTATATAAATATTATGGGTAAAATATTGACAATAATCAGAAATTGATTAAATTTGTTTTAAATTGTCGGATGGTGAAATTGGTAAACATGTGGCTAAAATCGTTTGACTGATGCCTTGCAACAACGCTAATTAATTAAGCACCTGAAAAGCAGGTTAATAGTTGAGGTAGAAAATTACCACTCTTACAGGTTCGAGTCCTGTTTCGACAACAAAATAGTTCTTTGAAAAAATAGAATTCTTCTGCTTGAAGACAAACTATATAATCGTTATGGGTGTCAGTCCTGAGAATCTGATTTATATAACTGTACCAGCAGTAAATGTTTGTTGTAAAGGTGGTTTACGGAGTTTTTTCACATGGAGATTTTTTAAGATATGTTAAGATACATAAAACTGAGAATATCATTTTGAATGATTGTTTGTATGACAACAACTATGTCCCTGAAGGGGAATACTTGTCTGTAGATAAAAAAGTTAGTCACGATATCCCGTATATGGCATATGGCAATGATTAATCTACATCATGAAATGTATACCGTTAAAAGGTATAATGATTCTTCGATTATTACCTGTCAGAAAATTAAATTGAATGATAAATATGAAAGAACTATATTTATATATGATTATAAAAATAGATTAGGTCATGATCTTGTCTATACTTATGATAGTAGATTAATAATGCTATTTGAGGGAGAATGTTTTTACTGATCTGAATACTATGTAGTATATAGAAAGTATTTATTATAAAGATAACTATTATGGATAAAAACTATAACACATTATCAGAAAAATATTCACATTTATTCATTAGAGATAGTAGATATCCATTACCTATGTTTGGATTTGAATGTGGGATTGGATGGTACGATTTGCTGGATAATCTATTGAATGATATCAACACTTATTACTATGAAAATTATGGTACTATTCCAGAAGAATTTCATGTTGTTCAAATAAAGGAAAAATTTGGATCGTTGCGTTTTTATGTTTATGGAAGTAATAATTATGTCAATGATCTCATTTCTAAAGCAGAAGAATTATCATATCAAACATGTGAGTTTTGTGGTTCAAATGAAGATATTATGCATTCAAGTGGGTGGGTAATTACTGCATGTAAGAAATGTATTGATACCAATGAGAGATTAAAAAGTAGATCATGGAAACCTCATCAATAAAATATGTGGAGATATTTCTACATGAAAGATTAAAGACTAAACTAATCTCAACTAAATATAGAGAAGCTGCAATGACTGTCTTATATAGACTACTTTTAAATTCAACATATTATGTTGAACTTAGTGCTATTCAATATAAACCCAAAAATAAAAGCTGGATAATAAAAAAACAATACGAGGGATGAACAATAAAATTAAACTTTTTGGATTAAAAAAGAATAATAAGTTGATCTATATTGGTAAAACTATATTATTTGATAAATAAAAAAATCAAATACCAAGAAGCCCTTTGTATGGTATAAAAAATAGATTATTTGAAAATACTCCTGCAAATAAAATTGAAATAGTACCTATTGATATAACCACCGATAAAAAATGGTTTGATGATAAATTAATAAACATTCTCTTCCATAAAGATGGTAATAATTTAAAAAACGCTAAACATCTACTTAAAGGAAAACGTGGATTCTTTGGTAAAGGTGAAGGATATTGGGTTGGTAAAGAAAAGGATATACATACCTTAAATAGATTAAGTGAATCAAAACATAAAGCTATTTATCAGTATGATCAATCAGGTAAATTAATCAAATCTTGGAAGTTAATTAAGGATGCTGCAACTAAAGTATTCAAAGACTATAAAGTAATTAATGGTGGTTCTAGATCAAAATTATATGGGATTGTTGATAGAAAAAAAATTTAAACACAGACTTGTAGATGATTTCTTCTGGATTAAAGAATATGAATTCAAATATTTTTATCCAAAAGCAACTCAAGCATTCCCAAAATAAATATTAAGAACTTAATTAAGAAACAAGAGAATTCGTTACCACCACCTAAACCAAGAAAGAAACCAAAATATAAATGGATTTATTCTATCGAAGAATATTATAATAATATCTTAGTTAAGAAACACAAAACAATATACCATGCAGCTAGACATTATAATGTAAAAACAGATTACATTAGTAAATTATGTAGAGGTACAATAAAAAGACAGAAATTAACAAAAACAGGTACTGTATTTAAGTATGGTATTAAGATTAAGGTATTATATTCATATTCATTATGACTCGTAGACAACATAAAAAATTAATCAATGTACTAATCAATGAATATCATTTTGAAATAGATACTAGTGATCGTATTATTTGTTATGCATTTACATTTAAAGGTGTAGATTATAAAAGAATTTTATGTTATGATAATCAATTAAATGTTGTTATATTTGATTTTACACGTAATGAAGATAATGGTGCTGAATTAGATGAAGGTGAAGAATTAGAATATCGTGATTATTTAAAAAAATTATATAATAAATAATTTTATGAGTGACGAAGAAAGAAAAAAAATAATTCAAAAGTTTGGTAAAGCCAATTTTGGTAAACCAGTAGCTCTAAAAAGAGGTAAGAAATCTACTGAAAATTTTAAAGAATTAAAACCAATCTCAGCTTTTAATATGGCGAGAAGAGTATGATGGATTCATGGGTATTTACATTTTTTTATTGCGAAATTATTCCTATTGGAAGTAAATATATTAGACATGTTACCAAAAATATGGAAAAAACAGAAATAATACGTGATCTTGTGTATACATCTGATATTGGTTTGTTGTTATACGAAGGAGAAATAATTTTATAACAAAGAATCAACAGAGTAAATTGATAATTAAATACAGAAGTAAAACAGGTCATAAATATTTAACTGATATTGATATAGATAAGGACATAACCAGAAGAATCTATTTCAATAGTGGTAATAGTTTTATTGATTGTGATCTAACATTTAAAGGTGATAATCTCGAAGGTGAGCGTTTAGATTACGCACCATATAAAAAAAAGTAATATGAAAGGAAGAGGAATTTATAAAAACGGAAAAATTGAGTATAGAACTCCAGTTGTTCGTGCTCTTTCAGGTGGTAATTGGAAAACTGGTTGGAGTGGTATTAAAAAAGTTGGTGGAGATATAAAACAGTATGAAGTAGTGTCTGATGTTGATTTAATCGAAGGGGAATATTATAGATTTGAAGTGATAGATGGTAAAGCACATATCATAATTAAGAAATGATAGAATTTAAAGAATATTCACTAGGTCATGGTTTTTTTAGATTAATTGGTGTTGATAAAGATACACGCAAATTAATTTATGAAATAACATACAAGGTTGAAATCAATTTACGTTGAGAAGGTGAAATTATTAACTATCACCCTCCTAGTCAACGGATTTCGTAATCAGTATATCTACTACCTTCTTTTGGTGCTATGTTAGGAAATCTGAATACTCTTTTAGTCTTTGTTCTTAAATTGATGATAGTTTTTTGAAAGTAATCAGGTATGTATGCACCAGTCTTTAATTTGCTATAATCACCAGTAGCTTTGCTCTTTAAGAATATAACTTCATTAATTACTAATATGCTATCATTGAAAGCATAATCTCTCTCATACTTCTCTAATGCTTTCCATACACCCCTATTTAAATCTTGATGCTGTACTGCACAGTTAACATAAGAAAATGTTAATAGTAATGATTCTCTACTGCCAGAGAATGCTTCAGCAGGTGCTAAATGCCCTTTATCATAGTAATTGTATTTAAAGTCTTCATCTGTTGCTGTAGTAATACCCTCTTCTTTATGAAAATTCATACCACCTCTTTCAACTAAATATTTAGGTTTATACAATTTGTAGCTAACAATTATAGGGTTTTTAAATTGTTCAGAATAACAAACCTGATATACCTTCTTATCAATAAAAATTGTGTTTTGAGGACAATTTTGTGCATCTGATGCTAATGCCCAAAGAAACAATAGAACCAATATAATATACTTTAAAAGCCTACTCATTTTTTGAAATTAAAAACTAATTTACTAATTTTATACCATATATTATACGTTTTACCTAACTAATTGGTTATGAATAAAATACCTCATTTTAATCTTGATTATACACAAGACAAACATGGTGTTTGTAGAGTTTGTCTCAATGGTTTGTATATAGGTAGAATATTAGATTATTACAAAAATAATGCTTTACAATTTGTACCTAAAGGATTTGATCAAAGTTTTTTACGACACGATATGACCCTTAAATCATTTAATACTGTTGATGAAGTAATGAAGTATCTTAGAAGAAGAGTAATCAAAAGATATATAAAATGTAGAGAATTTATATAGTTATCATTTTTCTAAAATCAGTTACTTTAATGTAGTAATGATTGATATAAGAAAATAAACTATTTATCACATACGAAATATTTAATTTACATATCATTATCTCTTATTTTAATTTTCATGTTCACTTGTAGAAGTAATAAACTAAAACCAAGATATATGAAAATGGCTAAACCTGAAGTTGTCGATACTGTTTCTGCTTATCGTACTGATCAGGATAGCGATGGTGTTTCTGATTATCAAGATGTAGAACCAAAGTATCGTGAGTATGAAAATACATATGAATTAGCATCGCCACAATTTCAAAAAAAAAATCAAAAGTTAAGAAAACAACTATTGTAGATAATTCTCAAGCAATAGAAGAAACTAATCAAAATGGTGTTAAAGGACTTATAGCTTATTCTGTACCAGATGAAATGACTGTAGGTGAAAACTATAGTGTTAAAATTAGAATAAGTAAAGACACTACAGAAAAGAAAACTCTAATCGTTGGTAATACTAAAATACATCTGGATTATTTCTTATTGTAGGTTTGACATATTTAAAAAAATAATCCAGCTAAATTATCTTTTATCCCTGATCATGTGAAAGTTTATGATACTATTCAGGTAAGAAGTAATGAAGGTCTTACTCATGAAATTATTATATGCTATAATATCAAAGTATCGAAATTGAATATGAGTAAAGAAAATAAAGAATTATATCTTCAGAATGTTATTAATAAAAATATACACGATGTTGCATTTACTCAATCAAATGATTCTAATGGTATTGTAATTATGTCAATTATGATTTATCCTAATTTAGATGTTGTCCTTCGAAAATATGTTAAAGTGAAACATGATAAATTATTTTAAAATGAAAAAATTGAATCACTTATTTTCACCATATGATATAACATTAATCCTTAAAGATATGGGATTTAATGAGCCATGCTTTACATACTATCATGATAATGGCGAAAGACTATCATATACTTCAATGCCATGTAGTAATACTAATTCTTTTTGGAAAGTAGATAAAAATATTTTACCTGCACCAATATACTCACAAGTTATTGATTGGTTTAAAGAAAAATATGGTATTCAATTATTTAATGACTGTACCTATTACGATGGTTTCCGTTATGGTTATAAATGGATTAGAAATAATGGTGACTTTGGTGAATGGTGGAAAGATAATGATGGTCAATCACCTGATGGATGGGATACTCCTGAAGAAGCATTAAAAGAAGCAATCAAAAAAACATTAAAATTAATTAGTAAATATGAAATCTCTGAAAGATAAAAGTAGATACTTATCTCTTTTACTAAGACATCAGCCTGAAAAAGAAAATCTTATCTTAGATAAGAAAGGCTATGTTAGTGTTTGTGATTTAATAGATAAACTTAAAATAACTCTTAGTGAATTGGAATGGATTATCAATAATAATGATAAAAAAAGATTCTCTTTTAATCAGGATAAATCTAAAATTAAAGCCAATCAAGGGCATTCAATTGAAATAGAAATTGAAGCTAAAAAAATAAAACCACCTGATGTTTTACATCATGGTACTTCCATCGATAAAAAAGAAATAATACTTAAGGATGGTTTAAGTAAAATGAGTAGACATCATGTTCATTTAACTGATGATGAAGATGTTGCATTCAACGTAGGTATACGTTATGCCAAATACAATAATAAGGTTTGGATAATCCATATTGATGCAAAAAGAATGAATGAAGATGGATATGATTTCTATATAACAGAAAATATGGTATATTTGACTGATCATGTACCAAGTAAATATTTCATAAAGTGAAAGGTATTGTAAAAGAAAATAGATGGATTGAAGTTGAGGGTAAGGAATATCGTATCTCAAAAGAACATAGACTCAAATGAACCAATTACGTGTTACATGTATAAATGATAAAAATAAGCCAAACGAAGTTCCAATGAACCGTTGGGTTAAGAAAGATCAGGAATATACTATTACTGCAGTATGTTTCATGAAAATACAAGGTATCTATGGTTGTAAACTGGCAGAAATAAATAATGATGATTTATTTCCCTATCAGTATTTTGCATTAGATAGATTTGCAGTATCAGTAAAAGAAATAGAAAAAGCATTTGAAGAACAAGAACTCCAATTAGAAGAACTCGTATGATTAATAATATAGAAGATTCACTATGTTCTTTTGAAGCAAGTAAACTTCCTAAAGAAAAGGGTAGAGGTTCATAATGAATGGGTACACAATACAACAGAACCATTGGATGATGAATTCTGGATAAGAAAATGGGATTCTAAACATAACTTCAATAATCATACTTATAGTAATAAAGAAGGATACTATTCTTGTCCAACTCATTTAGTTGCAAGGGAATGGATTAGATTAAACTTTAATCTCTGGATTCAAGTTGAATTTGGTAAAGATGAAGATAATGTGTGGTTTGGTTGGTATATTTATTCTCTTGATAAAAATTATAACTATGACTGCCTTGCTAATTCTGAATCAGGATTTGATTCACCAGCAAATGCAATTGATGATGGATTAAAATACGTATTAACTAATCTTATATGAATGTAAATAAATTTATTATGACATTTAAAAATAAACCAAAGCAAGATTTCTTCTTTGTTATTGGTGTTATTGTAGCTACAATAATAATAGTATTATTATTTGGTTGTGCTAAATCAAAACCTGTTGGTGTTGAAAAGGTGTATACGGTTAAGGTTGTCTTTATGGATAACCATGAAGATACTTTAAAAATAATTTCAACATGCCCACCAAGACTATCTAATATGTGTTGGAATGATGGTGTTGGTTCATACCTAGTCATTAATTGTGATCATTCAGATAAAGTAGCATCACACGTTAAATATTTTTCAATCATAAGTGAGAAGTAAAATGAATAATATACAATCTGTCAAGTCATACCCAAAGCAAATCCAGTAAGACATGGAAAATAAAATCATTCATATTCCAGTTAAAAAGTTCAAGATTGCAGTATGTGAAACACATAATTTTATCGGTGATACTTACACTGGTATTAGTCACGAATTCTTTCTTGAAAAAGAAGATGATAATATTTTAGATTTTTATGCCTTTGGTTTAGATATAACTAGAGGTTTAATGAATAAATCAATTACTCTACATAAACTTACCTGAGATTCATAAATCATTGGAAGATAAATCTATTGACCATAATTATCTAATACATGAGATAGATAAAAAACTAACTCAAATATATGATTTAATTTATAATCAAAGGGCTGCAATAGATGAAATATTACCTAAAGAAGAATAACTATTTACGTATCTGATACGTATAATATACTTTAACCACTGAAGTATATGACAACCAAAGAACAGCAAATTCAGGAATTTCTTAGTCAACCAATCAAAAAAGGCGATTCAGTTACTGTTACTGTTTCATCATACGGTAAAACCAAAAAAGAATATGTTCAAGTAGAAGCCATTGATGGTGATCATGTATTATATAAGGAACATGGTTATCGTGAACTACAATCATGTCCATTTACCAGTCTTGAAAGATGTGTGAAACATATCGGTGTTAATCCTTTCAAACCTGAACTTCGTGCAACAGCATATCAAATAGATACCGAACAACTTTTATGGCGTTGTGGATTCGATAGATATGAGAAAGAAGAAAGAAATGAAAAATGGTTAGGTGTAAGAATACCTTAAACCTGCTATAATTCTATGGTTATTGATGAAGATGGTAATGAAGTAGAATATCAACGTGGTCTTGTTTGGACTCTCGAACAAAAGCAATTACTAATTGAATCCATTTATAACAACATTGAAATAGGAAAATTCGTTTTACGTAAACGTCCTATTGGTTGGGTTGAGAAAAGAGCAAAGGAAGGTAAAATAGAACATACTGCATTCTTTGATCTTGTTGATGGCAAGCAACGTTTCACTACGTTGGTATCGTTCTTTAAAAATGAATTTCCTGATATGTCTGAAAACTATTTCTCAGATTTGTCAGAACAAGCACAAAGAAGATTCATGTCATATCGACAAATGACTTACATTGAACTTGATGAAAATTCAAGTGATAAAGATGTATTGTCGGTATTCCTTGCAATCAACTTCACTGGTGTACCAATGAGCAAAGAACACATTGAATACGTTAAATCGATTAAGATATGAAAAAATTACCTCAATACATTAAAGTAAAGATATCCCTAAAAGACGTAAAGGAATCATCAGGATATCTCTCAAATAATTGTTGCTTTTTGGCTACTGCTCTAAAGAGAATAAAAAAATTTAAAAGTATTAGTGTAGGTTCTCATGATGCAACCATTGATGGTACTGAATATGTTATGTCTAACTTGAACTCAGATAGACTTACATTGATTTTATATAATCAGGTGTATGAAAAAAAATTTAAACCTTTTGTTGTTACATTAAGTAAACGTAAATCTTAACAGAATAAAATGGTAACATTAATCAGCAAATTAAATAAACTATCAGTTAGTCAATTGATTCAACTATCAGAAGAACTACGATTGCCGACACTAGCGGATGATGCTCTTATTCGTGAAGTAATTAAAGATACGGAAGTTGATAGTACACAACCACTACTTGCATTTATGGCTGTTGGTGCTAATCTAGCATTTGTTTTAGCTGATCGTATGATCGCAAACCAGAATCATCTTAAATTCATTTACAATAGAATGAAGTATATTCATAATGAAAATGAGGATATTGATTATATGCTCAAACTAAAAGAAATAATTGGTGAATAACCTTTTCTTTCTTTTTATGTATAATATAATATAACAGCAAAAGAATCATGAGCAATAACGAAGAAAAAGCCCTTAATTGGTGGAATAAACTAAGACAAATGACCATTTTACAAGGAAATGGAACAGGTGGATTAAGACGTTCATGGGATTTGGTTAACAAATACTTCCCTGACCAAATACCTTCTGGTAAAGGAATTGCTTTACTTGAACTATGGCAAATTGAACATATTTGGAGGAAAAAAACTGGTGGTGATTTCTCTCAAATACCCGATAGCCATATCAATACCGATTTCGATGATGATGATATTTCAACCTTTTTGAAAACTAAATAATGAAAGTAAATAACACCATATCACTAAACAATAAAGTATTCTTTGAAGGAATACTTTTATTTTTGGAATATAATCACTGAGATTACCCAAACAAAGCAGGTGAAATCTGTAAATTTCCATATGGATTAAATATTGCTGGTCAAGATGATATGGGTTATCCTGTAATCAGACCAATCATTATCTCAGAAACAGAGAAGATTGAAGTTGGTGATTTGTTTTATGATACTATATCTAAATCAATACACAAAGTTGAATTAGCTATTGGATTATTTAACACCAAAAAGAAAATCTTAGTATTATCACAACACTTCTCACCCGAACAACTACAAATGATTGTAGATGGTAAGTTTAAAGATGGATATAAAGTGTTGGTCGAATGTGAAAAACAATATCATGATGGTGATCAATGGCATTACAAAATCAAAGAAGATGTTTTAAGTAGAGTCATTCTTCATGAATTACCTAAAAAAACATTTACAACAGAAGAAGTTGAAACATTACTAAAAGAGTTTGCAGAAAAAGTTGACGATTCCTATAGAATGTATACTAGTAATAACGTACTTGCTTGGGATTTACTTCATGGTTACGGAGAATCAAAAGAAAAATTCTTAGATGAAAAACTTAAATAATATGCTTAGTCTATTCAAAACAAAAATACCTAAAGATAATGTAACAGAAATTACTATTGCAAAATCATGGACTGTTCAATGGAATTCATTTCATTATGATATTGGACGTTTCGGAAGAATGATTCATAACGCAAAAGTCTTTTGTTAATGAAAATGATAGAGACGAATTCGTAAACCAATTGAAAGAGTGTGCAAAATTCATTAATAGTAAAATAACTAATTTATGAGAATCAGAGAGCAAGGAAAGTATAAATCATTCTTTACTAATAGCTTTAAAACTATTAGATTGACTAATGGTATACCAATAACACCAGAGTTAGAAGATGTTGCAATTAACAACAAATGTCTGGCGAATTGCTCTTATTGCTATACTAATGCATTAAAAACAGGTGTGAATTTTAGTAACATAACAGATAAAGCAAACGAAGTTTGGGGTAAACTAGAATTGAACGATAGACCATTCCAAATAGCAATAGGTGGTGCTGGTGAAGCAACTATGCATCCTGATTTTATTGATTTTGTAAAAACAGTTAGAAATCTTGAAATCATTCCAAATTACACTACAAATGGTATGCATTTGACTGATAAAATACTTGAGGCTACCGAAAAATATTGTGGTGGTGTGGCACTTAGTTGGCATCCTCATATTGCTAAAGTATTTGAGAAAGCAACAAATTCACTAAAACAAATAAAAACTAAATTAAATTTTCATATAATTGTTGGTTCTGATGATAGTTTGACAGATTTAGAAGAATTATATGAAAATTATAAAGATAATGTAGATTATTTCGTAATTTTACCTTATCAAGCTGTTGGAAGAGCAAAACAAATAGAAACTGAAAACAATTGGATTAAATGTTTTAGTTGGATTAAAAGTAAATCTAATGATAGACAAAAACAATTCGCTTTTGGTGCTCTATTTTATGAATTTTTAAATAAAAACAATATCTTAGATATTGATGTTTACGAACCAGAAATTTATTCTGGATATAGAATAATGGATGATACATACACTAAAATAAGAAAGTCATCTTATGATTTAAGATTCAAATAAAAACTAACATGGAAAAATTAAGTTGGGATGCTGTTCGTAATGGTGAAATTTACTGCGCACCTGCTTGTGGTGCAAATTGTACACATGATGAGTATTTAAAAGCACATGCAAATGCTGATTTACTAATTGAGAAATTTGAAAATGAAATAGGTGGAAAATGGAAAAAAAATATATGGGAAAACTTAGGATGGCATTATTCTGTTAGTTTAGTTGGTGGTAATATAACTATTCATGAAAATAAAGAAACTTATGATGTATTTGGATTTAATGGCTCAAGTCCTTCGAGTATTCACGTAAATGATACTTCAACATCAATAAAAGAATTAATTCATAAACAACTTAAAAAAGTAAAAGAAGAAGCTGACAAATATAATACATATTTAACTAATAATATGAAAGCATTACACATAAAAAAAAATATAGATATGTTAATAATTAAAATTGAAAATTGCATTGATATTATTACTAATAGTAGTTCAGAATTATTTGTAATAAAAGCAGATAAGAAAAAAGAAATTATTTATGAAATGGTTAAAGATGCTTTGGCTGACATTACTCAAATTGGTCTTAATGATCTTGAAGTAAGGATATTTGAGGGTGAACACAATACATATGAGGAAGATTGGATGTTAAATGATTTTTTAGACAAGATTCCAGAACACAAACGTGAGGAAATCAAGAATCAATTTGTCTCAACCTAATTACTATGCTTTAATATTTGACAGAGATTGGGCATATATAATTAATTATAGACATCATGAAATTTTAAAAAATTTAGGTTTTGTATTATTAACAAACGATTATTAAAATGAAAACATTATTTATTTTTAAACCAAAAAACGTAGTTGATATAATTACAAATTCATCATCAGAATTATTTGTTCTTAAAGGTGAAACTAAGGAAATTGTTGAAGAAATGATTTCTAATGTTTATCCTGATTATAGAAACGAATATAATGAGGTAAAGCATATTTCAGAATTAAGTATTGATGAACTGAATAATTATTTTAGATATTTATGCAGTCCACATATGTGGCCAGCATCAAAATCTATGTATCCTGTTCCAGATGGTTTTACTTTTGATGAATTATATGAACCAGAAAAAGATTGGGAAACTGGCAAACCCAAAAAACCAGCTTGGAATGGTGAAGTTCAATATGAACTAAGAGACAATCTTAAAGATAAAAAAAATAAGTGGAATATGTCTTTTGTAACAAAAAAGAATTATAAAAAAATATTGGATAAACTCGATCCAGAAAGAAAAATGTTTTTCTTATATTCAGAAGATCAAAATCCTAATTGGGAAATGCAAGAAAAATTAATGATGATTGGAGAAAGATTTCATTTAGGTTGATTAATTATATTTCTTATTATGATTCACTTTAGAAACAACCCGCAATTAGCTGAACTATTTAGAAATCAAGAACTAAAGAAATTCTTCCTTGATTATCTTACCGAACTCGAAAGCGATCCACATACACTCAAAGCATTTCTTAAAGAAGGTGCTGAGAATACCTATAACAAGCAGATGGAAAACCTATTTAATTCATTTAGAATCGTTCGAAGAACAAGAGAAGAACATACCTCATATGAAGTCGTTGAACGTTCAATAGATGGTGTAGAATTCAAATTAGGTGATAGGGTCATCGATGAAGTTAAAAGAAAACATGATGGAACTATTGTTAGATATAAAATTGCCATTCTTTATGAAGATGATCGTGGTCTACATGTAAGACTTGATATAAACAATGATGAATTTACATGGAGAAACCTATCTCAAATTAATCATAATTAAAAAAAAAGAATTACATCAAGCAAACCAAAATACTTTATATAAGTTTTTAGTTAAAAAATATTTTTTAACCAAAACATAACCTTTTTTTGTTTTTTTACGTATAATATAACATAATCGTTCTTTGAAAATTTAAGAAAATAAAACAAAAACAAGTAGCAAGAGATAGCTACAGGTGATTAGTTGTTGGCAACAATGAAAGCCTACACCTATTACATTTGTTGAAGTACAAGACAAATGTAATAAATATAATCACGCAATTTACGGTGTATAGTTGTGTGAAAAGCTACAAAGCCAAGAGAGTAGTACAAGAACGTGAGAAACTAAGTCGTTCTATTTATAGGCTAAACATTGATCCTTTGTGAGTATCTCATTTACTTTTTGGTAAATGCAAATTACTAATCCTCAATTGACAGGATAAGACTTTTAAAGAACGGTAAGAAATTACCCAAGTGTATTTGAGTATTGGAGTAATCCTATATGTGTTGTTCCCTTGAGAAAGGAATAAAAAATGAAGCGTTATGGAGCTTACAACACAAATGAGTTCTCAGCAAGTAGTAATCCAAAGGCATGGATTAGAATAATGGTAAGTATTACATTATGGTGTAATTGCAATCGAAGCTATTAAAACTACGACCCAACTCTTAGCAGTTTAAGAAACTGGATATCATCATTAGGTGTAATTATATCATTAAGTAAGACAAGAGGGTGCTCATAATAATAAAACTCTTCTGCTTGAAGACAAAACAACAGTAGGAAGCCTGAAATCTAAGTCGCGAATAGACTATTTCTAAATATTGCATCAACATATATTATTCAGTTTTCAATAGCAAGAATTAAAAGAGCAGTATTAGAGGGTGAAAGAATTTATTATGAAAATTAAATACAAAACATACTATAGACCTATTAACTCACCAAGTACAAGATTGTACTTTGCAACTTATCTAATTAACAATAATAAAATCATAGGTCTTGAAGGTGAAGCAATAGAATATTAATTAAGAAATTCCAGCAGCTTGTTTCATTTTTTCTGTAGGTTGTATCTTACCAATATTAATAAGATCATCGTATACCGATCTTTTATTCTTTATTGCAGCAACCATTACATCTTCTGATGGTGTAATACCTGCATCAAATATATGTCCCATAATATCACCATTTCTACTAACTGCCTCAATCTGCACTCTTTCAGATGGTTTCTCATGACTATAAAAAGATAAAAAATATAATAATATTTCAGGTTTTCTATTAATTAATTCTAATTGTATTTCTTCAGTTAGTTTAACACCTCTTCTTGTGATATAATTAAGAACATAAAGCATATTAGTACTATCATTAAATAATTTAATTGCTTCTAGTATTATACTATGTGATGGCTTTTTTATTAATTGTAGTGTTGATCTTATCCAAGCATCACTATTTGTAGTATCTAATCCATAATTAAGTACAAAATGTTGAATCTTCTCTGATGGATTTTTTATATATTTTAAATATTCCATATCTATATGTAATATTCTTATGATCTCATCATCACTCATATCTCCATAAGATAATTTAGCCTCAAAAGGTATTTTCTCACCTTTCTTTTGTTCTAAAAATTTAAAAAAATTATATACGTTCATATTAACTATATTAATGAATTATCATTTTTATCCATAAATTGTCCATCACTACCATTTTCTCCATAATGAAATTGATATGGTGAATTTGGATCATTTAAATTAAAAAATAAATATAAACTGTTTGTAGTAACATATTTTCTATAATATTCGTAGCTGGCAATCGTACTTATCTCAATTCTTGCACCTCTGTCTCTACCTTGGCATCTACCTAAAATATCTCTATATGTTTCATAGGTTTTTTGATCTAAAGCACCTTTAGGTATTTCAAAAACTTGATATCCATCTACCATACCTAAAAATTAAATACCCACTGACTTTAATTTCTGAATATCATTTAAACTAACCAGATTTTCTTTATTAGATAAATCAATTTCATCACCAGATTGCTCACTTCCCATTAAAGCTACTTTCTCAAGAATCTCAATTGACTTTTACTTGAACTGATCTACCTGTTCTTTTGTCTTATATTGATTAATATCCTTCATAGGATACTGTGCCTTGTATTTTTCGAAAGCTCTAAAATAATCCTTGAACTTATATACATCCTCACCTAATAATGAATTATCTAATATTCTTTTAATCATCCAAACAGCATATGCTAATTTGTTGTTAGTTACTCTCATTATCTGGTCAAACATTTCTTGTGGTATTTTATTTGTATCCACAAATTGCTTTTTAACAGAATCTAAAGTAACCTCATTTAATTCTACAAATTCCTTAATAGGTGTTGATTCAGGTAACTTTATTCTATTCACTGATTCAAATAATTAAATTAATCTTGTTGTTGATGTCTTTTTCATAATAATAAAGAACCCTCACTTATCGACCCCTTATTTTTGTACTCAAATAACTCTAATAACCTTTTGGAATTGTCTCTCATATCTCATAAGTACTAATTCAATCTGGTAATATCTGGCAATTTAAACCCCCTCAAATCAATTAAAAACAAATATTTTAACCCAAATTTGGTAATTTCTGGTAAATAACTCTATATTGCACTTTATCGTATAATATAAATATGAAAACCATATCTATTATTCTATTGCTTATGCCATTATTCATAATGGCACAAATCGATTATAATTATAATCGAGTAGATAGCCTATCACCTAATAAACCCATTAAAATAATGTGGGTAACTAAATCACAAATAAAACAATCCGTATCTTTCGATCACCTTGTATTCTTTGTCACAGATAAAGAAACTTTAACTGGTGATAAAGTTATTCTCAATATCTATCATAACAAAGAAAATATCTACACTAAAGAATTTACGACAATGAGCCAAGCCCCGAACTCGGTATATTTGCTCTCACCTATCACCCTTAAACGGAAAGATTCACTCTATATAACTATTACCCTTAAACCAAACTCCAATCCCATAAACACATCTTATCTGGTAAGCATCAAAGATAGAACTGTATTCCATAAAAAAAATCCAGAACAATATAGAGAAATGCTTAAATACGAAGTATCATCCACACAACAAACCTCATCAACACAAATAACTTACCAATACCCCGTAATAAAAGGTATGTTCGGTGAAACCTATGACCCAAATAAACCAAGAAAAAAGAAACATAAATTAGGTACTGGTTGGATTGATGTATTAGGAATTATAACTGGAATGTAAAGCTATGAAAAACCCAAAAGTAATATTAATTAGAGGATTATATTCGTACATGATTCACTATACGACAATTTCATTTATATTGGAAGGTGAATCTATAATCTACCCTCATCTAAATGAAACCCCTAAAAACATACAAAATAAAATTATAATTAATACTAGTGACGTAATTAATTGGTATGTCCTTATGATGATTAACAACAGTAAATATGAAATTGTTAATCATGATGCTATATACACCCGTGACTATGGTAAATAAAAACTATAAAGTTCAAAACGTTCTTTCCAAACCATCTTCCTGTAATGCATTCTTTTTCTCTTACTTGGAACATGATAAAAGAAAAGAAATTATCTGTGAAGGTGAAGCCATTATTTATAATGCAATCTATATTGAAGATTATAATGAATTACCTCAACATATTAAAACCCTATTTAAAAATAATATAGAAACAAAAAATACTCATGTTGTAGTTGATAATTGGTTTATTGTATGAAAAATAATCCTCTTGTAGAAAATGTATCTCTTATTTCTTCTATTTTAGAAATACAAATATACCAGAAGGTGAAATGTTACATTATGACATACCTAATAATATAAAATTATTAACCCATATAAAAAATGATAATCATATAGTGATTGAATGGATCAGGTAACCATTAAACAACTATTATTTGATTTGGACTAAATACTATATAATCATTGTATTCACTACCATCTGGAAGTATAACCCTCATAACCCATACCCTTTAACTGACCAATACCATACTTCTCATACTCAGGCCACCCTGCAGGATTGTTTATAGTGATCTTTCTCTTCATGATATACTTTGACCCCTGACCACCATGTTCACCTCTCTTAATCGAATCTATTGAGTCTGTGAACCAAATTATCCCCTGTATACTCTTTGCTAAACTAAATCTACTAAACTTCTCATTTGTACCATGATAAACTATATACTCATTATCACTGATCTTACCTGACTTCTCTGTATCACCCTATGGCATTGATTCATTAATCTTTACACCATTTACACTCTCGAATATCCTTACTAAATCCCATCTCTTATTTGTCATATTCATAAATACTGTATTTAGGCAGGTTTTTTTATAATAAAAAATGTAACTAAAATTAGTTATTTTACGTATAATAAACTATGGAAATAAAACCAACATACGTAACCTTTGAGCAAGCTAAATTGCTTAAAGAGAAACGATTTAATATACCTTGTTTCTATTATTATGAAAACGGTAAATTGATAGAACCTTATTTTAAAAATGGAAGTTCTACTGATACTGGATTTAGAGTTGATTTATTAGATTTATTAGAGCATTTTAATAAGCACTCTAAAAGAGTATCAGCACCCGAACAATGGCAAGTAGTTGAATGGTTAAGAGTTAAACATGGTATTTGGATTGTTATCATACCGACAATAACTTCTGATTGGACTTTTAAAACAGTTCGGGTTATTAGTGAAGTTGATAATGATGTGATACTTGGTTTAAAGTCTGTATCTGACTTACCCCCCCCCCAAAGATGTTCATGGGTATGATTATTCTACTCCACAACAAGCCTACTCAGCAGCATTTGATTACATTTTAAATAATATCCCCCTGTAAATCAAAAATTTCCTGAAAAAAAATTTGAAATCCACTTATAAAAAACCCTTTTTACCTATTAGGATTTTTTTATAAAAAATTATAAAATTATCAGGAGATGTTTTTAAATTCCAGAAAAAAATTTCACATGTAAGACCGCGCCACCCGTAGGGGTGGGGTTCC